GAAAGAGTGTCAAAATCAAACTGGACAGAAACGATTGTTGGTTCTTTGAGCCCTTTTAGTTTTGTATTTAACAATTCTGCCTGGTCTGTCGTTAATTTTACTTGCCCATCTTCAACATTAATCTTAATTAACTCTCCATTTTTATCGACTAAATTAAGAGACTTAACAAGCGCATCTGCTTGTTCCTGTGTTAATTTCAATTTTCCAGTCGCAGAATTATATATCGTCTCTAATGCATTATATTGACTAGCATTATTTTGTGCAGCAGCGTTTGCTTTATTTAGTGCTGCCTCAGCGTTTTCAACATTTTTCTGTATGGTCTTCCACTCTTCGCCGTCCAAACTCTTCCCACTTCTAATATATTCATCTTGCGCTTTAACCGCTTTCTCTAGTTCAACTGTTGCTTTATTAACCTCTTTATCGAATTTATTTGTAGTTAAATCAGAAAGAACGTCGCTCCATGTTGCATCATATTTTGCAAATTCGGTAAGCATCGCTACAACGGCTTCTTTAGTAACTCCAACTTCGCCACGAGCTTTTGCCAATTGATTAATTTTATCTACGAAATCATCTATTGTTTCAACGCCTTCACCTAAGTCAAAGTTACCATTCTCGTCACTTGCAGTAAAAGCACCTGCTTCCTTAGCATCATCAACAAAAGATTGAATGTTCTCTTGTGTAATACTAAATTCTCCATCTTTTATTGTGAACCAGTCAGCGAACAATGGATTTTTATCAATATAATCGTGAATTGCAACCATTCGATCATTGAAGTTATCTAAGTCCTCATATACAGAAGGCGGCACCATTGCCTCAACTGCTGCTTGAAACGCTTCAGTACCAACTTGTCCAGTCTTAAATCCGTCATTGAGAGTATTAAGCATTTCAATCATGGAATCGCCATATGTTAACTTAGAATCAAGATTTTTTGCTTTTTCAAAGTTTTCATATGCATTAGTTGCTCCTGATAATTGAATTTCGAGAAGTGCATATTCTCGTTGAGTTTGCCTTAAAGCTGTTAATTGAGAACGCAATACATCAACTGATTTTTTTGTAGCATTTGTAACATGCCCAATTGCTTTATATTCTTTCCCCATCACCGCAACAACTTGTTGCAATTGCTTAACAGTATTACGATATCGTAACTGTGTTTGAGCTTTAGCCGCTTGAACCGTGGCCTTCTTTTCTTCTTTCTTTTGAGCTACTAATTTTCTAAGTAGGGCTGCATTCTTTACAAGTAATGGATTTGATTCATCAAAAACATCATTTAACTCTTCTTGGCTAAATCCAAGACTAGTTATGGAGTCTTTATAATCCTGTGTTACAGTTGTATTATCAGCCACGATTTCATCGGTTTGACTTAAAACTTCATTAAATTTATCTATTGCATCTTTAAGATCAAAATAAGGTTTAATCGATAAAGTACCTGGTAGTATTATTTGCTTATCAATTTCTGCCTCTACATCATCGAATGATTTAATACCACTATTGTCAACTTTATTCCAATCAATTTCATAAAATTTTTGTACTTTGGTCGCAGGTAATGTATTAAGCCAATCTTGTAGTTCTGTCTCATTTTTGCCAACCATTTCTGCGACTTGCGATTTAGTTTCTTTTGCCTTAGTATTTGTTTCTAATTCATCGTTTACAAATTCAATACCAAAAGAGACTTGTAAGGATTCTTTTGTAACTCCATACTCATTTTTTTCTCCACCAATAGCATCCCAAAAGGCATCAAGCATTTTTTGTTTCTGTTCCTTATATTGGCTCCAATTAATATTCGTATCTAAATTATAAAATTGGTCTAAGAAATCCTGCCCAGTAAATTGTTTATCGTTAAAATCAATCTTAACGTCTCCGTTGGACAAGTCTTTAATCATCTTAATAATATTATCACGATTAGCGGTTGCTTCTGCTTTAGTTTTGTTAGAATCAGTTTTAAATTGTTCACCGTTTTTAATCCAATCTGTAACAAATTTTTTACTTGCATCATTTAATTGATCATAATACTGCCCAGCTTTTGAACCTTGTGGAACAAGAAGGAAACTATCAACCAACCCATCTTGAGCTTCTTTTACATCTTCAGCAGATGATTCAATAGCCTGCATGATTTCACTAAAAGTATCATCTAATATGACTTTATACTCATCGCCAAATTTGTCTGTATTTTGCTCAATTTGATCGGCGTAATCAGAAATAAATCTCATAACATCATACTCGTTTGTACCTTGAACCCAATATTTCTGTAGATCAGCAGTTGTATGTTCTATTCCAACTTTATTCAAAATGTATTCCATAAATTCTTGATTTGTTACTGGGTTCAAATCAAGATCACGTCCACTTGTTTCCGCATCAGCCTTCGCATCTTTGAAAAATTTCTTGTGTAAAACAGAATATAGCTGTTTCGTTGTATCTCGTGTGACCTTATTGTCATTTACAACAGCATCGACATTATTATTCCTATTATTTTCAACAATTTTATCAAATGCATCATCAGATAATAGTTCATCTGCATCTTTTCGTGCTTTATACTTTTGCAGTTCGATTAATTGAGATAACACATTAGCCTGATTACCAATGGCCTTTGTTGCGCTATCATAACCTCTAGCAAGAGATGGCTGAATACCAACAATCTGCTCACAAATAGATTTATAGCGTTCATACTGATCAGATGTTAAAGATATATTGTTACCATATTGGTCTACACCTTGTGTCAACACCTTAAATTCATCTGCAAGAGTAGCATATAGACTAGTATCACTTGAGGTGGTAAGTGTTTTTAAATTACTGTCAAAAGTTTTCTTAGCATCTTCATACGTACTCTTAAGTGACTCAACTTCTTTTTTAATATTTTCGGCACGATGAATAACATTTTTATCTAAAGCATCAAACCCTTTACTAAGAAGCCATGTTACAGCTTTTACTGCTACCATTACAAGTGCGGCTTTGCCAAAGGCAACACCAAGGACTTTAATTGCAGAACCTGCTTTGGCGGCTCCACCTGCTAATTTGGCAAAAAGTCCAATACCTGTACTGACCCCTCCGTTATCGGCCCCAGCTCCACTTATTGCTTGTTCTCTATTAGCAGCAGCATTATCTCTACTTGTATCTGATTCTAATTTGTCAGCGTTAGCAGCATTTGCCACTGAAATTGCTTCATTATCCTTAGCTTTGGCTACTTCATTGGATGCTTCTGCTTGTACCTGATTAGTAGTTGCATTAGCAATATTTCCAGCGGATTCTTCTGCGTCTGCTTGGGTTGCTATTTCTGTTGCGGCAGCTTCTTCTGTTTTTGTCGCTGCTGCATTTTTGCTATCATTGATGTATTCAACTACTGTTTTTCTGAAATCTTTTGCACTAACATTAGTATCATCAAAAACATCTTTCAACCCTTTTACTGCAAGCTTATATGCAGTAAATGCACCGGCTAAAGTTGGTATTATACCAACAGTATCAGCAAATTTAACGAATGCAGTTCCAAGATTGACAATGAATTTCACAACATCTGTATCGATAAAATTCGACCACATAGTTTGCACAGAGTTGTTAAATATGTCAATACGACCTTGAATAGAGTCTAGATATTTTTCGTTTTCTTTGTATGCGCTGCCTTCAGAATCTAAAGATGTTTGAATAACATCTTCTACTGTATCGAAATTCTTAATAATGGCGGATAAAACATTTCTTTAATATTTCATAAGAGTCGCAAGTTCTTATGTGTTAATGTAATATTTCTCCTTTGTTAAATTTTTCTACAAATATATTCCATTGTTCTTCGTTATTAATATCACCATACATTTGATGAAATTTCATATGTAAATTTTTCTCGACGCAAATTCCAAGAGGATATTTATCATGATATTGTATAAATAAATCGGCAAGGTCTTTTAGTTCATCGCTTGTATAATCCTCAAAATTATCTTTTAATTTTATGCTATGTTCTGTTATAAAATTTTTAAAAATAATATTGAAACTTACAATGTGATGTATATCAAAATTTTTACTACCAGTTAAAACACATTGAAAATTACAATTCTCAATTGATTGTTTCTTCCACTGATATATTTGACCTCTTAAAAATTTATTTAAATTTTCATAATGATTCTTTTCCTTATCTTGTCTAAATAAACCAATTTCGCAACGCATAGCCTTAATAGCACGTCTCGTTCTCTTCAACGCTATTGCAATTTCTTCATCAGACATATATTGCCAATTTAATTTAATAAAAACTATGTCATTATCAGAATATAATTGTTGCTGTCTAGTATAAGAAATTAATGACAATTTCTTTGCTTTTAAAGTAATAGCATCATATGTTCTTTTGGGAAGTAATTTCATAATATCAGGAACCGACATTATTGAATAATTGTTCTTTAAAATCTCTATTTCTTCATCAGTCCATTTACTTCGATTTTTAATCATATTTTTATAATATTCTGATTTAACAAGCTTGTCTCTATTGCAATAATTTGCTGAAATTCCTCTTTTATAACATATATTATATATTTGGTCTTTAGTTAAATTCGGAAATCTAGCAAAAATACTATCCCAATCACCAATAGGATAATATTTTCTTAAAAATTCAATATCTTCATCTGTATATTTATTTCTCATTTGTTTACACCAATTACATTAACAACTTACATTTTCATGTAAGAATTGACTATTTCTTCACCTTCGGCATTATCCGTTAAGGGCATACCTTTTCCATTGCCATAAGCTTGCAATGTACGAGCTGACATAGCTCTAGTCGATGAACCTTCTCCATATGTAAAACACTTAGGAGCTTGGCTGCATGAACACCCAATCTTTTCGTTGTAAAACCTTCATAATCTAGTTTCCTGATTATTGTGGTGAAAAGCTCTAAGGGATTACCTGCAATTAAATATATTCACTTATGCACATTTCTGTGCATTCAGGCAATTCGTTTGTTTTGCCTGCCTTTTTCCACCCATTAGTTCTAGAGCTGCAGCACGGTTGACATCTGTCATATCATCCCATGCTTTTGACATTTCTCTTAAAATTTCGGTAGTATTTTTAAATGTGTCCTTGTCAAGCATTATGTCAACCTTGCCACCAGTTAAAGCTAATAGCTTCGCCTGTAGTTCGGAAACACTATCGCACATTCCGTCTACTTCTTCTCCGGCATCTTCAAGATCTGCCTTGGCACCACGTAGACGTAGCGACAAAGTTTTCATTGCTGTACCGACAGTTTCGGGATTTTGCACAACACTATTGGCTGCAGTAATCAATGCAATGGACTCATCAATCGTATTGCCAGACTCATACAATGCACTGGCGGAACGCTGTAATGCTTCACCGATTCCCGTACTAGAGATCGCAAAATTGTTCAATCTGTTACTTTTATGACCACATTTTGTGGCGGGTAGGTCTTTCGGCCTACCTCTCACGTTTCATTATTAGATTATAGTGTGAGTTCAGACTGTATATTACATCCTCCATAATAAGTAGGATGGATAACTTCAATACGCATATTACTATGCGCATCCCGCAGTCGTTAAGGATAAATAATATTCATATATAACATTTTTAATCTCATTAATTGACATAGTATATGGGATTCGTAATATTGGAATATTGTTGGATTTACAATAATTATTTTTTATATTATCTCTAATTTTAGTTTTTTCAAAGCCCTCGATGCCTCCGAAAAAATCAATTGGTTCAAAATGTTGTTTCCCATCGTACTCAATAATTCCAATTACTTTATTATTATATAAAATCGCAAAATCGAATCTTAAAACATATGTATATTTACAATCATTAAATACATATTGTGGATCAAAATTTATATTAAATTCTTTTAATATATTAGCAATATACTCTTCCCCAGACGACTGTATCCGACAACCGCATGAAGTAATATGACCATTATTAATCTTTGCTGGAAGAGCTATAAAATTATTACCACATACCCCACATTTACAATTCCACATCCATTGTCCCTTATCGTTCATATGATCTTGTTTTATAAATTCAATACCATAATCAGAAATAACTCCTGTCCAATCTTTCGTGTTTGATTCAGATGTTCTACTAGACTGTAAACATCCACAAGACTGCGTATGACCAAAAACAATATCTGCCTTTAACCCAATATAATCATTCCCACAATCACACTTACATACAGCTTTCGAACCATTTTCTTCCCATATTATATCTACAATTGTTAAACGACCATATTTTTCTCCTGTGTTATTAATTCTATTTTTTTCTATTTTATTTTTTCTAGCTTCGCATCCACATGATGGGCATTTACTAGACTTTAAATAATCCGATAAAACATCTACGGTATTTCCACAATCGCACAGACATGTCCACATTGTTCTTGGCTTACTAGTCAATACTTTATTTAGGGCCCTTTTTAGAACAGTCAATTTCCCAAACTTTTCACCTGTTAAATCTTTAAAATTCATAATATACCTCCTTTCATTAATTTTGTATTGTTATATGAATATTAAGTCTTTCCTAGGTCTTAACCATCTCTGGCCTTTAACCTATATAGTTATCTAGGGGCAATATTTTACCCACTTCGTTAAATCTATCAACGATTCCAATTGCATCATTTGCTTCGATTCCAAAAGCCTTCATCGTCGAGATAATACTCTCAGATGCATCGGAGACACTATTAATACCATCTCCAACGTTCTTATATATACTTGCAGCCTTTGCAAGATCAGTCGCTTCTGTTATACTATATCCAAGTCTTGCAAAATCAGCAGTTGCATTTGTAAAGTCAACAATTGTTGATCCTATTTCAGAACTTGCCTGAGATGCCGTTTGTAAGAATCTTTTATATGTTGCATCAGTTTCATCAGTAACTTTTTTAAGTTCTGTAAGAGCAGTATCAATTTCTTTAACATACTGTATACCCTGCTTGACTTGCCCCATAACTCTAGACAGACCGCCCATAGACACCATATATGTTAAAATTTCTTTGGACTTTTTCTTGATAGAATCAAATGCACTCTTAAATAAACTAGTAGATTCTTTTGCCTTTCCTGCTACATTAACAATTTTTGTACCAGTTGAATCCAAAACAGCAGTAAATTCAGTAAATGTTCCGTCCGCATTTTTTACCGTATATGACAGCGTAGTAACTTCGGTATTAAATTTTCCAACTTCTGCTGTACCATTAGAAAATAAATTGACCGCATTCTGCAGTTCTTGCCTTCTGACCCCTTCATCGGCCATATTAGTTCCAGATACAATTTCATATGGATCTCCAACGCCTTGTTCTTGAAGTTTTCTGGAAGATTTAATTATATTATCTAGTGCTACATATGCTCGGTTATATTGGTCTGTCAATTGTGCAAATTCTTGTTTTTGTTCGGCGGTTGGATCTATGCCAACAAACTCTTTTTGTTTGTCAACCAATCTTTGATAGGATGTTTCTAATGCGGATAGCGCAGATTGTATAGTTGCAGAATCTGTAAATTCAGCACCACTTGCAACACCTGATAATTGAATATATTTTTTTTCAAGATTTTTAACCTGACCTGCGCCATATGCTTTCTGAGCATCTTCTTTTTGTTTTTGTTCTGCTTGCATTTTTTGTGCATAAGCCTGAGCTTCTTTTTGCAATTCTGCTTCTGCTTGTTTTAGGCCATTAATTTCTTCTTGTGTTAAAGCTTCTCGTTTCTTTTTATATTCCTCTATAACACTGACAATTGCAAGATACTTTTTTCTAATTTCCTCAAGTTCTGGGGTCATTTTTGTTGGATCAATTTTAAGAGATTTATAAATTTCCGTTGCAGATTTTCCAACTGAATTTAATGTACCAGTATCCTTACGTTTTTGTCCTTCCAGTATTAGTTTTTCTTGTTCTTGTTTTGCCGCTGCAATTGAAGCGGTAAGGGCATCCCAATCGGCCTTCCATGCATCAAGCTCCTCACCATTAGATACAGTTGCAAGACGACTTTCCATTTGTTGAATTTGGTTAGAAAATTTAGCCGTAATCTTATCTGATTGGTCAATAGAATCTGTGTATTTGATAAACTCATCTGCAACAAGATTAAAATTATTACTAAACGCTTCTTGTGCTGCGGCTTCTGCTTGCATCTGTTGTGTTAATTTTTTATTATCACTAAACGCAAGACCGATAGTCTCATTTGCTTCATTAACTTTTACAACAAAGTTTTCATAATTTCCTTCTGCTGTTTTAATATAACCATTAACCTGAACTAATCCATCAGCAAGGGCCTTCATACCTGTAATCTTGCTTTCAGTACCTCTGTCGGAAACAGCACCAAGTGCAATTTCCTTAATTTGGTCATATTGTTTAGAATCTGCTAATCTAGTATTCGCAGAACCAGACGAAAGCTTCCCGGTATTCTTATTATTAGAAGAACCATTTACAAGTTTATCAAGTTTCTGGGAAATGTTATTTAATGGTTCCTTTATACCGGTAAACAGTCCGTCGCCTTTCATAATATCAACTATACTATGAACGCTATCTGAGATATCGGAAAGTAATTTATCACTTTCAGGCAAATTCACTTTAGAAGAAGTATCTTCTGATTGTATATCACTAACATCTTTCGTCTTCTTTGTTTTCTTTTTATCAGTATCTTTTGTTTTATCAATTTCGCTGGTAATCTTGTCAGACATATTAACAAGCTTACCATTAATTAATTCGGATATAGACTGTGATATTGATTCAATATACTCTTTTAGCTTAGTTAAAGAATCAATTTCTTCTGCGACAACAGACGCAACAGTTTCTTTTTCAATAACAAATGCTTGTGTTTTTTCGTCAATTGCATCACGAATTTCACCTATTTTTGCCTTTAAGCTATCGCAATTAGTAATTTCTTGTTCAATGTTTTGGATTAAATTAACGGATTGTACAGTGCCTAGTTCTGTACTAATTGACATGATAGTATCTTTTACCCTAATTACAACATCTTCAAAGCCTTTAAGGGTTTCAATTTCAGAATTAATGTTCGCCTCAACTTGTGATTTTTCATTTTCAAATGCTTGTGTTTTTGAATCAACAGCATCTTTTATTCTTAAAATTATTTGCTCTAGTGACAGTAGTATTTGCTGCTCATTTTGTAGAGTAGAAATATCTCCATCGTTAGTAAGATTTACACCTGTATTATCAAATGTATTCTGTTGATCATTATTAACGACTGGCTTATCAACACTATTGTTATTTTGATCAACTTGCTGTACTCTTAATTCACCAGATGAGAAAATATTAGTTAAATTATTTAACGCCTCATTGATATTCTGCAAAAGTGGTAATATCTCACCAACTAGTTGATCTTGCGCTGTGTTATCAATAACATGATTTTCTTCAGTTGTTCTAGTTGTATCCAATCTTGATTTTAATTCATCTATGATTGGAAGTATATTATTAGCAGCGGAATTATTTACATTAGTAGAAGTAAAATCTTTGAACATTTGTCCAAGATAGCTAATAACATCACTATAATCTACAACTTCTCCGGTATATGCATTTACCGCCGCATCTCCAGATATTGTTTTACAATATGCCTCTTGATAACTATTCACTTGATTCATTGCATCGTACATAACAGAAATAGCGTTTTGGAAATTACGAACCATATCCGTCAGTGAACCATTGTCGATATTTTCTATTCCAAGCATATCAACTCTATTAAAATTACTTATTACTGTACGAATTGCTTCATCTGCATTTTGAACAACTTGTTTTGTATAATATTCTGTAATATTATTTGGATCATACTGGGATTTGTTTCCAAGTTTCGCAACAAAACTATTAAAATAACTCTTATCCCCACTATTAGTATTAAAAGTTAATATAGATTCTTTAAGTTTATCAAGCGATTGTACTGTTGTTTGATTGGTGTTTTGTTGTATTGCATTGACGGCGGAACTAATAGAACTCAGCAAACTCGAAATTTCATTAATAGCCTGTTCTAGCGGGCTTAACGAATTTTGATAATCAATCGTAGTAATAGAATCTTTTGCATTTGAATTTATTTGATCAAAGCCAAGTCCATACTTACCAGAAAAACTATTAAAAATATCATATATAGATCTTTCGCCTTTTTTATATGAGATCGCAGAATCATATAACTGGGTCAGATAACCACCAGTTTGATCTATTGTATCAAAAATCCCAAGTATTTTATGCGCTTGATCCTGTTGACTAGACATGATAGATATCATTTTGTCTATTGCACTGTCATCTAAATATGACATAGATTTTAGGTCACTCTTTGCCAATAACGATCTAAATGCCTGTATTGAATTAGCATCTCCAACTTGATATTTTGAAAAATCAGAGTTCAAAAATTTGCCCCACGCCTGTTCTGAATCTCCATTCGATATATCCTTTGCGAGTTTTGCAGTATCAATTTTCCCAGACACAAAATCTTGTATAATTCTGCCGCTTTTCCCAATATCCTCATCATATGTATCAAAAATCTTTAACATTCTATCGAATGGGGTCGTCACTTGATTAGCAGCATTCCCTAATTCTACAAGAGTAGTCGCCAGCTTCGTAAGATCTGAATCATTCTTGATATCATATTTTTGGAATATATCTCTAGAAATTCCTGCAGAGTCTAATGACTTAAGAAGTATCTGCTCAAATAATTCTGATTGAATATGGCTATCTGATAAACTTTTATTAAAATCATTTCCTAAGTATGTCGTGCCTTTATTTTTATTATATGAAACATAATTCGGATATTCTTTGGCATACATCTCAGAATTTTTCTTTAATGCTGAGGCTAATTTTTTCATCTGCTCCATGCTAACATTAGAAATATCTAACATACGATAAATATCACCAGTTAACATTCCAGATATAGGAACATTTAATTCTTTATTGTGTCTATATGCACCAATATCTCCCGTTGCAAAACTGAAAGAATTGTTCATAATCTTTTCAATCGTTGATTGAATTTGTTGGAACGGATGAGTGTGGACATCACCTATTGTAGATGCTGCTTCAGATAAAAACAACTCGTAAAATTTTGACCAAGGCACACTTCCGCCTTCGCCTTTATTTAATTTAATTTTGCCATTAGAAAAAATAGACCCACTAATTTCTTGACGCTGATGTTTATTGTCAATAATTTGGCTATTAGTATCTTTTTGTATTTTTGCAAACTCTAATAAGTTTTGCTTCATTGCGTCTATTTGCTGCTGCTTAGGATCGACATTGTCTTTATTAATAAAATTATCAACACTAGTTTGTATATTATTTAAAGCTGTTCGAATACTATTAAGAGATTCAGAAGGATTAATTGTATCTATCTTTGATTGAATATTACTAGATTCTGACTTGATTGTATCTGTTGCGGTTTGGATTGCAGTTGTGACATCTGTAAAATCTACAGGCTCTCCATTTCCTACACTTCCAGCATTTGAACTTCCTGTACCTTGCCCTTGGCCGCTTTTTTGTGTGCCTTTTGTCCCTTCTACTTTTAAGCTATTTTCTAATTCTACAATTTTATTATTCATGCTTGATAAAGCATCGTCAACTACCTTGCTTATAGTTTTCGACAAGTCACCGTCAATAATATCGTTGATCTCGTTAATTAAAGTTCCAGATAAAAAACCATTATTATCAACTATAATTTTAGCGTTATCTGGGTCTTCTGACCTATCTTGATCGTTAACCCATCCCTCTATATTAGCGGATAAATCAAAAGATCCAGATTTCATCAATTCTGCAATTGACTCAAGTGTATCTCTAAGTTGTATAGCATATCCTAAAGCTTTTGAATAAATTAAAGGATATTCTTCGCTAGATGAATCAACTTTACTTAACTCCTGCTTTGCTTTTACATAATTGTTATATAATGCTTTAAACTTATTGAAATTATTAAGATCTTCTTTCGCAAGCCTTTCGTCTTCGTACTCATCCGCATGTTTTTTATCATTACTTGTGTATTTAAATTCTTCTCCTTTTTTAATTTTATAAGATACATCAAGAGCAGTAGAATTGTCTTCATTAAACTCTTTTAAAATACGTTTGCGCTCTTCTAATAACTCTTTCTGCTTTTCTAATTCCTTAATTTGCTTCTTAATTGCAGCAGTCATAGAGTTACCGCTTCCAGATCCTTCGCTGCCATTACCTCCAGACAATGGATTTGGATTATTTTTAACTGTATTAACAAAATCCAGCCAATCAACCTTAAAATCTTTGAGGGCATCGCTCAAAACATCAAGTTTATCAATAGAACCTTTTTGTCCAGCAAAATTAAGATCTATTTTCGGCTTTTGACCCATTAATGAATATAAAGATTTAATGTCTTCTCCGACTTCTCTAATTTCACTTATTTTAATGGTCTTTTGTCCTTTAAGCCCATCAATTTTTTTCTGAATATTTGCAATGATGCCGGGTAATTGTTCGGCGGTTTTAAGTGTTTCCGCAATTTGACTTTGAAGAGTAGAATTTAAAGCCGCTCCACCTTGTTCGCCAAACAATTCATCAAATTTAATTGGATTTATATTTTTAAGCTCTAAAATCTTTTGCTCAATATCACCCAGATATGATACTAAATTTTGAAAAACCTCAAACGAGCCACCAGATTTTTCAAAACTTGCAAGAATTTTTTTCATTTGCTCGGTAACGCCTTTAACTTGAGCAACAGCTCCTTGCTTATCAACGTCCAGACTAAGTTGAATCGCTACCTTCTTTACTTTATCAGCCATAATTATATCACCACCATATTAATTAAAAATATTTTGCTACCATATTCCATAATTCTTCCTGCACGTATGACTGAACTTTAGGTTCTATCTCTTTATTTACAAATTCCTCCATTAATTGTAATGGCTTTACGCTGCCTTGATATGGATTATATGTATATGTTCTTTTTGGCTTACCATCTTCTGAGATATCTTGCCCAATATCGGTAATAGGGTGTAATCCCTGTAAAAAGTTATTCAATATCCAAGATGATCTAGGCATTCCGTTAGCTGTATCACGTGTATAAAATGTCGGTTCACTTCTTGTATACCATACTTCTCCCTCTTGGTGATAATATGAATTACTTTCATACATTCCATCCAGTCTACGAGAATCATATTCAATTCCAACTTCTAATTCAAGAAATTCTCCACTTGATATCGTTTTTGTATATGGTTTAATGGAGCGTTTTAATGAATACGTTCTTTTATATCTTTTTGGAGAATAATCTGCATAATATTCTTCTAGTGTTTTATTTGCCTTATTGTACATATCTGTTTGCACTTTTTGTCCAACATTTCTGACAACATCATTGGATACACTCACAGCATTATTAATTACATCATTAAATACTTGTTCTAAATTTTTAACTCCATTAGCCATATTCTCTCACCTTACTTAAATTTTTCTAATAAAGATTGGATATCATCTAAATTAATATCAGACAAATCCAAATTCATTGATTCCACTTTCGTTTTTAAAGTATCTGCTAGGCTATTAAGATTTTTAGACAAGCTTTCAACTAATGCACCAAATTTATAACCAAGCGCATTGTCAGCTAAAATATAATTACACTGCATATCAAGCAACATCATGACAGCCTTGTATTCATCCTTAAAACTATCTACAATCATATTCAGCAATCCGCTCTTACAAAGCCCATCATAATCAGCTTCAACATCATCAGATAGCTCGATATTCGTATATGCGGCAATGCTAAACATAACCAAATATACATATTTATCAATTTCATCAAATTTATACATACTATTTTCATAAATAATAGATGCATCAATAATTTTAGATATTAAATCTTTCTTTTCTTGCAGAGGCAAATATTCTTTAACCTCTAACATCTTCTTAACAAAATTTGTAACTGCATTTGCATCAGTTCTGCTATATAACTTTCCCTTATTCTCATTCATAATCTGTTCAAATTCTTTGATTTTCATAAAAACTCCTCCTAAAATATTTATTTAATACGGCATGAGCCGTTAGATTTCAATGTCAATATCATTATTTTTTATACAATGGAATGCAGCATTGATGCAGCACGATTCCATCTCATCTTCATATCTGTCTATGCCAAATTCTTTTTTTGCATATTCAATACTTTGTTTTTTAAGTTCTTCCTGCTTAACCTTTGGGCCTTGCCTGAAATGCAACGCTGCTCTCCATGCCGTAGGGGTAACAACTCTAAATTCAATATTCATTGCATAACACATACCAATAATTGCACCCTGTAGTTGGCACAGAATTTTATAAGTCAATCCATTGCCGCCCTGCATTTGTGTGTCTTCAATTACCACAATCTCTGGGCGCTCTTTTTCAATAGTTTTATATATATCTTCATACATTTCTTTAAATCTACTATGTAAATCTTTATTTTTGTGCTTATCTATTAAGCCACTATGGTCATATTTACCATCGACGAACACGGAAAATCCAGTTCTAGTCGTACTTTGATCCAATGCGATAATTTTCATCCTTTTAACCTCTTTCCATAAAAAAGGAGGAGCCTTTCGACTCCTCCATATTTTTTACTGTTTCTTGACTAGTCCAATAAGCTCAGACACAGCGGAACTGCCACCCATTAGAGTAAGGGCAGTAATAATAGTGCCAAGCACACCAGTCTGTTCAATAGCACCTAGAGCCACAAGTAGGTCTAGATGATAATTAAAAGATAGCGCAAATGCGAATAGCGCAGAAACGGCAATAGTAATATACTTGCCATACTTAACGCCTTCCCACATTGGCTTGAATCTATCAATGATATACCACATCACAATAGATAGCATAATAATAACTTGCATCATTTCCATATAAATTCCTCCTTAACCATATAGAGCATCCACTCTAGCCTGTACAGCGGTATAATCATATCCAGCGGCTTCAAGACGGTTCTTACGGTCAGAACCATTGCCCCATTCACCACGATATACTTCTAGTGCAAGCTCGTCCAAAGACTTGCCTGGAGTTACAACCGTGCCAGTACCAGGAATGTGAATTTCTTGCCCAACATAAATAACATTAGGATTAGAAATACCATTATAAGAAGCTAGTTCCTGATAGGTCACGCCATACTGTGCGGCAATACCAGAAAGAGTGTCGCCAGATTTAACCACATAAACAGTTTCCTGCTTCACAGGTTCTGGAGTAGGAGTGGGTTCTGGAGCGGGCGCAGGAGCAGGGGTTTCAGCAGTAAATCCATTCTTGCCAGCCTCCTTGATGAGTGCGGGATAGTCAAGATAAGAAATATTCATATCTACACCACCAGCAATACCCTTCACAGTGCCAGAGCTAGAATACTGCCAAATACCGTACTCTTTTCCATACTGACATTCAGAATTATACTGAGCAACCCATCTTGCCTTAGTGTCATACCAAGCATCAGTTAGATAATTTTCATTCCAGTATAGATTTGCATAAATACCAACCCAATAACCTGCATCTTCAAGAGTGCCCACAAACTTTTTAGACATCTGTAGAATAAGGTCTTTGCTGCACTGACCAGTAGTCTTGGCATCTTCCAAATCATAATAGATAGGATACTCAAGCTTATGACCCTTTATAAGTCTCAGCACATGAGCAGCCTCAGAAGCAGCCTTTTCTACTGTGTTGGCGTAACTAAATAGATACACACCATAAGGCATGCCAACTCTCTCGCATTCCACAGCATTTCTCTCAAACCATTCATCATCTTGGTCTGCTAAATCCATACCGTAGCCACAGCGAAGAATTGCAAAATCGATTCCGTCAGCCTTGACAGCATCCCAATCAATTTGTCCTTGCCATGCGCTAACGTCAATACCTTTAAGTTCTTTCATAATAATTCACTCCTTTATATATTCTTTATTTTGATGTTAAATTAGTACAACATATCAGCCATTGACTACCATCAAAAACCTTTAGTGTTGCGTCACATTGTGTCCAATTTGCAGTTACCGTAACATTTCCAATCGTTCTCTCAGATAATTTAGCATACAAATCATCAACGTCCGTGAACGTAGCATTTGCACCCGGATTAATACCAGTAACCGCACCTCCATTTATCGTCCATCCAGCAAATTTATACCCAGCTTTGGTCGGAGCGCTAAACATAACGCCATACAACACATTATACGTTGACGGATTGTTTGTATTATTCGTACCTCCATTCAGGTCGTATGTGATGGTATAATTGATTGGAAAATAATCATACTCCACACTCACATTGCTCGCAGGCTGTGTAAAGGAATCTCCAAATGAATATGCCGCCCAGGTTCCAGATATACCGGATTCCCACTGTTTTAGCATAAATCCACTCGGAGTCTCCATGCCGTCACTCTTGACAGGCGTTACGGTATCTCCTGATTTAAAGCTGTTTGCAAAATTGGTATATCCCAACTCATAAGAACTCTTATTACTGTTATTACCTTCCTTATTTTTGAAACCCAATGCCCGGCTACTGACTCTATTTGTATAAGCGCCATGTTTCCACTGGGCGTACAAAGTGATATTCTTCGTATAAGTCCATGTCCAGGACTTTCCGCTTTCATAGACACCAGCACTGGTCAGGCTCCATGCATTACCAGTTCCATCCGCCTTTTCATTCCATCCATTAAAAGCATATCCGTCTTTTGTGAAAACATTTTTCCTAGTTATAAAAGCAGAGTTATAGATTGCAGTACTATTCGCCATTGTACCGATGCCGCCATTGGCATTATAAGTTACAGTATAAGATGTAGTCGTATAGGTTAACTCGCCCAAAATATAATTTGCCATATTTCTTGAAGCTAGCCATATGCCCGTATACGTCGTATCACCTACTGCGGCACTGGAACTTGAGTAAGGAAAAATGCCAATGTAATAAGTTTTTCCCGCAACAAACGTATAATTAAACTTAGCGTAAATCCAAGAACTCGTTGTCCCTGTAACTTGTTTCGTACAGGCCTTATCACTATAAAAATATGAAGAGGCCAAAATACTTGCAGAAGATGCCCAGACATCTGCATCAGATGTAACGTTGCTCGTTGTTAAATGACATTTCATATAAGACAACGTAGCAGTACCGACTGGTAAAAATCCAATTACTAAAGATGTTGCATTAGTATTAGATGGAATCGTAAAAGTTAATCTACTACGATAATTTTTCCCGCTATCCCTACCTACGTAAAAGCTATTGTTATCACTGTTTGAAACATTATATGTTGTTTTATTGGTCCACGCATCACCAAGGCCCCATTCGGTATTAAATGTTAAACTAGTAGTTGCCATATGATCACCTCAATCATGCAGTTCTTTTCCAAATATATACAACAAGATACGGGGGCATATTGTTGTGAGCAGCTCCGCCACCGGTATGTATCACCGTGGATGAGTCCGTCCAACCAGCAGTTTTACTGGCAAAACCGCTGATAGCGGTTCTGGTCATGCCATAACTGTCAGTGCCTCCCACCACAGCCACAGCATGTCCGTGGTCTGGCATCTCGCTCACAGTCAGCTTGTGGGTCGCTTCGCCGCCAGTTGCACCACCAGTATAAGTAATACCAGCAGCCAGCAGGAATCTATCTTTAATTTGTTCCCATGTGCCGCCAAACAAAGTTGAAGGATCTACAGCCGTCACAGACATATAAATACTTCCAACAGGATAAACCATATCAAGAACTGTATTAGTGCCAGTTTGGAAAAATAACTGTCCTTTTGTTGGATTTGATGGCAACATATCTCCATAATCTGTATTTTCAGTTAATTTAATACCTTTAGTAGTAACAGCACCAGTCATTGTGCCACCAGCAGTTGGCAAATAAGCATGGGTATGTGTTGATGCAGCCTTATTATTCAACTGTGTCTGAATAGCACTAGTTACACCTTTTGTATAATTTAATTCAGTGGCGCTTGCAGTAACACCGAAAGAACTAAGAGAATAAGTAGTATTTGTGTCCTTATAATAAGGAACGCCGCTAATTATTGGGCATGCAGTTAGCCCAGTTGTGGAAGTAACTGTTGAAGTAGTTTTTACACCACCAAGAGTTGAACTAGCAGTAGGTAATGAATAGTTATTAGCCCCATCGGCTATACCATTGAGTTTGACCTTATCTGCTACAGACATCAACCCAGGATTTCCAGTTGTACCTACAGCACTATAGGTTGTATTATTATCAGCACCCCAAGTTGCCGTACCATCAGCAGACCATCTTAAAATTTGGCCAGATGAACCACCAGAAGGAATGTGTTTATTCCCAGAAGTTGTTGGATGCGTATAGACAGTATTATTATCTTTTGCAACTCCAACTAGCTCCCATTGAGTTCCATTATAAACAAAATCAACGACGGCACCAGCCTGCCAATATTGAGATGAAGCTAAAGCGGCACCATGCCAATAAATAGCTTTTGCTCCAGTACTTGCAACATTTAACGTTGGAGCTGAAACAGTATTTGCATATGTAAATTTAACACAGATTCTAACACCATTTTCTAACATAAAAGTGGAACTTCCATCCGCAATAGAAGCAACCTTTGCTGCAGTTGCTGCAGCAGTAGAACAAGTTGCATATCTAGGAGATCCTACAATTTGATGTTCGGTATTAGAAACATTCACTTTAGAAATTGACACTTTTTTTCCTCCTTTTTTCTAAGAAATTAAAAAATGTGGGGTAAGTTTCCATACCCCACATTTTCCTTTGATTACTGAGGCTGACCAGTAGAACCAGTCTTCTGAGTCCACTTCTGAGCAGCAGCAGAGCCATTCTGTAGGTCTGCAGAGGTAGAACCAATCGTAACGTCAGAAACAACAGGAACAGCACCTGTAACATTAGTGTTGTTGTTGGTAAGAGTAATTGCAGGAGCGGCAACAGTAACACCAGTAAGAGCAGTGACATTATCGTCTGCAGCAGGAGCAACTCCAATAGCAGAAACACCTGTTGCAACGGTAATATCGCCAGTAGTACCAGAAGCAATCTTAATTGTGGGCTGTGCAGTAACCTTAACACCAGTTAAGACATTTGCAGTCGTAGGAGTACCAAGCCCAGTAATTGCAGGAACTGTGGCAGCGTCATCAACTGCAACAGTAATAGCATTCATTCCAGTTGCAACAGCAGAACCAGTACCCTGAGCGGATAGAGTACCAGTAGCAACAGTAACATCAGAAGCACTAACAGAAGAAGCGCTAATTGCTGTACCTAGAGTAGTGTTTGTAGCAGTAACCTCATCAAATGTAGGCAGAGTAACAGCGGTAGGCGTATTCGCAGCCCAGGTAAAGCTTAAAACACCATTTGTTACACTAGCAGACCAAGAGGCGGCTGTACCAGCAGTCTTGCTACCACTGGTCTTAAGATGAGATGCTTTTACAGATGTATTGGCGGTTACATTTGGAATATTCTTATTAGTAACCGTAACCTTGGAAGCCGTACCAGTAACCATCTTGCTAGTAGTCGCACCACCACCAGAAACCTTAAATGTTGCACCTTCACCTAAAGCACCAGAGGTACTAGGAGTGCCAAGGCTAGTAATGGCTGCAGCGGTGCCGATACCTGCTACAGTAGTTCCTGTAGCAGTAGCCTTGATCTTAGTAGTAGTTGCTGTACCGCCAGAAACATTAAATGTGGTATTTGCACCAAGTACGGCATCGGTTCTAGGAGTTACAGCACCAGCAGTAGCAGTAGCGGTTAGATACTTCTGGGTTTTGCTTACTGTAGGCACGGTAACGCTACCAGTAACAGTAGATGCCGCATTAGTACCAGTAACGGTTACGGCATGAGTGTGCTTAGAAGAAGCAGCGTCATGTACATCACCTAGCTTTTCCCAAGCAGTGGGATCAGCTTCGCTAATGTCCTTAATACAAACATACTCAGCATTAGTGGCAGTAGAAAGCCACACATCACCCTTATGTGCATCAGTAAGTGCTAGGATGGCAGCATCTGTAGTCTGGGTTCCCTGAAATACGAGTGCTGCAGATAAGCCTAGTTCTTCTGCACTGTGAATAGCCTTGGCATCATGAATTTCATAAGGAGTTGCAACTCCAGGAATTTGAATAGAAGTAATAATATTTTCAGAATGAGCAATAGGTTCAAAACGTGCCATAATTATATCTCCTTTATTTTGTAAAAATTAATGTTTTAGTTGCGCTGTTTACTTCAACGCCAACTTTTTTATCTAATTCAGTTTTAATTGCCTTTTGAGTCATTGTGCCGTCTTCGGCGGACCCAGTTGTGGCATATAATTTAGTTAATCCAGTTACAGTATCTGTACCTAGTGAATATGTGGTATCTGTATCTTGAGTTTTAAAAGTGTGGATTGAACCATCACCTTTAATATAAGTAACGGTTGTACCATCAACCGATAATCCTATGATGGTCTCACTATAATTTTCATCTACATAAGTTTTAGTAGCAAAATTACTATCGTTTTCTAAATCGCTGGTGGCTATGGTTATGTCACCGGTTTTGCCGTTTATTGAGGTTACGATAGGAGTTAAAATTTGTAATTTGTCGGTAGGCATTTATTACATTCCTCCTTATTTTAAATATTATTTATACTTTCCAATTGCCATATAATCGACTACGATTGTGACTCCAGATACCGCTTCTCCGATTCTATGTAAACCAATCGTCCCGTCCGCTCTATTGTATGTATAAAACGCACAGTCTCCATGGACATTAAACGTGCAAATAGGAGATGATACAAATAAGCCTTCTGGATAGTTAATACCAATTCCTACTCCAGCATCTGCATCTGCATTAAAACTTACTGTCATAGAAAAGCTTCCCCACAATATAGCGACACCATTCCGCATCTTAATATATGAGCGACCGTTTTCTTCTGTGAGGCTAATGCAGTCATTAATATAAGACAATGTATCAGCGGCAAGCTTTGCTTTTGTTACAATTCCATCTGCAATATCATTCGGAATATTATCGTCAACATATTTCTTATTTGCCACATCTGAATCAGCGGATGGGGCTTTAGATACTATAATCCCATGCATATTATCGCCAATGGTAATATTAGCATTGACGGTGACATCTCCAGTAATCGTACCGCCAGCCTTGTCAAATTTTTTTTCGTTTAATGCTTTGCCTTGCTTTGCAGACAATACCTGCCCACTTGAATTAGTAGAGAGATTATCAGCTATACTTGTCTGTTTAATAAAATTATCATCAGCATATGCTTTTGCAGAAGTTTCTGCATCAGCAATAGTCTTAAACAAACCGGTAGAATCACCACTTCCAGTACCAACAACATCCTGTAATGCTTTTATATCAGTAGTATTTTTACCAATATTGATGGCCATTTCAGCGGCAGCTTCACCATGTGTATCGATATAGTTTTGAATTTCCTTTAAAGTATCAATAGCTTTATCTCCAGTATCAGCGGCGGCAAGAAAAGTGTCTATGCGAAACTTTTCTGTGTTAATGGCGCTTTCTAATGCGGTTTTATCAGCACTTTTTAGATAATCATCTGTAATAACCTTAATTGCAGCAGCATTTGCTTTTTCCGCTTTATCTGCCCTATCTTTTTCATTTGCAATGGCAGTATCCAGGCCAGCTTCTGTATCAGTAGCTCTTTTTATCTCATTAGCAATAGCTGTATTCAAATTACCCTCTGCCCCCGTTGCTCTTGCAACCTCTTCACTTAAGTTTGTAGTTAATATTTTTTCTGCGCCTTTTGCTCTATCTATTTCTTCATTAATCTTCGAACTGAGATCACTTACAGATGAAGAAATTTCAGAATTTAAATTATCAGAAAGCGTATTAATTTTATCGTTTAATGATTTACCTTGATACGCAGAAAGCGGTTTGTTATGTGAAGGATTATCATTGTCTACACTATCAACTATATCACCTTGCAATACAAGGATATCATTTTTTCTCAAATCCTCCGGTAAATCAACCATATAAGTTCCGTTAGTTAGGTTTCCTAGGTTGTAAATTGTTCCATTTACATCAATTGTATTTATGTAAGGCATCTTTTCACCTCCAAATTACAAATTAATTTTGTATTGTTTTATTTCAATTAGCCATTAAGTTCAGTTGCCTCATTTTGGAATTCAGCATCATAGTACCATTTGCCGTTTGCCCTGTTATAATATTTAAGTAAATAAACCATACTTGGTTCTGGAATGCGAATATGGTCTGGCTCGTCAATATAAACGGTGTCATCAATAACTTCGACACACTTTCCACTTTCTAGAATTCGTGCATAATAATAAGCATAATTTGTTGCCATAATCTATTCCTCCTTAAATTTCTTTATATGTGAAATATATAATTATATAAGTGTCTTGACTATTATTCGTTATGTTTAAATCAATAGATTTGGTATTGCTATTTTTAGTAATATTAGATACTTTATTTGATGTTTCTACAGAAAATAATCCATCATTCATTGATACATATTTAGTTACCATATTAGTGCTGTAGTCAGAATTATACACAGCAATAATACATTGAAATTTCGTATAATTATATCTTTCTTCACTACTTAATGGTATAGAACAAGTTTCGTTTGGTTCAACGGTCAAACTGCTCATTCTTGTTTCATAGGCCGGTATATTTTTCTGGCCAATTTTCATCCCGGCATTACTTGCAAACACCTTACCTTTTCTTACATCATTCTCTGTTGCATCAAATACTTTTTCTTCATCCACAACAACTGCCATAATTGGTGTCGTCCCGCCATTATATTGCAACTCGTATGTTTTGGCATTTAATGCACCGCCTACTGGGTTTCCATATATCACCATGTCTTACACCTCCGTAATTGTTGCTTGCATCGTATAGTCTTCGGTAGGCTTATTACCTATTGCATAGACGGTTACAGTTCCGTTATCATTTGCAGTATTAAGTATTGTTCTATTTGTAGCAAGACTATTAAGCTGTTCGCCCGTGGGCTGCAGATCTACCTTGCTATTGGAAGTTGCACCATCAACTATTACTTCTTGAGAATATGGGGACTCTGTTCCAGTCCAATCTGTGGAAGCAAGAGCAACAGATGCAGTTTTTGTTCTAAACTTATTGTCTACATACTTTTTTGTAACAAGATCATTTGCATTTGTTGGAGTCGGAACACTTGAAGTAGTACCTATTGATACCTTTCCGGAGTACCATGCATTACCAGACCAGTCTAGAGTATAGGCATTAGAACGCATACTGCTACTTTGTCCTCGACCATTACCAACAATGTGTGCATATTTTTCAGCAGTGTCTTCTATGTTATACTTACCTTCAACATGCTGATATCGACTACCAGCAATTGTGTAAAATCCTTCTGCATGAGATGCATCAGCAGATGCAATATTATTGGAACCTTCAGCATGTGAACCTAACCCCAATGCTTGTGTAAAGCTTCCTTCAGAATGAGACACTCTGCCAAAAGCAATTGTATTCTGTCCTTCAGAGTGAGAACCTAGACCAATCGCTGCTCCGAAAGCATTATCTTTCCATGCTGCAACAACATCAGCAGATGTACTTGACGCGGTAATGCTATCTGGTGCAAGACTTGAGTGTGAACCCTCTGAGTGAGAATAATCTCCAATTGCCGAGCTACTTCCACCTTCTGCGTGAGACGCACTACCACTAGATTTTGTGCCTGAACCTTCTGCGTGAGAGTATTTGCCATGTGCATATGTATTTGCACCCTCAGAGTGAGAACCAATATTACTAGAAGAAGTGAAATAACCTTCTGCATGCGACCCAATTCCTCCAGAGGTTGTATTTGTACCTTCAGCATGTGCTGATTGCACAGATGCTACACTTGAACTTCCTTCTGCGTGGGAATTTTCACCAGACGCAGTTGTGGCATAACCTTCCGCATGTGAACGCTTCCCACTAGCTGTATTTCCCCCACCTTCTGCTGTTGCTTTTTCACCAACTACAGAACCAGATTTAGCACCTTTTGTGACATAACCATCAAAAGCTACGGAATCTAAATCAGAAGTTTTAACATAATCAGTCAAACATTGATTTATTGAGTCTATTGCCTCACTAACTGCTTTTGAAGTTGGAATTTCAACTTCACTATCATTCAGAATAGTTGATAAAGATGCTCCCATAAGGGTTTCTGCATCTTTTGCGTTGACAAATTCAAGAACACCAACCTTGGTTACTCCATCACCAATTTTAATTTTATTTAAGTCTGTATAGACTATGATTTCACCTTTTAGTGGAGTAAAATTAGTAGCCTTGGCCCAATTTGCACTCGTATCGCTTTTTTGCTGGACACGAGTGGTTAAAGTTTTAACCGCCATTAAATTCCCTCCTTATGAGTATTTATATACTCTCTTGAAAAGGGCATATAAATGCCCATAAGTGACTCAATATCAGTTTCAAAAGAGTGTTATGAGAAGTCCTATCAATTTCAAGGACTTGGGGGAAGTCCATAAGGACTCCCCCATTAAATATTGATTGTGCTTGAGCCACAATCTAAAACTAGTGTGTCATCACTATCTTGTGTCAGTTCATTCACAGAATAAATCGGTTTTGTAGCAGCTTTAGCCCATGGATAGACATCCGATGCAAGAGCACTCGCCCACGGCAAAACTGCGAAGGTATGTGTTCCATCTCCTACTTTGAAAAGAACTGTTGGAGCGGTAGTTGTCGTTCCAGTTGTTACAGCAGGAACATATACAATGCCTAATTCTCCAGACTTGAGCACAAGATTGGCACCCTTTCCAGCAACATCAGTTTTTGACCAATTTTCTAAAGTGTCATATTTGAGCTGGATTCTGCTATTTAGTAAATGCTCCATATCTTCCCTCCTTATGAAAAGTAGGGAGGGATTCCCCTCCCTACAAGAGTTTCAATTAAGCATTACCGCCATTTAGAACTAGTTCATCGCCGTCAGCAACATATAGAGTGCTAACATTAACAGCCTTAACACCGATAACACCATTCTTGGACTCGATAGAAGTGCCATCAACCTTCACTAGACCTAGAGCAGCGGCAGTGGCGGCGGGTAGAGCAACAGACTTATCCTCTCCAATGGTTAGAGCGGTATCACCAACCTTGATGGACTCAATCTTGTTGACCTGAGCTGCATCCCACTGAGCAACCTTATCAGCAGTTACCTTGTTCTCGATAGCAGTAACACGATTAGCTACAGGAGTTACACCATCCTTGACAGCCTTAGCTACAGAGCCAGCAACGGTATCTGCGCCATTTAGCTTTTCAATAGCAGCAGCATTTGCCTTAATACTATTATCCATCGTAACGGCACTATCACTATGGGTGCTAATCCAAGAGGAAATTTCCTTTAGAGTATCGAAGGACTCAGGAGCACCATCAACAACCTTAGCAACCTCTTCATGGGCCATTTCACGAGCAGACTTAGCGTTATCACCCTCAACAGAACCAATTAGAGTATCAATTGCAGTCTTATTAGCAGTGATTAGGCCACGAACCTCAGTATCATTATAGGTAGCAGCGGTCTTAGCATCAGCGATCATCTCGACTACAGTCTTGCCATCAGTAACAGTACCAATCTTGGAATTGATACCAGAGATAGCAGTAGTATTCTCACTAATTAGACCAGCGGCAGTCTTACCATCAGCAATAGTGCCAACCTTACCACTCAGAGTATCAATAGCAGTCTGAGCAGCAACAGCTTTATCATCGGCGGTCTTAGCGGCAGCGGCAGCTTCCTTAACAGTACCAGTATGGTCGGCACCTAGGATGGCAGTCTTTAGAGCAGTATCCTTCTCTTCGGCAGCAGCAATTGCCTCGCTCTTAGCAGTAGAGATAGCGGTAGAAACCTTCTCAACATCAACCTTACCCTCTAGTGCAGTAACTCTAGCAGATATACCGGTGTCACCGGTAACTAGACCATCGGCATAAGCCTTAGCGTCGGTTAGGGCAGAAGTAGCCTTCTCATCTGCGTACTTCTTGGCACCCTTGATGGTGTCAACAGTAGACTTATCTTCGGCAGTACCAACTAGTGCGTTCTTTGCATCGCCAACATCAGACATAGTGGCGACCTTATTTGTAGATGCTTCATAAGCAGTACCAAACTCTAGCTTATCCTGCTTGCCACCTAGAGCAGTGGCTAGACCACTAACCTGATCTTGATTAATAGTAGGAATGTCTTCCTTAGTTAGTTCAGCTAGACCAGTAACTAGACCATTGCTATCAACAGTAACCTTAATGCCAGTGCCAGATTTAGCAGCAGCATTCTTAGGAACAGCAGCATCAGCAGTGGTCTTTACAGCGGCGATAGCCTTAGCATTATCACTGTCGGCAGTCTCAAGAGCAGAAATCTTAGTAGCATAAGCGGTCTGGTCAACATAGTTACCAGCATTCTGCTTTGCATTCCAAGCAGCAATATCATCAGTAGTAATACCAGCAGCAGGACTATCTTCTAGAGTCTTAACACGAGCGGCTAGAGCCGTTAGGTCCGCGGCCTTGGCATAATCGCCAATCTTTAGAGCAGAAATAGCGTCAGTTACATAAGCAACCACGGTAGCCTTCTCGCCTTCGCCACCAATACCAGCAACAATACCCTGTAGTTTAGTGATAGCGGTATTCATTGCAGTAGCATCAGTACCGTGAGTACTAATCCAATCAGAGAGTTCTTTTAGAGTGTCAAAAGATTCAGGAGCACCGTTGACAACTTTAGCTACCTCTTCAGCAGCAATTGTACGGGCAGATTTAGATGTGTCCGTACCCTGTAGAGTGGAGATAGCAGTTTCGTTAGCCTTAATGCGCTTACGTAGACCAGCAGTATCATCAGCACCAACTACAGTTTCAAGAGCATCAACATCACTCTGTGCGGCATTAGCAGCATCCTGAGCAGTCTTAGCGTCAGTTACGCCCTTGTTTGCAATAGCTAGTACGTCAGCAATGTCCTTATATAGACCAGTTGCGGCATCCTCACCAGCAGCAGGAGCTCCAATCTTAGCAACGAGGCTATTAACCTGAGACTGTAGGGTAGCAACATCAGAAGATAGGTCGCCAGAAGCAGTAGTCTGAGCCAGCTTGACTAGAGTACCTGCCTCGTTAGAAATCATGTAGGCTTCACACTTGCTATCTGCGTATAGAGTCAAAATCTGACCAACATAAGCAGTAGCACCAGAAGCAGCATAGGTTTCTAGTTCAGTTTTATCATACCAAACAGCAGTAGTATCAAGAGGGATTGGGTTGCCGCGTTTAATATTCATAGGTAGTGCCATATAAGCGGCATTATTTAAAATAGTAGCCATATTATTTATTTCCTCCTCTTTCTAAATTAACCGATTGTAACGGCGTAAGTTTCAGTGCTATCAATGGACGCAGGCTGATATACATAGACATCATATGCAGTAGCGGCATAGCCTTCTGCACCCTCAACCTGAACCTGAGTTGATTGCTTGACGAAGCTTGCAGTAGCATCGGCATTCATTGCACTCGGCATTAGTACCTTAGTGACCTTATAACCAGCAGGAACGGCCACAACAACTTTCTTAGCACCAGCACCAGCACCAAATGTAGCTAGAGTCTTCTTAGAAACAGCCTCTTTTTTGCTTAGGGCACGAATAGAAGCAGAACTTAGAGCAGTGTCCTCAGTCATTGGACCCCAGAACATATAGCGGACACCAACTAGACTATTAGAAGTCTTAGAGGCAGAGCCAGCCTTAATCTGACCATCGGCATAAGCGTTACCTAGATTGGTAACAGGAATAGCACCATCGCCATAGGCGGCCTTAGCAGTAATGGTCTTAGCAGTAGACTCAGCAACAATGTCAGCGAAGCTACCAGTTGCGGTAGTTTTCTTCTCTGTTACACCGGTGCAAGAAACTTCCCAAGACTGAGCGGTAATACCAGTTGCGGGACCATAGGTATAAGAACCGGCAGATAGGTCAGCGGTATAGCTTAGAGTCTTTTTAGTGCCAACCTCAAAGGTGCCGAAACCACTCTGTGTGCTGAAAGATACAGAGGGGGCGGTCTTGCTAGGATTAGCCTCTTGAGCCATTAAAGAAGATAGAACCTGAGTTACATTCTTACCAGTTGTCTTGAATTTGGCAGAGCCAGAGGGCTTAGCTAGAGTACCAATACCAACGGTATAAGTGATGTCTTCATCAAAATAAACATTGTCAGCCGAATAGTTGCCGTCACATGCCGCCCAATTCTCACCGTTGTAAACATAAGCAGTATAAGACCTCTTATCTCCAACAATTAGTTTACTCACAATAGCGGTGTCGCCCTTCTTTGGGCTAGTAATAGTAGCTAGACCATCAGCATCAGTCTGACCTTGAGTTAGTTCAATTTGAGTGCAAGTATCACGGTTTTCATTGATAACGGCTAGAATATCATTGGCATCGGCACCAACATAAGATAGAGCCTTCCAAGCAGTAGCACCGTCACCGATCTTAATCTTTCTAGTATCAGTTTCGACTCCCATTTCACCCTTTAGTAGAACGGGATTCTTTGCATTCCAAGTTGCGGCTAGGTCATTGCGTAGCTGGATTTTAGTTTTAATAGTTTTATCAGCCATAATATAAATTCCTCCTTAAAAATTAGGCGTTTCCGCCAGAAATAACAAGCTCATCATCATCTTTTTGTACTAGTTTATCAAAAGTAAGGGAGTTAACCTCAAGTGTGCCATCAGAAGCGACTGAAATCTTATTTGCCTCAGTAGATTTCGTAATAATGTCAGACGCAGAAAGAACAACCTCTCCAGTTTTCCCATTCACAGAATTTACGGCAGAAGAACCTGAGCCACCAGTCGCACTAATGACACCATCTACAATTGTAATGTTGTTACCAGCAGTTAGCTTGTCTTGTTTGTTGTCTAAGTCAGACTTCGTTACAAGCTCAGAAATATCAATTGCATCCAGCTTCTTCTTATCATCTGCACTCATTAGACCAGCTACGGCGCTAGTGGCATCGCTTCCTACAGCGATTAAATTTGCACCTTTATAAAGGGCCCGATATCCATTCGCTTCTTCTATGAAGTACAAAGCGAGTGGGTCTTTTTGTGGAAATGCTTCATATTTGCTTCTATCGTTTGTAAAGAAAAACTTTACATTATTTGAATTGGCCAAAGCTCTCCCTCCTTTCATAGAATAATATTTGAAAAGCTATTTTAATTTAACTAATGATTATTCTCATTTTGCACACTATAATTTTGTATTGTTGTTTTACCATTTATAAATGGTAACATTAGAAACCTTGCCATCAATAATAACTTTTGGCATCGTTTCGTCTGTTAAAACGGTATCTTGTGAACCATAACCGGCGTATACAATTTGTTCACAAGGAAGTTCATTACCGCTCACAGCAATAGTCATCTTAGAGAAGCTAGTTGTCTGTGTGCCATAAGGCTGAATAGTAACAAGACCCTGATCCTCGTCAGTATATGTAGGATTAGTAGCTAGAACTTTATTGTTTCTTACATTAATAGTGCAAGTCTTATCTCCTTTAACACCAATTCTAATACCACCAGCAGTCATCTCAACGATATTGCCATTGATATTAATTTCACTATTATCAACTGCACCATAAACATTTATAATATTATGAGTGCAACAGCCAGCAGTAAAATAGTTATTGCTAATAGAACTGCCATTCATAAATTGAGCAGTAGGCTCAATTAAATTATACATCTTTCCATTTACACCGGCATTATCACCAAAAAAGTTATTCTCGACAATTAGTTTCACGGGAATGTCATTATAAATACGTAACCAATAATTCTTAGTGGTGTCTTCACAATTCATACCATAAACACGGCAATTCTTGATAACAATACTAGAAGTGTTCTTGATATCTACATAACCATTGCTAGTAAAATCAAAACCATCAAGAACAATGTCGGAACCTTCAGCATTAATAGTTAGTTTTTCAGAAATTACAGTTGCCATAGCTTACACCTCCTGTTGATGATTTTGGGCTACACCAGCATTTTCGCCCTCAACAGTTAAACTCTTCTCAACCGCAATAGGCTGAGTCACAGTACCGGCACTCATCTTTACAATAGCGCCACTATTTGCAGAAGCAATTACAGAGGCAGCATTAGTAGTTTCTGCATTCACAACTTCTGGTAGCTCGCTCCAAGCATAAGAATTAGTCATACGAGAAATAACGTCACTAAGTTTCTCACCATTATAAACAATCTTGTTAGCATCAATGTCTTTTAGTGTTAGAACACCATTCTCATCAATGTCGAACTGTTCCGCATTTGGAGCGCCAACAGTTTCAGAAACAATAGCTTTAACATCATCCTTGGTTGCAATACCCAGCTTTATTAAGTCGTCTGAAGATATGGTAGAAACAAATAGCCCATCCTCTGTCACCTTCAGAGCATTGCCTTCATTTGGAGAAACTGCCACACCTATGTTCTTTTTGCCATCTTCACCATCTGTAATAGTAATAGTACCATCAACTGGGGTAAATTCTACTCCACCTGGATTCGCTACCAACTTATCTAAAGCCTGTTTATCAGCAGAACTCATTAGACCAGCCGCCATACTAGAAGCGTTGCTGCCAACTGCAATTAGATTATCGCCCTTATAAAGAGCACGATAACCAGTTTCTGCATCTTCTATGAAATATAAAGCTAGTGGATCTTTTTGAATTAACGCATCGTATTTTCTCTTGTCATCAGTAAAGAAAAATCTTACATTTTGATTAGCCAAAACCTTTCTCTCCTTTCATAAAAATAATATATTTGGAAAGCTATCTTAGCTTAATCCACGAGTTATAACTTTTCCCAAAAATAAGAGCTATTTGACTCTGTATCTACTGGATTCCAGTCGTTAGATTTGTCAATGTCGAATTCATAGGATTGGTCTCCTGCTTTATCGCTTAGAACAAATGTTAAAATTCCATCTTCAGAATAAGATGGTACATAAGTACCTACACATTTACTACCAACTTTGCCAATGTTATCCACTTTACCATTAGAGTAATTAACAACTAGCTCTCCATCTTCATTAATCTGTATAGAGGAAACATTTGTGCCGATATTACCTATTTTAATCTTATCGCCAATTGGACTACCATTTGCCGTAAGTTGGATATAATTATCATCTTCATTATAAGTAATATTATCTGCCTTATTATCATCAATATGTTGAGTCATTTCACTAACAGCTTGAATCATTGCCTCTGCCTGAATGAGTCTTTGGTCGATTGCTCCAAGGGCATTATCTGCAACAATATCACTCCATGCAGAGATTGGAAGAATTTTAATGATAGTGGGACTTGTTTTTCTGACCTGCTGAGTGTTGTTACCATCAGCATCTAGATTCACTTTCACAAATGTCAATTGTATTTCAACATTTCCAGCTTCTTTTGTTAGATTAGTATCAAACGGCAGTTTATATTCTAATTTATCCTTATATAATTCATCAGACTTTACTAAAATTTCAGAATGATATTCTCTGCTTACAGGCAGGACATATTCCATCATAACAGTAAAATCAGCCATAGAATATTCTTTATAAATTGGATCAACAAGAAAATGCAATGAATCAACAAGCTTACTACGTTGCATAATACGCTCTTTTATGGACGTAATTAATTCATTAGTATCATTAAGCAAAATAGTATACAATCACGACACCCCCTTACTTGTTAATCTGCCCAGCAGAAATAATATAATCATATTCCTGCTGGGTTATCTTCTTAGAAGATAGAAACTCGTCTATCTTCTCCTTTGTAACTTGTTTATCTTTATATAGCCTATATAGGCTTTCTACAAATATTTTCATAGCACACCTCCGTCAATCAATGACTTTGTATATGCATCAATAACTTCTTCTATGGTCTTTCCATTGAGTATTTTCAACTGATTATATTCATATTGATTAATTTCTTGAATTTCTACAGTATCATATCCATCCACTGGCAAATTATATAGCCCATGAACGTGCCAAATATACTCACCACCAGAAGAAAGAATTGCTTGGGCCTCTTCCTGTGTACAAGAGACCATAATACCGTGCTTTTCCTGATACTTAACAAAGGATAGATGGCCAAGCACATCTATCACTTTATTGTCTTTCAATACTTTGTAGTACATCTCGACCATCCTCCTTTAAATAGAAATCATAATTCTAGTATATATGTCTACCGCTGAAGTTTGAGTTATAGATTGGTAAGAACCAGTATTTGTTATTCTAAAGACATAGCTATCCCATCCAAGGCTTGGCGAACGTGTCCAATATTGGACGGCTGCACCATTTGGATTATAACAAATTCTAGATGCATTTGAAGAGAAATGACTAATAATAGTACCCTCGCTTGCATATGGTTCTTCCGTCATACTTGGCACAAGCTCAGAAATAGACGGTACAAAGATATAGCAATCAGAACTACTGACACTCAAAGACTGTTTACCTATAGAAGACTTAATTTTAACTTGCTTAATTAACTGTTTCCATTTATCTGGTAAAGCATTATATACCCTATTGTTCAAATATTTATTTAATTCGAATTTAGCCCAGCCGCCTTCATTAGAATAAGCTGGATCCATAATAACTGGATGAGTTAATGTCTTAGAAGAAATAAATGTCATTGAGGAACGAGTACCAGAGTTGTCGCTTAAATAGTAACGCTTTAAAGACCCGTTTTGCTCACAGCAAGCCTCAAATTCAATTTTTTCATGTGGCCAATATGCAATTTTCGCACAAACATCATCACCTAAGTCGGCATACCAAAGTTTGCTCCAATATACAGTACCTTTACCATACTGTTCGTAAGAACCATCTTCGAGTTTGCTACAGCCAAATACAAGTGACACATTGTGGCTCATAGAATGGATGCCACTTAGTTCTGCATAATAAGACTTATCACTAGTAGTACTTGAAGAGTAAACATGAAGACCGTTTTCACCCTTAATATGTCTTAGAACAATCATCTCTCTGCTATCAGCACTAAATGGAGAAGCTGAGGTACTGCCCCAAGCAAGACTAACTCCATTGTTATAAGACAGTTTAAATCCGCTAGTATTTAGACCAGAGAAACATTGTGCAAGAACAGCGTTTGTGGAGTTTCCAGTATCCATTTTGCAGTCAATGGCTAACACGAAGCTTCTATCCTCAGACAGTAGATTAACACCAGTGTCAACACGGTTGCTCCCGGTAAAGACAGTTTCCTCAGAAATTAATACCTTCTCTTCAATGTCTGTATATGTAAAGTCATGACCCAACGTAACGGTTAGTGCGTCCTTTGCGGTCACATAATCCGACAAAGCGATAACACCACTCGCCGCAAGTCTAGTCATCATGTATATTTCAACTAGGCGCATATCGGCAAGTTCTTTATTGGCGAAGTAGCCTTCTTTATATTCGCAGCTATCGTATACCGCATTAATGGTCTTGTCTCCATTGACATAACCACCCTGATCCCATCCATCAAATAAATAATATTTATATGCAGATTCTTCAGATGTATAAGTAGGAATTTCACCAGTATATAAAACACTAGAGCCATATAGTGCCGTAGTTTCTTGCATAACATTACCTTTAGACACATACTTAACTTTATAGCTTCTTGTAGCTCCAGCATATGTAGCAGTAATAATTTGGTCGTCAAAAGCATCAACAAGTGCCTTGTCCCATCCAGCAAAGGTATAATCGGTACTTACAGTACTTTCCTTTGTAGGAGTAGTAATTGGATTTTCTGTTCTAGTAAGTGGGTCTACGGCTTTGGTTCCCTTGTCAACATACTGAATATCTAGAATATCTCCATTGTCGTTCTTGAAGGTTACAGTAAATTGCTGTACTAGTGTATTATAGGTGATTTCTAAATCTGGCCAAGCTTCATTATACTGAGCAAGTAGCTTTTCTCTCATAACGGGAACATGGACTTTTCCAGTAACAACAGACTTGTCAACATTATAACCGTTCTTGTCGAGACCACCCATTTTATATAGCCTATCTAATAGAGTAGTATTCTCTAGACTCCAGTTAACACCAATAATACGAGCACGGTTTAGTTTTGTTGCCTTATTTAATAAGCCAGCACTATCAATAGTATCACAATTCTCAATAATAGCGGTTGTAATCTGATCATATCCAGCAATATCAAGATTGTCTAAATACTTTAAATTACGCATATTAATAGATGTTAGGGTGTCTGGGAGTAGTGCAATTTGAACTTTACCACCATTTGCAAATAGAACACCGGTTAGTCCAGAGCCAGTTGCATAAAGTTCTTTTAGGTTTCCACACTTAGACAAATCAAGACTACTTGCTAAGTTTGGTGTATTTCTAACATCTAACTTCTCAAGCAATCTATTATTGCCAATAACAAGATTCGTTAAGAACTCATTTGAGTATCCAGCCGTAGTATTGCCAATAATCAACTCCTTCAGCTTTTCAGCCTTAGAGAAGTCATTATCGTGAATATAACAAGCAGAAACATCGCCCATTGACTGGATTCTTGAGGCGGCATAAATTAGAACGGCAGTATCGTCCATTGTCGTATAAGGACAAGAAATAGAATACTGCTGACCAGCTTTTGCACGAATCTGAGTAACGGAAGAGTTACCAAACATTACCGACAAGTACATATTAGAGAATGGCGTCAAATGAAGTGTGTAGTCTGGCTTAACGGCGGCAGATACAGGGGTATTACATCTAAACATAATTTGGTCAGATGCAACCGTGTTGCCAACAAACTTGGTTGCCATATATATTTCTTGGTCACGCTCAAACTGTCTACGCTGATATTTCTTTTTTCCGTTCATCATTTGTTCAAGGAATCTAGTATTGCCGTTTCTGTATGTGCGCTCATACTTTCTTACATAGTCAACTCTCCAGAGTTCTTCGGGCCATTCGTTTTGCTTACTGTCGAATTCATTGATTAGAGAAGTTGCACTCCAGCAGTTCTTACTTTCACAAGATGTGTATAGTTTTCTGAGGTCAGAAACCATAAGGTCACGGACTCTACAGAAGAATACGGACTCTGCAGCATTAAAAACGTAGCCAGATGACGGGTTGCCCTCTGTGCGGTAGTCGGTATCTTCTTTGCCATAAGTCATCGTAAGTTCACCACTATTATTTATACCCAAAGCGCTGTCGTTATCATAATTCCACAAATCAAACCTATAGCCATTATTAATTGCCGCAGCAGCATCATCAATAGTATAATAAGCTGCATTATCACCAAGTGCGGTAGCCTCGTTGGTACTAATATAGTGCTTAGCCCAATGCCAGAAAGTATTTTTACTACGATTGTCAATCATCGTATATCTAAGAGTAAACAGATAAAAATACAATGCAGAATCAACAATAAACCAATTCTTAAGATTACTCACAAATTCACTATCACTTGATGTAACAACAAATTCATAAAAATCTCTCCAAATTTGCTTATTTTGTGTTCTAATCTTAGTTTTCTCTTCATCTGTTGAAATGGGATCTCCATCTTTAGAGTCTCCACAGCAATCATATCTAAACTCATATGAGCCATCCCAATCATTATACAAGGCATCGTATGCTTCATTGCCAGCCGCCCATTCCGCTTTGGTGATTGGATATTTCATACTACCATCAGAGTTTACAACACCTGTTTGGAAAATAGAGTTCGGAAGAGTATTATCACTAATTTCAATACAGAACTCTTTCATATCATCTGGATTGTAAGCTCTACTAACGTCTGTCTTTTTGGAATCGCCAATATTACCAAGCGCATAATAGTGCCAATCTGTATCCTGGAACTCTCTGTGTGTAGTTAAATCTGGATTGCTTTCCTTAATAAATACAACACAGTTGACAAATTCCATGTCATTCTTAATTCTTGGATCTCTCCTCGTTGCAGGAGTAGAATATGGAAGATAATCGTTGTATCTCTTCTGTAGATAGGCATTGTTGACCATCTCGGAAGATGCCACATTCACCTTTATATTTAGCCAGTTATTTGGTACAGAATTTCTTGTCAACGATACTTTACCTGTGCCATCAGTAACTTTAGTTCCATCACCAAGCGTAAGCTCAGTAATATAATTTGGATCTAATTCTATCTTGCTTGTGACCTGATGCTTACCGTCAAATCCACCAATAATATCAATATTACGACCAGAAGCACCATACTCGTTAGAAGTTGTTCCTTCAATTTTGTTATCCTAAAGGCTTTTTGTCCTCTAGTTCTTATACTTGCATAAATAAAAATACTCTTATTAAATATCTGTTTCTCTAAACCACTGTCTTCCATAGGCGGTTTTACTATGCCCATTTAATGCTCTACTAATATATACCGAAACACCCTTTTCTTTGCCAGATAAGATTCTATCCGCTTCTCTAACACCAGTAAAATGTTCGATATTTCCATACTCGTCCACAGAATAAATTGACATTCTTATCTTTTCAGCAACACGTTCAATATGTGTTCCATAATGAGCATTATAATCATTTGTACACCATTCGAGATTATCTACACGATTATTCGTTTTGTCTTCATCCTTATGATTAACTTGTGGTAAATTATCTGGGTTTGGTATAAAAGTAATCGCAACGAGCCTATGCACAGCTAAATGTTTTCTGCTTTTTCTTTTTCTTCCGTCTAATTGCAAATCTATTTGTAAGTATCCTTTCGTATCTTTATATGGTTTCATAATTTTCCCATTAATTTTATCATATTTATAACTTTTTACTCTACCAAGATTACTTACTTCGTATCCTTCATATTCAATAGGTTTCCAAATTTCTTCCATATTAACACCTCCTATTTATATTAATTTATAAAGTATTTTTATTTATTTTATATAAGTTCAGCATATCTTTTTACCATAGCTATACAGCCGTAGGTAGTGCGAACTCGTGGATTCATTATATTCTCTTTAATAAGAGTTTCAGAATCTATGCGTTGCATGTGACCACTGTATTACCAGTAGCCTTCCATTCTGATTTGCATTTCAGCATTCCAGATTTCTTTCGCACTTCTTATGTATATGTTTCCATATACAAGGGGCAAGTTTTACGTTCGCCCCGAATGGTACATATTTGTAAACTTCCAGTTATCTAAAATAGCATCACCATTTTTATAAATACATTCAACAGAAGTATCCTTTACGAAGTCCTTCTTATTATTCGTAAAATATGGGGCCTCAATCTTAATAACCCTCATATTTGGGCAAGCTTCCGCCACCGATTCTGGAGTTAGCATATTATTCTCATCATAAATCTGATTCCTCTTATAACGAGCAATCATCTCAGTAGCCGTTCTTGCATCAGCGATAAAATTAGACAAAATCGCAGAAGAAGAAAGACTTGTATTATATGCCTTCATACGATAAATAAGCACATCGCAATCTACAGAACCAATTGTAATTGGAACGGGATTTTCCTGCGTAAAAGAATAATCAGATGTATAGCTCATTGGTCTACAAGGAGTTCCGTCCTCGTAGGACATTACAATAGGAATATCAGTATCTTTTGCAATATTGAATTCCCACTCAATAATATCTCCTTCGCTATATGGAATATACAATGACTTTGCACTAGACTTAATATAAGCTTCATGCACATTCATCTGTAGTCCAATATTAGCAGACTGGCAGGTCAAGAATATAGCATCACTCTTGGCAACATTGTCAGTTTTAAAGATTAACTTAAACTCCTTACCATTTCTTCTTGCATCATCTGCAAATAAGTTATAGGAAATTGTTGCACTAGTTCCCGCTTTAATACCAAAATATTGATCTCCATTTTCATCAATCTGATAACCACCATTTTCCCAATCGAAGTTATCAGAAACGATCATCTTAATATCTGCATTCTCGCTATAAGACCATAGTCTATTAGCATCGCTATTAGAACGTCCAACTGGGTTAAAGTCAAACTGCAAACCTGCTGTAACTGGTTCCACATCAATATCTAGCTTTTCAACAGTGACACTAATTGTTTTTACAGTATTACGACAGGTAATTGTTAATGTATGAGAACCAATATCAGTAGGTTTATATTGCCATGTTTGCGTGTTAGAATCTAATTGTAAAGTAGACACTTCTTCCCCATCTACCGCCAATACAACAGTTGGATTTTCAGTTTTTGGATCATATACAGTATATACAATATTTTTTATATCATATTGTTGTACAGAAATAGTTGTTTCCGTACAACCAATCACAGCATCTTCTGATTCTGGATTATACCAAATAATATCCTTTAAAATATGGTTAGACTCAATAGTTGAACTATTTAACTCGGCAGTAATATAAGCTTCTAACAAATGTGCTCCATGTGTTTGCACAGGAACAGTGTAAGCCATTGGGATGCCAGATGAAGCAGTTGTAGTTTTACCAATTTCTTTACCATCCAACTTAAAATGAATATCCTTAGAAATTGCGCCATAAGGAGTATAATCAAATGATACCGGGCCAATATTATAAGTCAGCTTATCATTAAAGGAAGATTCCAATCTAACATCAATCTTTTGTACAGTCCAAGTTTTTGTTACCAAACTTCCTGCTGAATCCGTAATAGAAAGCGTTAATTTTTGAGTGCCAATACTAATATAATCAGTCGCATCAAATGTATTTTCTCCGCTTCTAGCCATTCCAGTAGCTATAATCTGCTTACCAATTTTCCAAGTAGCAGTACCGTCAGAAACTTGATCTCCTGAAGAATCTTGACCAGAAAATCTATATTTAATAATAGCTCTATCATTTACTGTGACAATTAATGGGGATGCAGTGATGTATTCAATTTTTAAAGTACTAGAAGTGCCGCCACCGCCACCACCAACTATTGTAAACTTTGTTTTAAGCTTTCTTTCTTCTCCCGCCTGATCTTCATTTGTAATTTCATATAATGCAAAGACATTTTCTCCAACATCTGGATTTTCTTTGTCATTGTATACAACATCATATGTCTTTCTTGGAGTCTTATCTATGCCATTAATTTCAGATTGCAATCCTCCTACGGTAGTGCTCAGAGAAGAAATATTACTTGCATTTTTCTCAATGGCAGAAGATAGTGCGTCTGTTTTAGAAGCAACATCTGCACTTTTAGCATAATCTTTTAACTGATCGGACACATCAATCTTTGCAAGATCTTCTTTTGTTGCATAGTTATCAAGGCTTTGATGCTCAGTTAAATATCCGGCGTCATTTGTAAAAGAGCTAATATTAGTAGGAACTATTGGAATTTCTTCCTTCTTAGCATAATCTTTTAACTGTTCAGACACATCAACTGAGGCAACTTTCTCATCTACATAGTCTTCTGTAGCAAGTCCATCAATACTTGGTATTTTTTCTTCTACTGTTTTAACATCATCCTTGGTGGCAAGATTACTAATATCCTGATGTTCAGTTAAATACCCTGAGTCATTTTCTAACTGACTCACTTTGGTAGGTAATTCACTTTTTGTAGCATAATTCACTAACTGATCGGATACATCAACAGACGCTATTTTCTGATTTACATAACTTTCTGTTTCTGCTTTTGTATAATAATTGCTCAAGTCTACCTGTACATCTTTAATTTCTTTTGCAACAGCAGTAGCAACATTTTTAACTATTTCTTGCACCCAATCTTCATTAACAAAAATTGGTTCGCAATTAGGGTCTTGACACAATGATTTTACTATATTAAATTTATCCGTTGGCTTTGATTTCCAACGATATTCATATTGCTTTCCAGAGTTATCCGAAATAGATCCATCTGCATGAATTTCAAATTGAAGACTGCCATCTATATGTGTTGCATTACCATCAACAAGCCATGCAAATCTAATTTTATCATCTTTATATTCAACATTTACAGCAGGAGATGCGGCATGTTGTTGATCTCTATTTGTAAAATGGATTGAAATTGCCATTCTAGTCAAATCAATGCCGTCATAATATCTTGGCATTTCAAATGGAATAAATTGGCTTTTTGATTCTTGTGATATATTAATCTGAGAACTATCTATTGTGATATCTTTATTTTCGTCAATATGTGAGATTTTTTCATCATTAAATTGATTAAACCAAACATATTGAGGATAGGTAACACGTGTCCAGCCATAATGTGGATCAGATGATTGAACCGAAACGGCCATCCGTGCCGCCATCGTCATTGGTTTTGCAACTGTTTCACTTTGTTTTAGCAGTTGCTTTTTTGATTCCTCATATGAAAGTGCCATCATCGAACCTCCTTTTTAATTTAATTTATAATTTGTGTATTTAACATAATTATAATTCATGATTTTTCCACTTTTTATAACATTCTGCCGTTTCTTGACATTTTTTAAATACAAATACAAGGCAATCGTTCTTTGTATTACAATATAAAATATCCATCAAATATTCTGGGCCAATTGTATTCAAATACTTAAATGATTGAATCATGTTTGCCAAATAAACGACTTCTGTAGGATCATATTGTTTTCCTGTAATTGAACTTATTACATTCATATCCTTGTCTCCTTTTAAACGTAAAAAAATAAGGTGCTGAATTCAACATGAAGTCAACACCTTATTTTTTATTTTTTTATAACTACTTCATGTGTGGATTCATCCTTCTTTTCAAAATAAGACTTGTTTTCTGTCAGAATAACATTTAAGTCACGCTTTACACAGGCGGAAAAATTGCTACGATTAGATAAATCGCACTTAGAAAGGGCATCTTTTGCCTGGTCTTTAGTAATTAACTTAAAATTATAATTTGTGCATATCTCAAAAATATTTTTGCAATTTTCATCATGAAATGAATTCATCCACAAAGGATAATTTCTGAAATCATAACAATTATTGCAATAAGAATATTTACTGCCACAGCACAAACATGAGCGTTCATATTTCATTACTATCGCTCCTTTATATTAGTTTGAGTTGTAAGAGATAATATTTTAGGATGTGTTTCAAAAATATCGATACCAGATTTGTTTAGAATATATTCACGAAGTTGTTCTGGAGTATTATTATGAGTGCCATATAGATTGTGAAAAGAACCATCGTATCTAGCAGCATGACATGCTTCACATAACGCTATGCCATTGTCTGTATTATATCTTAAATCTTCAAATTCAACAAAATTATATAAATGATGAGCATTTAAAGAACATGAATTACCACAGCATTGACAAGTAAATTTATCTCTCGCCAAAACTCTTCTTCTCCATTCAAAATATTCTTCTCGCTCTCTTAATAATCTAATCTCCGATGTCTTTCCACCTTTCCAATTCCAATTATTCTCACCAGAAAAAGCTTCTTTATGCAGACACCCGCAAGACTGAATATTTCCACGTTTTAAATGAGAAGCTAAAACAGACTTTAATTCTTTATTCCCGCAAGAACATTGGCACCACCATCTCACTCTAAAATATCCACTTTTTGTTGGGGTCTGAGGAGTCTCCTCATCAAACTTAACAACCGTAAGCCTCCCAAACTGTTGACCGACCAAATTTTCTATTTGATCTTTGTTCTTATAGACTGGAATCTTCTTTTCGGATTCCATTTTCTTTGCTTTTGGTTTAGAGATTAAGCTTTGACCACCAAAGCAACATCCACAACTTGTAATACGTTTTCCCAACAAGTCCTTTTGTCTAATGCTCTTCAGTTTACTGCCACATTCACACTGGCAAATCCAATATTTATATCTTTGCGAACCTTTCTTTATAGAACTTTTTACATAATCAAAATCAATAACAGTTAATGCACCAAATTTTTTACCAATCATAAAAACATCTGGCAAATCTTTTCTTTTGACCATTATTTTAGTTCCATAAGGAGTAATGAATTCGTGTTTGTATTTATCATAAACTTTAGGATATTCATACCCTAAATTTTTATAATGTCTAAAATTTGTATTATTTAATTCTACTTCAACCAATTCATTATAGTATTCGCTATTAATATCAATCATAAAAATATTACCTCCATAATAACGCCTCCACTTTAAGTATTACAAGAAGGCAGGGTGTGGAGGCACCCTGCCTTATCAATGCGGTTCATGACGCCACATCTATCTTGTATGTGTATTATATCACTTTAATTTTGTTTTGTCAAGTCCTTGACAAATTAATCCTCACTAGGGATCACGATATTGAATACTATCATGTTTAAGTAAGGCGCTACTCTTACTTGGTCATAAGACCCTTTATCTTTCAATAAAGAACAGACTATATCTTCACCCACTTTTGTGGGGCACACCACTTCCATGACCAAACGCTTGTCATGTACTTGCTTTAACAGCAATAGTCGTTGAAGTTTTCTCTATTCGAGACTTACCTGCTGATTGCCCATTATTACAGATACTTAGGATTTAACCATATATCTATCTCATAACTTTTTTCTACTTTCGTAACCATTACATTTAAGCATATTTCATCTTTCTGTTTTGGTATATGAGCTTTAGGGTTTTCCAGCATTTCAATGTGTTATTTATCGTATAAATCACTTTATACGGAAACTATTCGTAGAAAACTGCATTATGCAGCTATCACTTCTAATTTCTTTTCCTTGTCACAGTCGCTTATCTTCAACTAAAGTCGTTAATTTTAGCCAGCACCATTACGTGCATCTTATACTTTCATATAAGGCGAGACTATATCTTCACCCACAAAAGTGGGGCATACTACTTCGAGCCACTTGGCCCTACGGCTTACGCCTAGTCGTTGATCGTTCCTCTATTCAAGGCTTCGAAGCTGATTATCCATTGTAAATACACTTAGGATTTAACCATATGTTATCCAATTAATTTTTTATACTTTCGTAGCATTCACATTTGAGCATATTTCATCTCTATGTTGTAGCTTAATTGGCTTTAGGATTTTCCAGCAATTCAATATGTTTATACAAGCAGCTTACGCTGCAAGAGCTCTAATATTTAAAGCTTGCTGTGCTTTTCCACTAAAGGGGTGAGCACCATCAGTCGCAACGCCATATGTTCAACAAAGTTCGTTACACTTTGCCAGTCACTTAAGACATCTTATATTCTCATATAAGAGCAGGCTATATCACTACCCATTTCTGGGTATCCCCCATTTCGGTTCACTTGAACCTACTTCCTTTCGGAATAGCCGTCGAGCCTTCTCCTGTTCGGAGCTTGGTTGCTGATTAACTATTATTAAGATGTTTAGGGTTTAACCTTGCATCATACAATCTATTTTTTTTACTTTCGTCGCATTCACGTTTAGGCATATTTCATCCTTACGTTGTAGCTAGATTGTCTTTAAGTACTCCCAGCAATTAAAGGGATTTTGGACGTATATCATTACGCCACTCTACGCTCTTTACAAACGTAGGGAGCTTTAAAATTTGTAGCAAAAATTTTGTTACTCCAGTCAAAATCGGGGCTTAGTTTAAAGTTGGGGAAGATTAAATAAGCGTGGATCAAAGTAGTCTGATCGCATACATCAGCACCAAGAATCTCCATAACGAACTTGCAGCCAACGGGGAACTCGGTAGCAGAGTTGACAACTTCGACGGCATTCTCAGTCTCGTAATCATACATTACGAATAGCTCATCATTAGCATTTAGACCAGTAGGTAGTTTCACGGTCTTATCAGAGATAGAGAACTCGGTAGCAGAAGCATTAGTACCCTTAACAAACTTCTTACCAAAAGTACTATCGCCATTTAGCACATAAATCTCATTGGGAACAGTCTTGGGGGTGTGCTTTAACTCATAAGAACCAGTGCCGTAAGTAAAGCTTTCCATAGCAGGAGCAGTAATCTTAGCGGAAGCACTAGCAACCTTCTTAGTAGTACCAAGCTGAGTTGCCATTAGGTTCATCCATTATGTTTAAATGAAATCGCTACATTTCATTCGGGTTAATACCCCTCTAACTTTCATTAGAGTGCAGACTATATCTTTGTCCTAAAATATAAGGACACGAACCATTTCACATACCGAAAGCTTGTATGTTACGGCTTGCGCCTAGTCGTTGAACCTTCTCCTATTCGGAGCTTGGCTGCCGGTTGCCCATTATCATGATATTTAGGATTTAACCTTGTATCATCCTATATATTTTTTCTGCTTTCGCAACATTCACGCTTAAGCTTATTTCATCTTTACGTTGTAGTTATATAGGTTTTAGGGGTTTCCGGCAATTAGATTCGTATTTTTCATACACATTGCTGTATACGTTGACTAAAAATTAATCAAAAATTGCGTTCTCGGCAGAGAACTCAGCGCTCTTAGCACGATAAAAAGTCGCAATTGGGGTTCCAAGTGCGTCCACTGCGTCAGTGCTCTCAGATGCACAGTTTAGAGAAACGTTCTGCATCTGGTTAATAGAGAATAATACGGAATCGTCTTTCTGAGAAAGAGCGACGCCACGAATTACACGCAGTTATGTTACAATTAATGATCGCTAATCATTAATTGATTTATTGTATTTTCATTATAATCTTCTAAATATTTCCACATTAATTTTTCTCCGGTCATAGGATGTCTTCCTGCATACTTCTGCTTGCCTTTACATGCACGACTTATATAATCATAGCATTTTAAACCGCACCACGCAGCCGCATCTTTTAGTGTTTCAAAGACATCTCCGGTACTAAGACATACTACAGCTCTTGAAGAATGATTCAAGCCACCACATCTTCCAAACATTGGGTTTAAATCACCTAATACTTTATTTCGTGCAACATTCCTCTTTTCCTCAGTCCAGCTTTTAATTAACTTTTCACGCTGTGCCTCTGTTTTTGATATGCCATATGTTGGGTTCAATTCTCCACATCTCCCATACATAGGATTATTTTCACCACTTAATGCCGCACTTTGTTTTGCTCGACTTTCAGGAGTCCCAAGCATTCCTTTATGAGATTCAGACATTTTTCTTCTTGTTTCCTCTGTTGGTACATGTCCTCCGTCGCCTTGACCTCCTAAATTTAAATTATACCCATACTCTTGTAAATAACTTCTATATAATTTAATGTAGTACTTTTCTCTATCATCTAACAATTCATATCTACATTCTTCAATAATCTCAAATTTAAAATTATTTTCACCATATTTATCCCAAGTATTTTGTAAATGAGAATTATAATGTACTTTATTTCTGAGCATATAAAGATGGGCATAAAATCGTGATTCAACATCTATACTCTGGCCTATATACACTTTATTATTTACAAGATTTGTAATTTTATAAATTCCACATATTTTAGCCAATAAATTTCATTCCTTTAATAAAAAATAGAAAATACAATAAATTTTCTTACATTTTCATGCAAGCTCAGACTATATCATTCATCCTAAATAAATAGGAAGGCCCCCTCTTCGAGACACTTGTCTCTACTCGCATCTCAGCGATAGTCGTTGAACTTTACCCTCGGCGTTAATTTCGTATTGTTATTATAATACAAAAGTCGAATTTTGTCAAGAGTCTTAGCTGCTGATCGCCCAATCCTTTAACTTTTTAAGCATTCACACTCGTGCTTACACACCATGTTGTAGCATAAAGGCTCTAAGGGGGTTCCAGCAATTCAAGGGCATATACTGTATTGTTACCAAATACAGCAGACCATTTACAACATTAACATTGATCGATTACAAAATTGTTAATGTCAAACATAATAATTTCCTCCTAAAAATAATAAATTTTTAATATATTAAAAGAGACATTTAAATCTCTTTTAGCCAGTTTAGCTCTTGCTTATTTATCTTCTTCATATCTATAGTTCCCGCATAACATCCAGCAAGAAGATGATCTGCATTATGAATAATTTGCAATCTTGACAAATCATCCATGAACTCACAATACCCCTCATTTCTTACATAATCCTTCGTATACCCCATACGAACCTTTACTGAGGAAATAAGCGGTAATAAATATGATTTAAATGGTTTTTCTTGATTCAACCTAATTCTCATTCTATCTTCATCAACAAGAATTTGTTTTGTTGTTTTATTTGCCGCACGTTCTATTTTTGGCGTAATATTATGAAGTCTTCTTAGATAGTTTACAATTCTTAAATAAATTAATTTATCAATTTTTACACCGGTTTCCAAGTCTGCTAAAACAATATCACCATTTTCACGATTCTTATATGGCTTTAACTTTGTAAAATCCATATCACCAAATAACAATCTTGTTCTATCTATTGATAATGTCGGTGCAAGTAAAATAAATAAATCGAAATCTTCAACTTCTGTCCAATCCAGTCCCATGTCCCATAACTGGCTTTTTAAATCACTTGGAATTGCACACAATGTATGTACAACACTAAAATACCTGGCCTCACCAAAATCAGCAATTTCACCAATTGTTGGCTGCTTAATCTTTAGTTTATCGTTTATAACATAATCGTCTCCAAAATACAATTGGAGCTGATCTACTTCAAACATATCACTCATATTTATTTCTCATTACAGCTTTATTTAGAGAATTTGTTTTAGTGAGCTCAAATTTTAGAGTACGAGTAGAATAATTAGTATCCGTAACTCCTTCTTTGTTATAAATAAGTTTTGCTTGCATACCAAACATATTTGAGTATCCAAAAACATCTCTTATTAAATATCCAAGTAAATCATGTCGTTCAATCCCATATGGAGTCTTAACATCATCTGCATGGCAAAATACAACAAATTGAACATATTGAATCTTCATAACATTGTTATATTCATGATCTGAAATGTCATCTACGCTAAAACAAATAAAATTTCTTGCAACATCCTGTACTGTTGGTACACGAATATATGCAAAAATATTTGTATCCAAATAATCATCTGGATTGGAAGTGTCTAATTCATGATTGTTAAGTACTTCAATAATATCGGGGTCTGATGTAAGCTTTTGACGAATAATACGTTTCATACTAGAAATATCATCATCAATATTTTGAATATCACGAATCATGAAATCACCTCCATTTTTAATTCTTCTGTATCTTGCGCAGATACAACGATTATCTTACCGACCATAGAATATAGCGGCAAACATTTTATTTTAAGAGAGTCACCACTCTTAGCAACGTTAATTTTAAAAATAGACTTGCCATCGTGGCCGTTACATACAATATCACCAAGTTTCGATTCATCGGTAATATCAACCGAGCACAAAACATTATCTCCACTTACAAAAGAAATATGCCAATCAACTTGTCGAGAAACATATTCATTAGTATTTGAATCAAAGAACATTGCAGTTAATGTTTTTGCGCTTCCTCCAACACGAATAGATGAATCTTTACCGTTGTATATAATTTTACCAAGATATTTTTCTTCAACTGGAGTATCGAGGCCAGCATCAATATATTTTGGCTCTGCAAGTTTACATAAACTACATTCTCCTTGATACGGACATAAATTTGCGATACCATATTTGGCACAATCCATATGTAAGTCAGCCTGGACTTGTTTAAATGTTAAACGTGTAATACCAACTGGAATTGTATCTAATACCTTAGATAGTTCCCATGCTAAAGGTATTTGTCTTCCAGTATCATTGATAAGAACACGTTGATTATAACTAAGCGTTTGTGTATAAGGCGTAGTCGGAAGCCACATAATAGTTTGATCTTCCACCGATGTGAATATGTATGTTTATATTACTTTATCTGGTCGTTAATCAGATAAAGAATTATTTATATTTTATTAGTTTAAATAAATTGATTCATATATTTTATATTTTCTATCCAAATAAATACTAGCATTTTCATAAATTTTATCTAAAACTATTTTAACTTGTTTCGCACCAGAAATTCTTAAATCTCTTGTCGGTACATCAGTTTTATTATGACAGACAGAAATACTACAATGTACGGATAGATTGTCATAAAGATATTTTGATACAGAATTACAAAATGATTCCGTTGCAATAAAAGACATACGTTTTTCAGTTTTAAAAATAGAACCGTCTCCGTCAATATAACCTCGTAAAAAATGAAAATAATATTCGTCAGAAACCCACGAAGGAAATTCAATTTTTAAACTTTTATTTTGAAAAACTCCAAGTTTACGAAGGCTTTCTACCATATGCTTACTGTTAATAACCAACTTATATTGATTACTCCAGTTCTTATTTTTGTCATTATAATTTAAAAACATTAACGGTCTATTGCTTCCTATTTCTTTATTTATTTTTAAAAGAATATCTTTATCTTCTTCTTTTAAGCTAATAGAAATAGCATTATTTGTTTCAGAAATACATCCATCAGAAAATAGCAATCCTACAATATACGCTTTTTCTTGAGTATCAATAACATCAAAATAATTTTCATTCAATGTATATTTTCTATTATATACATCTGCAGTTCTTATATTTATGTTGTTTTCTTTTAAAAATTTAGATACTCTTTCCGTTCCTATATTGTGCTTACGTGCAATAAATTCAATATTGTACCCATTCAAATACTCAGATATAATATCTTTAATATCATTATTAGAAATTACAACTCTTGATGTAATCCCATTTTCTCGTAAGCATCTACCGATTGATGATTTTGATGTATTAAACATATCTGCGATTTCTCTTTGCAAAAGTCCAGAATTATATAAATCAATTATTTTATTAATCTCTATTTGACTAAACTTTTTATTACCCATAATTATGCTCCTCTCAAAAACACAATATATAAAAACATTGGTAAGGAATTGTTTGAGAGCCAATTCCAACGGTAGCTACTCCGCTGTCCCAGTGTTTTTACCAAATATAAATAATTTTTCTTATGCTTTCGCATAATGACTAGACCATATCTTTATCCTTTCGGATATTCCCCATTTCGGGCACTTGCCCTACGTCTAATGACTGGTCGTTGAACGTTCTCCTATTCGGAGTTTCGCTGCTGATTATCCAATACTTAACTTTTCAAACATTCGCACTGCGGCATATTTCATCCGTATGCTGTAGTGTTAAGTCTCTAAGGAACTTCCAGCAATTAGAGGAAATTCATTATACTATTTCTAGTATAATGGACTACATTTAATCAGTCCAACAATTTGTTATCCTATCAGCTTTTTATCTGATGGCTCTTTATGTTTCCATAAAGTTCAGCATATATTTTTACCCAAATAATAGGGTAGAGGACACTCGTGGTAGGATTATATTTATTCACCTACTATGCGTTACACTGTTTTATAGCCTTTCGCAATCTATAAAATTAGCACGGTATTAACATATTTTTCAACTTAGTCTTCACCGTTTTTGCCCTCTTTATTACCAGAAAGTTTCCAATCTGGAGCCCCTGGTTGAGGCCGGAGTTATAAGAACTCTGTGTTCTCTGTACGCATTCACATTTATATACCTTACCTTTATATACCCACTTTAATATCCAATTGCACTTCAAAATATAGTACATTGGGAACTGTGGTTGATGGTCATCAAGAATAACCAGCCATCTTTGTAAAACGCCGCTATCGTCTGGGATATCTACATATGACCCGACTGGAATCTTCACATGTGGTCTAAACATCAATTTATAAACTTCTTCATCGCCTTGGATGTTCCTTCGAGTATCAATAATAAATTTAGCATCCATCTTCTGATTTTCAATTTCACTTGGAATATGTGTTATAAATACCTCACGATATGACGGATCACGCTTAAAGGTAGCATTAATTGTGCTATCTACATTATGCAAATAAGCACCACTTTGAGTCTTTCCAACTCGATTCATACGGGTCTTAAAAGAATCAAGCATTATCATCACCATCCTTCAGAGCATTAACTAAATTAGCAGCGTCAAGTACCGCCTTTCTGAACTGAGATGGTTCTTCCCGTGCGGTCTCCAAACAACCAATTATAGTTAATACTTCGGGCTGATAATTAAACAATTTATTAAGTCCACTAATCTGATTAATTAACGATTGGATATAAGCATCCAAAAAAGGATAGCCATCTTCCTTTTGATAAAGACAACTAATAATTGCGCCATACAAATAATGTTTCTGTTCAATAATTTGAGCTTTGGGAATATCTCCATAAATAGTATTCATAGTAATACCCCCTTAAGACCAATATGAACCAGAATTATATGTATAATCACGGCTTAATTTTTGTGCGTCAAGTTTTAATTTTTCATCTAGTTCACGAAGCTCTGATATGTGCGCTGCTTGACTGTAATATTTCATTTCCTTATCGCTAAATACTTGCTTTGTAAGTAGGCTAGAATACAACTGAGGTTGAAGCCATTGCTGACAAACAAGTATTGCAAGAATTTCTTTCTCTACATCTAACAAATCTATATTAAATTGTCTTAGCTCATCGTCTCGATTAGAGAGATCATTCTTGCATTTGCGAAATTGAGCAATAGCACTCATAAGATATCCATGAAATAATTCTTCTAAATCTTCTGAAGATAAAAGTGCCATTTCTGGATCTTCAATCTTATTTGCGGCTCTTTCATAAATTTCAGAAAAAGAGGTTGCCATCATAAGCACCTCCTATAATCAAGATAGATATAGCTTGAGATCTGTATCAAGAATTTCATCAATTGCCTTAATTTTTGCAAGACTATCTAGTTTCCCATCTATAATCTGCTCTCCAGCAATATTTTTAACTGCTTGTTGAACGCCGCTTGGAGCATTCTTAAGAGCAGCTTTAAACTTGCCGAGTGGTAAATTTAGAATTTCTTCAACATCAAGATTAACAATCTTACTATATAAATCTTTAAAATCTTTGCCCCATTGAGAAACGAGTTCTTCATCTTCTACAATAAATCTAGGCTTTAGAAGATGTGATGACCTAATGGATCTAAGTGCTTGTAAATCTTGATATGCAACTGGTGTAGTGTCACCATAATTTGCCCAAGAATACAATAATTTAGTCTTAGGGCCAACAACTAATAGTTCTCCGTATGTAATGCTACGACACATGATTTGCTCATCCTGTTCGTACTTACGCTCAGATTTTACAATTGGCTTATTGACTTCAGTCTCTACGATCTCTTCTGTGTCTACTTTCTTTTTTGTTGCCATATTCAATTTCTCCTTTTATTCCTTATATTAATTTTGTATTGTTAAATTAAGTAATACTCCATACGCCAAAACGTAGGCCAAGCTGTACGCCAACACCTAATTTGAACATATATCTAAAATCATAGGTCATGTCCTGATTTGTAACATTATCCTGAACCTGACGCATTTCTGGCTGACCCTCATTAACGACCTTAACAAATCTGTTGTCTCCGACAGGCATAATAAATAGCTGCTTGTCATCAACTAGTCTCTTAGAAGTGTCATTTAGCTTAAAGCCCTGCTTAATTTCAACAAGTCTAATTCCCTCAAAATAACCGAGCTTACCAGTAGTATAACGCTCGTTCTTCATTTCATTAGAAACCCAGTCAATTTTCTGCATACCCTCTAGTTTAGAAAGTGCAGCCTTAGTGCCCATAATAACTACGTCCATACCAGTAGCCATCTGAACATCCTCAATTAGAGTCATAAAGGCATCCTTAGTTGCTGAACCTAGTTCGCCAGTCTTAACCCACTGGCCGCTACCACCTACACCACCAGGTAGCTCTTTTGCGGCAGATAGGAAAGCCTCATAAATAGACTCGTTAACGAATCTATCAACAGCTTCATAGAGCTTGGTTACAAAGGTAGCGAAATCTTCTAGACCAGTTAATAGCTTCTCATACTCACTGTAAACAGCAATACCATACCAAGAAGTAGCAACAGAGAAAGTCGTACCCTTGCCTAATCTCTGACGATCTAGATCCCAGTGATTGCCGGAAACCTTAGAAACAGTTAGAATAGTCTCATCCTCAGTATAGAATACATTCTGGTCGCCAATATCAATATTTTTAGTCTCAACAAACTCATTGAAGAAAGGATTGTCTTGCCAACCAGTCTGTAATAGATTAGGAACAACCTCCTCAATTAGATCAAATAGAACCTGCTGATTCTTTCTAATAGCCTTACGAATTTCAGACTTGGTAGACTTTTCATCACAGCCAATAATCTGTTTAAACATAGCGGTAATCTTAGCATTTGCTTCCTTAACAGTAATGCCATCCTCTAGGTTGTTATTAGCAACATCTAGCATTAGCTGATTAAAAGACATAAACTTTGCTTCATCATTATCAAAAACCTCACGAACGTGGGCATCAAAATTCATTAGTTTAGCCATTGTAGTTTCCTCCTTTCAAAAATTATAGATGCATAACCTGTAGCTTATACATGGTTAGATTGCTACGAACAATCTTCTTTAGAACCTGTGCGCAGAACTGAGTCTCATCAACAGCGGATACAACCTTATAGTTCTTAGAAGCTGCATCATAAGTTACATATTTCTTCTCATCTGGAGTCTGGTCAAATGCAGCCTCAGACAGAGAGAAGCGATCTCCAATGCGGAGAGTGTACGCACGAACAATGTCTCCCTTGGCGTTGTAGAATCTGTCTTCGTCTGCATAAGTCTTTAGAGCAGTAAAAGGAACAACAGGGGGGTTTAGTAATAGAAGAGGCTCGTCACCAGCCGCATACTCCTTAGCCTTCCAAACCTCATCCTCATACTCATCAGCAGCATAAATGCTTCTGGATACAATTAGACCGTTATCCATGTCTTCGCCAATAGCAATGCTATAAATGTGGCCGCCACCGAAATTAGTGCTTAAAATATTAGTACTTTCAGCAACGATATGGCCACCCTTAATCATGTCTTGTGCCATAATTAGTTTCCTCACTTTCATATAATTTAAATTTTAATATAAATAAAAGCCATTAATCATTTGATAACAACTTTTAATAAATAATTTTGTATTGTTATTCATTATCGAATAATCCTGCATAAGCAATCTTGCGCTTACTAGGCTTAACATTAAAATTAATGCCAACACTCTTTTTCTTTGGCTCTACTTCAAAACTAAATTTCTTCTTCATTGCAGCAGCAAAAATAAGATCTGCCTTAACCTTTAACTCGTCCACAGAATACTTTTCTGCATCTGCAATAAGAGCCTTAAACTCATCAGTATCCTTAATCTCTACATACTCAGCACTTTCAAGAATAGTGTCCTTTTCTGCTTTAATTTGAGCAGCATCATATTGCTCCTTAAATGCCTTAAGTTCTGCATAATTCTTACGCATATTTTCAAGTTCGTCCTTTTCCTCCTGTGTTACAAATTCTCTAAACACAGGAATAGGATCACCATTTAAACTAATATTATCCTTACGAGTTTTATAACTTTGCTTAAAAGCACTGCCATCAACCCAATCTTCATAATAGAAGTAACTATCATACACGCTATTTACAACATAATAATGTGCATCACCATTCATAGCAGAAAGTAAATTTTGAATGCCATAACGAACATCTTCATGACTAATTTTAAAACTAATTAATGCAAACTCCTCGTTATGCTCATCGGGCTCAGGTTCGTCAGAAGACTCAACTTCTAATTCTACATCATCCTCTGATTCGACTTCAGTATCTTCATCTTCATAACTTTCCTCAACGTTATCAGTATCGGTTTCCTGATTTTCATTATTAGCAAACAATTCCTCAAACTTAGTATCAAGTTCCTCATCAGTCATGCTTTCATAATCAAAATCACATTCATCAGCAGAAACTCCATACTTAGCTAGTAATTCCTCAAAATGATTCATCTCACCAAACACCTCCTTATCTTCTTGTTTTGAATTTATAGTAAACGTAGATAATGTATTATTTAACTTTTCTAACGTTTCTATTAATTTTACTTGACAATCTGTAGAAAACATACTGTTATTTTTCTCGCTAAAACTGTCAATAGTAATTTTACTTCCTTCCATACCTTCCTGAATTTCAGTAACTCCATCTTGCTCATATCCGAGAATCGTTACTCCTCTAAACGAAAATGCATCAATTGAGAGATAGTCTTCGTCCGCATTGTACGACATATCTTCAACGGCAATTTCAACCGAACATTTACAAGTCTTACGACGCTGTAAAATTTCGGTTGCACGAGAGTAATCTTCATAAATATGACCTTCAACCATAAGGTATGTTTTATCATTATCTTTGTTATATTCAAGATATGGCTCTTTAAGTTCACTGATTGCTCCAAGAGGTTGTTCTATATATTCAATTCCATCTTCTGTCATCTGCATATCATGACTATGAAATTCATATTCACCAGTATCTGTTTTAAAAATACTGCCCAATATCGGACGACCTTTAAATGAATTTTTATATTTATTCATTACACTTTCAGAAATAGAAGATCCATTTCTATTAACACCAACATGACATGCCATTAATTTAACATTAAGAAAACCATCTTGGATATTATCTGAAGCCTCAAATGTTTCAAATGACTGAATAATTAATGGTGCTCCAGTGTCTTTTGAATTGAATTTAGTAAAATTATTATTTTTACAAAATGTATACAGATCATCAATCGTATAAAAAGTTCTTGGCATGTTTTCTCCTCCTTTCTATAAAAATATTTATGTAAACTCCAGGAGGAGATTACAAACTAAGATTGTTTGTAAAATGTATTTTTGTAGCATCTATATTTGCAAAATTAAAATTTCCAGTAGTATGATTTATAAAAGTATATACACCACAAACATTGGACAATAAACGAAATCCATGAGCGATAAGGATATGACACACGGATTCATCTTGTGTAATTATAAATTTTTTATTATTCATATCATATCACCATCACTTTATTTATCATTTTTATTTCCATCACGAGTTGCTTGACCTTCATCTGATAATGGTTCTTCAGATTGTGGTCTTCCATCAGATCCATCACCATTATCGCTTGTTCCACTCTGAATATTTGAAGAAACAAGTGGTTGATTCCAACTTGTCGTTCCAAGTCCAAGTACTTTCTCAAGATAACTCATTCCACGTTCTTTAACTGGATTTGTGTTAACCAAAGATGCAAGTTCCAATTTCACAGGAAGGCCATACTGAGACGCTTTCAATAACTGATCTATACGATCACTTACAAAATACGGTGAAGTACCATCAAATTCAACAATCATTCCCGTCTCACCAAGATGGTTCATGATCCAAAGATTCTGCCACGCATTAATTTGTTCTATTGGAGCCATAGCATCCATAGCATCAAACTGTAACGCTAACTTAAAACTTGCACTATTTGTAATTTTATTTTGATTAAGAACGATACCACCATTCGCATTAATGATATTTTCATAAGCTTTAGATATAATATTCGTATCGTCTGCATTATTGCTCTTAAAATCAATTGAATCTAATTTCATAGGAGACATTGCTAATGCAACATTATCAGGAAGTGCAGACTGTAATTTTTGATAAAACGATGCTGCCAAATCAAGATCAATTTCAAAATCATCTACTTGATTCGTACCTTGCAATGTATCAATTTTAGCATAAATTAGTTTATAAGCTTCCATTTCATCTTTTGAATTTTGTACAGACTGCAAGTCTTTAAGATTAATAATATCTTCCAATAATCCTGAAAGTGGAGGAATAGGATAATCTAAATTATCAATATTAATCTTTAAACAAAATGTATTTTCAATAGGAAGCTCTGCCCATCTTTGAGTGTTATCACTCTTGTATTTATTATATAATTGCTTAAAAATCGGGTCATATACATCTAAATAATAAGAATTTGTACCAGAATCAAAAAATGTCATATCAAATGCAAAATTTAAAACTCCTCTATAATACTGCTGGCTTGAAATTTTACAATAATCTGGATCTAACAGATGTATAAAAAACGATCCATCTTTTTCTGGATCTCCATAACAGAATCCATATACAACATCGTTTTTCCAAGCCTGAAGCATACACTTCAAAATTTGACTCTTCATATCCATATTGCGAACATACTTCATCACACGTTCATAATTCTGTAAAATACTTTCTTGATCGGGTTCCTCTGCAAGTGGAATGTCTGGATATACTGTCCAAGATTTGCAATTTATTTGATATGCTTTAAAATTAATTAACCGTCTATATACATGAGAAACGGTATACAAATAATTGCTCAATTTTCTAAGCTGTTTCTGGTTTCCCTCACTAGCTGGGTTCTTTAAATAATTTCTAAGACTTTCTCTAGAATATATCTGATATGTAATATTTTGATTTTGTGTTAAGTCAATTAAACTAAGGGTATCCTTCAAAGCAGCGAATGCGGCCCTGTTTTTTTCTTCACGACTTAACATCTCTATACGTTCTTTGTCTGTTAATTCTTTAGCCAAACTATTCACCGCCTTTCTTAGCTAAATAATTTATCTAACGGTTTACCTGGTGTAACAGGTAACATATCTATAATCTTATAATCAAATTTTCTCTTTTTATTACGAATTCTTTCCGCACGTTTTTCCGAAAGAGCCCAAGCACACAACGCCATACAGTAACTTCTATCATCATGTAATTTATTAGCTTTTTCTGGTATTAAATCAAAAGAGTCTTTGCCAGACTCTCTTTTTTTACGCACCATATTTACCATTTCTTCTTTCATAGCATCTATATTTTTAAGTGCTATTTCTTGATATGGATCTAACTTCACAATCTTTGTTTTAATACAAGAAGATTTTTTCATTTCTTCTTCAACCTTTTGGGCAAATTCTATTTCTGGAACATTCTGCTTCTTTAATTCTTCAGAAATACGTTTTTTTTCTGAATTATACAATTTATTATCAACCTCAAACAAGGTTAAATAACCCTTGTTATCATAATCATTTGTAAAGCTAATACAATCAAGATTCATCATTTCAATAAGTGCCTCATAAATAATTGATTTATACTGAGTAGGAGAAACCAACCTAAGTTTATCAATAGCATTAGGATATTTACTTACATAATCTGCACTATATTCCTTGTCAATCAAACCTCTATGCTTGTTTCCCTTGTCATCTACCCAATCTTCCATCAAATAATCCGCAATATTTACACCGCCACCACCAGAACCAGCATCTATTAAAATAGTTTCTATATTTTCATAATCAGGAGCATTGCCGTTGTAATCTAATATAAGTTCTTTTAAGTATTTAATTTGATCTGGTGTCTGCATAGGACTTTTACGTTTCTTACCAATGTCCAGCAAGTTTACACAATTTACAATACGTCCCTTATAATCACCATGTTCATCAATATAAAGTTCCATTACAAGAATTACGCTATTATCCCTAGAACGGGCAGGGTCATATGCAAGTATAAACTTCTTTTCTCCAGTATCATTAAATAACAATGGAGCACGTGTCTCACTATTACGCACAATTGTTCCACGCTTAATAATGGCATTTAAGCCAGCGTCTGTGGTAAACTCACAATAGTATTCACGGCGTGCTTTTTCTGGATTTGTCGCCATTTCAGTTTCAACAGTACTGCGCATAAGTAGGGGAGCAATGATCTTACCATGCATTGTTGGCTTAAACGCCACTTCGCAATCAATATGTGCGACAAAATAATCTTGATCTCCCATTAACTGACGTTTTGCAAACTCTCTATACAAACGATAAAACTCAGTATCTGTACTAGATGCTGAACTAATATAAAATTTTTGGTTTGGAATATTCGTAGGAAATGTACGAAGTCTAATCGGATCAATAAGATTACCATCTCTGTCTTTACCAGTTTTAAAGCTTTTATTAACAATAGCAAATGCGCCATAAACCTTCATCATTTCTGCAGATAAGAAACCAGATTCGTCAAAAATTACAGTTCCCCTCATTTAACATGTTATCAATTTGGCTTTTTATCCAAATTTTCTATACATTTCGTGTTTCTGTATAGTACGGCATAACTTTTCACCTACGACTTTACGTTTAGGTGGCGCTGACTCGTGGAGATATTATATTCTGTGAAACAGGTTCAATCTCTATGCTCTGCGTGTGACTATGCTTTTAGACATAGCCTTCCACTCGGATTGGCATTTCAGCGTTCCCGATTTCTTCAGCACTTTAATTTTATCCGCATATTTCTATACGGCGAGGCCATTTTGGGTGAATTGTAATTTCATATCTAAATATTTTTTATACTTTCTTTCTAAATAAATCTTACAATCTTCATATATCCATTTTAAAAAATTACACTTATCTTCATTGCGATTAATATAAATATAATACATCTCCGTGTTATATTTATTTATTTTTGAATTAATAGTAAACTTAAAATTATTTTCATTCAATATATTTCCTAAACCTTCATGAAAATCTTTACTAGCTCCTAAAAATTCGATATCAAAAGTCCTATCGGTAAATGAAAAACATCCATCTCCATCAAAATATCCACGAATAAAATGTCTCATAAGATTCTCTGATATGGACGGAAACTTTGCCGTATATGTTTTATCTCTATCGAAATATTTATTTAAATCATTGTACATCTGCTGAGAATAAACCAATATTTTTGCGGCTTCCGTTATTTTTTTTCTAAATCCATCTGGATGACTAGTTTCCTTAAATACTTTATAATTGCCACTTATTGATTTATTAAATTTTTTCAAATGTTCTCTATCAGACCACTGTAATTTAATACCAGTACAATATGTAGTTGCTAATTGCCCTTTTTTCATATTTTTTTCAGAATAACTAATATATCCATCTGCAAAAATAAATCCAAGCCAATACGCCTTTTCTTCTGTATCAATAACATTAAAAAAATCCCGTATGCATGTCTTTTTTGTCCTTGTTAAACCAAGTTTATGACAATAAGCAAGAATATCGCCTTTTGTTTTTTCTGGCAATAATTGTTGCAATTCATGCATTGTTTTGTTTAAATAATTTGTTTTTATAATGTTAATTTCATCATCTGACCAGCTTTCATTTATAGATAAGGATAATTCAAAGGCTTTATAGGAAACTGCCTGTCCGCTTCTTCCAATTTTTTTACCAATTTCATCGTTTGTTTTATAACAATAGTTATCAATTAAATAATCAATTTGTTCTTGCGTCCATTCAGCATTATCTGCAAGCCCAACGGCGAAAGCTTTGCTCTTAACTGAGCTTACGCTACGTTTAAGTTCTTTTGCAATATCTAATGGAGTCATATCAACATTATAATGACTTTTTAAAAATTCAACTTCATCATCTTTCCACAAAGTTTGTTTATCTTTGTGCAAATTTAAAGTATGGGCATGTTGTATTATACTTTTTGCGCTTCTGCCAAATATATCTGCAAGTTCCTTATTTGTTTTTGTAGAAAATTCTTTAATTAATAATTCATCTTCTGATTTTGTCCATTTTTTTCTATTCATAATATTATCTCCTTTTTGTTATGCAATATAACAATAAAAAATATCAACTACACGTTGATATGAAAAAACCTCTTTTGGCATCGATATTTGAGTTCAACGTCTGAGTCATAGAACCATTATACAAAGAATATGTAAAACCATTACTCGAATGACTAAATCCATCTCCGGCAGCATTCTTAATTTCAATTTCATGTTTAAAAATATATCCAGTTGAACCAACCATTTCGTCAATATTATCATTCGCTAAACGTTCAAGGGTTGTAAAAGTTTGTTCTGCTTGTCCACCGGAACCAGATGCTATATAACTCCAGAAGTTATTAAATAACATACCTTTTGACATAAGAATTAAATCAATTACCGTTGACTTACCAAATCCACGAGTTGCTACAACAAGTACATTTGGGCAATTCCAAGATCTCTGAACTATCCATGCTTGTGCATCAATTAATTCTATACCGAAAAAATCACTTATAAACCTAACAGGATTACATTGATAATATTTTTGTAATTCTGCAATTTTTATAAGTGATTCAATTTTGCGAGTTGACATTGCATATATACCTGGTTTCACATATACAGTATTGCTTTCATTCATTATATCCGAAAGATACTTGTCATTCATTTCATCAACTATCTTGATTTTCATTCGACTATTCATCTTCGGATACCTCCTCCTCAACTGTTTCAATTTCACTAAGAGGGGAGAAGAGTTCATTTAAATTGGTAAGATTTTCTTGTGGCAATAAATCATGTTCCGATAATGTATCTTTCAAATCTAAATTTTCTCTTAATAAAATTCTACATATTTCTTTATAATTTTCCCTTTCACCTGTAAGTTGTGTTACAAGTTTTCTTTGTTCTGCAATAATATCAGAATACTCAGATTCATCAAGAGCAAGCTGTTTTAAAATAGATGCATTACTCAAATCCATAACTTGTTGCATACCCTTACATGTTGCAATGTCAAATCCATTGACTTCCCCTTCACGAAGATTTAATTCTTTAATTTTCTTAATTTTACCAGTCCAAGTATTCTCACCTTTACTTTGATTTTTATTATGTTTCAAACTTAGGCAAGATTGTTCTGCAAGCTGAGAAACTGTTGACGCAACCTTTTGTTTAGAATCCAAATATGTCTTTATTTCACCTGATTTATTTGAAACATTTGGAGACGCCATAGCTTTAGCAATCATATCATCCAGTTTTGATTGTTGTAAAAATCCACGAACAATAGTAATTGCAGAAGAGGTCCTCATCATATCATCATTTTCTCCACTGGCATCCAAATATCCAATCAACTGAGAGTAGAGTAGGGGCTTATCTTCTTCTTGCTCGTGCTCAAATGGATCATATCCAAGTAGTCTGACAACATCAATACGATTTTTTTCATACTCTTCATTAATTTCTTGGTTTTTTGGCTTTTGTTCTTCAGATAATTCTTTCCCAACATCTTGTCTTGCTTGCTTCATAGCATCTTCTTTATAGCTAGAAAATAAATCTCCATCACGCCAACGCATTGTTTTATACTGCTGCATCCCAATATTCTTTATGTATGCAGCCCATATATTAGTACGTTTATTACCACTTTTCTCATTTATATATTCAAAATAACTAGCATTCCAAACATTTTCAAGGAACGGCTTATCCAATCTTTCGAGACTCTCTTGTACTGAGGCTTTTGTACAATCTCCATATGTCTTTGTTCTTGGGTTCCAATTCCTTGCTATCTTTTCGGCGCAATCCTTGCACATAGTTGTTTTACCGGTCATAATCATAGGGTCGGAACTCATATAAAAGTCTCCTGCTTTTTTAATAGTATTACAATATGGGCATAAATACTTTTCAATCTGACAAGCTTTAGATGTCTGCTTTCTTCCTGCACTTTTTCCGGTAGCCATTACTCTTCCTCCCCTCATTGAATTTTGTAATTATTTGTCACGAATATTATATATTATTCGTGACAAACTTGCGTATCATCATGCTTCTTTAGTTCGTCATTAAACTCTGCAAAAGCCTTTTCAAAAATTTCATCACGCTTAAAGACAAAAATAGTCTTATCAGGATTTTCCTTAGACTTCTTTACATCTGCAATAGTGCAACCAGCTCTAAGTAGCTTTCTAGCAAATCCTGCATTAAAGACAATCTTAAAATCTTTCTTCAAATCATTTTTATTGTTTTCCATAATAAATTTCTCCTTTATTGTTTTGATATAGCAAAACGGCAGTAACTTTAAGTTACTGCCGAAATGATATTAAAGCTTTATATTATATTCTATTACATTACCCTTATTTTCCTCTAACACAAATAAAGTTGCGCCAGGGTCAGACGTTTTATTTAAAGATAAAGAGTAATCATCGACACCTATAATACTAGGTACACTAATAATATCAGACTCAATTCCAACATTGCTGCTTGATTTATGATGCTTATGGCCACCAACTAGGAAATCAATATGAACTTTATATATTCTTGAAAAATCTTTAATTGCTTGTTCAAGAGCCTTACCTTCACCATGATATCCAAAAATATTATATCCTGCAGCTTGATCAAATATATAACCGGTAGGGTTTTGTACAAATTCAAAATTAGGATTATTTCTAAGTCTGTCCATAATCTTATCAGTAATAATATAAGACACGTTTTCATCTTTAAACGTATTCTTTGGTTCTCCTAAAAGCCTAAGCTGACAATGATTTGAATCCTTTACCATCTGATATCTCACTCGCACATGTTTAGTGAGTTCATTCAGCCATTCTGTAATAAAACGCCCATATCTAACTGTACTTTCAATAACGCCATATCTAAGTTTCATCAATGCCGAGATCCTTAGACATCCCTCTATCTCATCTCCGAGATCATAAACATTAAGTGTATCGAACCCTTCTTTATCACAAATTCGAATCACTTGATTAAGCAAATTCCACATTCTTTTTTCAAATATTTCTGGAGAATATTCATTTAAAACTTCTCCAAACAAACCCTGGATACACAAATCCTTGCCATAGTGTGGATCTGCAAATACTAAACTTCCAACCCTTGTATTATGCTTTGGCACAATCATACGAGGAATTTCTAATTCTGGCAACTCTCTAATTGCATCAGCAATATGTTCTGCAATTAATTCCTCTCTAGCTTCTTCTCTTAGCCACTTATTGTATTCAAGTTTCTCTGTTTGCAATTTCTTACGTTCTTTTTCAAGTTTTCTACGTTCAGAACGAACCTTTTCAAGATATTCATCATTCGTGAAAATTTGCTGTTCACAATCTTTTAACCCATGTTGGAACATTTGATAGCGCTTACGATAAGCGCTCTCGGAAAAAGAATTTCCGAGAGCCTCATTTAAAATATTAGCTACATACTCCCAAGTCCAGCCATTTTCCTGCTTCATAGAGCAGATTCTTATTATGTATTGTCCGTCATTCTCATCATTTAATTTTGCATATATCATAATGAGCACCCCAATTATTCGCCATTAATCTTATATCTAAAAGATTGGCTAAACTTAGCATACGGAATAATTCTTTCTGGGGCCATAAGGGTAGTATTATCACGAGGATTTCTAACCTCACGAGGAGCAACTCTACGTGCTCCAATTGTAATTCCTGGAATTAGCTTCATTTCCATATTGTCATCAATACTAGCATCCTGCATTACGTCAATAACAAGATTTTCTAGTTCAGTTAGAAATGTTTCAATATTATATTTATAAAAACCTGTACGGTTCGCAAGTTCATCAATTAGGTCTTGCTTTTTCAAAATCTTATCCATTTTTTGTACCTCCTAAAGTTGTATTTTATTCGTAATCTTCATCATAAGAAACAGACATAGACACTGGCTTCTCTAGAAAGTCTTCAAATAGTTTAGATAACTCAATAAATTCACCAGTATCAGCGTTTTCAATACCAACAACACCATTTTCATCTAAACCAAGCGTTCCTTTTGCGGATAGCTTATAATTTCTATTAATTGCACTCTTGCTCATATTATCGTTCCTTCTGTTGATTTTGTTATTTATTAATTTTATATTATTCTTCTAGTTCATCTGCAAACTGGCTAACCCATCCACGATGATTAACAGTAAGTTCACAAATTTCACAATGTTCATGACCACTAAAATGATTAATATATTTCTTAAATCCACTAGAGGCCTTATTTTCCAAATCACATTGCTCATCGTGTCCAATGCATATAATTTTACAATCGTCAGAACATCTTGTTAATGTTTTCTTTAAGTCAGATACCGTATAATTTTGACATTCATCCAAAATAATTACTTTTCTTTTTAAATTAGTACCACGTAAAAATGTATGGGTAAGTAATGTTACATATCCTTCTCCATATTTTTGTTTAACCATAGAATCAGAATTAACACATGTGTTAATGTTCATATCACATTCAATCATTGCTTGATATGCAGGTTCAAAATAAACTTCACTCTTTTCGGTAATTGACCCAGGAAGGTATCCTTGTGATTTTTCTCCATATGCGGAGCATATATACACGATCCCATCATATTCGTTGTGTAAACAAAGTAAGTTCGCAGCCCCAATTGCCAATGTTGTTTTACCAGTACCTGCTTTAGCATTTACAAAAATAATAGTATTATCTGGATTTAATATAGCATTAACAAAATTTTTCTGATCTTGGTCTAACATTAAATGATAAAACGGTCTATCTTCGACAGTTCTTGGAGCATCTCCATACTCATTTGTTATAATCTTTTTCTTTGCAGCCATATAAAGCCTCCAAATCACATAATTTCTTCAAAATTAGATACTATACTATCAACAACGTTATTTTTCAAACATTCATTTTCATCCATATATAAATCAGATGAGGCTTTTCTCTTATAGATTTTTTGATCAATATTCGTATGAGAGAACAAGAATTCATCCAATTTCTTATCAAGAGCATCAAAATACTTCTTAGTTGATTCTACAACACTCTGTTCTCCACCATAATAGCAAGAACCACGATGGAACATTGCACTTGTACCAGGAAGAGCAAAACGCTTATGACCAGCAGTTAAAAGAATGGCAGCGGCACTGTATGCCCCACAATAATTGATTGTATATACTGGTGTTTTACTAATTTCAATTGCCTTAATTGTTGTAAACAAAGCCTGTACGTCTCCACCAGGAGAATCTATAAATACTCTAACTGGCTTTCTTTGTTCCACTGGCAAGTCCTTATCTTCTTTATTACAACGCATAATCATCTTTACAAGATCAAGTAAAGATTCATCAATCTCACCATCTACCCAAAAAATTCTTTGCTCTTCGTCTCTATAATAATCAAGAAGAGTAGGGTCTGGGAGCTGAAGATTTGCTGCATTTTGTGGAATCGCAACTACTAAATTTTCCATATTTTGTACCTCCGTTTATTGTTTTTGTTAATCGATAGTTTGTATATTACTATCCATTAGGAAAATCTCGACCCACCTTTTCAAGTGAGTCAAGATTTGGAAACTATTCATTGATGATTTTAGCATTAATTTTGTACTGTTGATTTTAAGGCGACGGTCACGATTTATCTTTTATTCTGTCTCTATATGCCTTATTCTTAATTGCATTTCTTTGCCTTTGATATATAGAATTACATTGTTCGCAACGACAAATTTCTGTAGCAAACGGACTTATTTCAACAATGTCACCACAATCAATACACCAGATGTGAGTATTATCTTTTGGAGATTGTTCACAATAAGTACATATATCTTTAGAACCCTTATTTCTCATAAATCTTCCACATGACTTACAACACTTAAAGCCCTTACCATCTTTCCATTTAAGATATGCATACGCCAATTCTTGACAATCTATCTCATTCAATACTAATTCAGCATCTCCATCATTATCTACAAAATTAACCATTAAACACTTTGTGTCATTTTTTTTGGGACAGCTTATTAAATTTTTTACAAGAATATCATGCAAAATATACTCTCTGTCATCTGCCGGAACAGATATCCTTGCCATTTTACATAAATCAGTAATAGTATATCTAACTAAACCATCAGTAAAACCTGTAGATAATGCTTGCTGCTTTGCCATACATAATAGAACAAATAAAACTTTCTCTTCTCGAATGTTTTCTAAAGATTTAATTTGTTCAAGTTCATTTTTTGTGACAATAATATTGTCAATTTTATAAAAAATCCGTTTCTTTGCACCTTTTATTGCTTTTGATATAGCATTTGAATATGCTGATTCATCAAAATTATCTTGATGTTTCATCATCCACTTCACCGTAGACGTGTAATTATCATTATCATCTTTGCCTAAAACGTGCAAATTATATCTCGTAATATATCCTATTTTTTTCATTGCAGACTTTACGTCTTTGTTTTTACCAAGTATAAGATCCTTTGCATATTTTTCTTCATTCAGAATCATCATTTTTATCACCTCTAACCTCTAAAGTATATAGAGAAAACATTTTTCCACAAAATTCTATATCTCCATTATCATCTTTAATAGGAAATTGAATTTTATTCCCACTATTTTTTAAAACATTCTGAAAAATGTTATCTCCAGCAACGTCCCATGCAAATGATTTATTTTTATTTGATAAATAACAAATATCTACAACTATATTCGTCAAAACTTCCGAATTTGGGCATATCATACTACAAGCATTTGAAAATTCATGCTTTAATTGATTCATGACAATATCACGTTCTGTTTTATCTGAATCATTCTTTTTAATGCCTTTTAAGAATATTTGTACGTTTTTATTATATTCATCATATAATTCTTTAATTGAATCATACTCATCTTGTGAATATTCAGCGGCACTTTTTAAAAGAGATCTATCAAATTCTACGTCTGGCAGAATATCCATAGATTGAAATTCGTCTTCTATCTTCCAGCATATACGATTCATTGTCCCCGGAGCTCTACTAATTGGCATATATTTCTCATAGTTATATATAAATGCCTCTTCTTCTTCAGTTCTATTATCAGAAGCATACAAATCATCCAAGATTTTGCCAAATCTTATTTTACAATTTGATTTTACTGATTTCATATATTTATCAAGTTCGGATTTTAGCTGAGAATATCTATAAATAAAAAACCAAGGTTTAATTTCTGCGGCGATATTATAATCTATCTCTTTTTTCTTTAAAATATCCTCATCATCGTTAAGTTCTGGCTTTGAAAGCCTTGGTTCTAGCCATTCTTTTGGAATTGGCTGTGCAACAACACCTTTTATACGGTCGATAGCATTTTGCTGATAATTCATCATTGTACGAATACGATATTGTAATCTGGTGTATTCTTCGCTATTTTTATCAAATTTTTCTCTTAAAGAGATCATATTTGTGCCTCTATTGGTCACACTTCCAATTGAATCACCAAAACCATTGATATCAGAAGCAATAAAATCATCTTCTGTAGGAACTTTTTTAGGCATTTTACTTTGAACACACATTAACGTATCTTTATATTCAAAAGCGTTTAATAAAACATCATTGTTCGTTGAAAATACTGTATCTGAATCATACTTTTATACCCTGGCTTTCACCATATTTTAAAGGGAATAGACTATCTCTTCTTCTAAAAATTCAGAAGCTTGGCGCTTCCCATGGCGGACTTTCACTGCCACAGTACGAGCAATAGCTCTAGTCGTTACACGTTCCTATTTCTAGGCTTCGCACGGTATTGGCATATCCATAAACATTAATCAACAAATTCAACACAAAATCTATTTTTATACTTTTTGTTGCTTTTCGCACAAACAGAAAGTCTATTCATAACAGAATCTACTTTTTTGGCATCGTTGATTTTGTATTTTTTATAGACTTAGCTTTCACCGTTAGCGGCATATGCCACACCCTGTATTTGCAGGTTCACCAAGTTTTCACTTATACTTCACAATATAAGGGGACCATTTTGTTAATCCGCTCCGTTCAGACGCATTGCTGTAGTATCCCAGCTATTAATAAGACAACACGTCTTAATATATCTGTACCATTTTTTCATTTCGTCAGAAGCGACGACTTTCAATTTTTGAACATTTTCGTGAGATGTCATTGGCGCCCTAAATAAAACTATTTCATCAACATTTTTATCTGTCCAATATTGATGATAACATTCTCCAGCCTTCATAAGACCCGTAACTTCCATGCCAAAAATATGTTGTAGGAGAGAGTAGGGGTCATTTCCAAGAATTGCATAGTCACCTGAAACATCCAAAACACCAATTTTTGCTGAATTTATACGTTTTTGTATCATTCTATTGACTTTTGAACGCACATATGGATCTTTTACAAGCTCTGGATTCGCCATAATTGCTTTACACATTGGATCTGATTTCAGAACATTTTTTTCGTCTAGACCAGAACCACACATGTATAAAATCAACTTTTTCCAATCCAAACCAAGGCATTCTTTAATTTTTGTCACTGTTGGGGCAACTAAATCATCAATTTGAGTGTCAGAAAGACAATAATCCTGAATATATTGATAATTTGTAGTATGAATATTACGCAATTCTCTTGGAGAACTCTTTGCAATACAAAAATCATAATCATTTTTCATGCAATTCTCATAATAATCTTCAAAACCATCATAAGAATCCCATAATTTAAGCATAGATGTAGTTAAAATTACGTCTGCATTTCTTATATCTCGTTGATCTCCCCATGCATCTGTAATTATATACGTATGTGCAATTTCTTCTGCAAATTGCACAAAAGGTATTGTGAACACCATTCCCTTAAGAAAAGCACATCTTGTATTATACCCAGACAGCGGTTCATCTCCTTCATTTAAAGATTTTGCCCAAATACTGCTCATTTCTGGAGAAATAAACCCCATTCCATCAGATACATTGGCTTCTATTTCAGTTTCTTGTGGTTCAGAAACCGTGGGCCACACTGGATTCTCTTCGTTTCCAGAATCTTTTACAATCCTAACTTTATCAGTAAATTTTACCTCAGCATCATTAACAACAATAATTCTTGGCCAAGGAACACTTATACTAGCAGAACATTGTAATGCAAAATATGCAGATAATTTTGCAGGTATGAACTTATACCCAAGTTCAATTCCATTATGAGTTTTGACAAATTCTCCATCCTTTGGCCCAGTATATCTTCCATTATTAATACGATGCATAATTTCGTCATGTCTATTTTCATTAATAAACATAATAGTACTCTTTTTGATTGAGCCAGCGGTTCCAAGAAGACGCACATATGTTACTGTTTCTTGTCTTTCTCCATAATCAATAGTAATGCTAAATTTATTTTGACAAGCATATTTATAATCTTTAGCAGAATCCATAACAAGCATTAAATAATCTTGTTGAAATTGCTTTTCATAAAGTTCATTATACAATTTACAAATCTTTTGTTTATTTTCATAATTATTTTCTAATTTTTTAATGCTTTTTATTTCTTTTTTAATTTCACTTGCTCTATGGTCGTCATTTTCTCTGCCTTGTAGTTTAGTTAACCATCTAAGAACCTGGGAAGACCCTAAACTTACAACCATTTGCGGTTGTTTCCTAATTTCATTTAGTTTTAAATCTAAATGCCAACCATGCTTTGACAAATAACCACTATGTATTTTTAATACATAAATTTGATTTTTTTGCTGTTTTGCCAAGCACACCACCTCCAAACCGTAAATTATTCGCCAATTTCTTTCAGTTTATAGCATTTTGAACAAAATCTATCACCATTTTCCAACTGAACATAACTATCTTCAATCCAATTGTTACATCCATCACACCTATATGTCTCCGCATACACACCACCACACCACGGACATCCATCCCATTCTTCATATGGCGGGTTATCAAACCCATGAGTTTCAGCATAATGTTTAGGACGTTCAAAAATATTACCACAATCTAAACAAACGTACACCGTCATCACCTACCAATTCGCATTATATACAACTTGCCAACCATCTTTTTTAATTTGATCATAGTCATCAAGTAGCTCACATACACTTTCAACAGTCTGAAAGCCATCAAAATAATCTCTATTATGTGCTACAAATTGCAAAATCTGTTCAATATCATTTTTTGTCAGCAGCACATCTTGACCATATTCCTCACTGCCATAATCAAATGGTAGTGCATTATGCAAATCCCAAAATTTGCGCCAATAACATAACTCTTGACGCTCTAAAACATTCTTCTTATCATTTGGGTCTCGCTTAATCTTATCAATGTACATATCCATTCCCATAATTAAATTCTCCTCAACTGTCTATTATCAAGCTTATCAATTACGGCAAGTCCAGTCATAAAAGCAATAATAATTGCAAAAATTTCATAACTCATAATAAACCCTCCATATCAATCCCATAGGTTATAAAAGTATTCACTAAATAGCTTGAAAAATTCGTTTTTTGCATTTATTTGCATCTTATCTCTCTCTTTCCAATCCATATCATCATAGATAGGATTTGACTCATCCATTTGATCAAGAAGTTCAATCATCTTATCAAGGATTTTATTATAAGCTTCGTGATTTTCATCTTCATTTTCTGTTCCATCATCGTTAAAAAATTTGTCAACAACAATTGGGTCTCCAACCCTGTTATGACGATAGTTTGTAAGAATTTCCTTCATTACAGCAATAAACCATGTAAATGTTTCCCACTTAGCAACAGGAGAGTATCCATGTTTAAGCACAAAAAAGATACGCTTAATAAAAATTTGCACGTCTTTAATATTGCGCCAGAATTGAGCCCCACGAAACATGAACAACCCAGAGGAAATGTTATTAGTTTTCATAAATCTTACTCCTTATGATTAAAGTATTGGGCCATAATATCAAGCATTTTATCATCTTCAAGATAGAAACCGTCACTACCAACAGCACTTTGTAGATTACAAATAAGCTGCATGAAGCGCCAATCTGAAACCAAATGCCAGTATTCTTTTAGCTTGTCACAAAAATCATCAATTCTATTTGGATCTCTCATTACTATCATTCCTTTCATTCTTCACTTAAAAATTACACATTTAGCGACGATTTTTTATATAAACATATCTAAGCAATATGAATTCATATCATGCTTATTCTTCATCAAAATCTTCGTCCAGTTCGTCATTTTTAGAGCCAAATAGGGCAACCCTCTGAGCATCACTCATAGTACGCTTCTTATTCGGGTTTCTAATTGTAATTGCCCCGTCAGGAGCGGTCAAAGTCATTGCGCAAACTGTGCCGTCATCATATATAGCTTGAGACACTGGAGCCCAGCCTTGCTTCACAGCTTTATTAAAGTGCTTTGGGATATTGCTATCCATTGTCCAAATATGTTCAATAGGATCATAACGAATCAAAGTTTCTCGTTCCTCAGCAGAAAACCGTGTAGTCTTATGAGTCATTTCCATTTTCATACCTCCATTAATTTTGTACTGTAGTTATTATAGCACATTTTTACAATTTGTCAAGTGGATAGTTGTTATAATTCTTCGTCATCGTCTTCTTGCTGTTTACTTTTCGCAATTTCTTCATCATAAATATACAAAGTCCTTCTTTTCCCATTGTTCCCGTATGAAACATATAAAATTTTGTTATCTATAAGTAATTTGATAGCCCGTCTAATTGTGCTTACACTAAAATTTAATTCTTTGGAGAATTGCTCATTGCTAATATAGCAAGGACTACCTGTATTTTGAAAACTTCTAACTCTTTCTGTAATATACAAATGAATAATATTGAAATCTTTATTTATTGCATAGAATTGATTTTTGTCTATTGGAATTGGAGTAAAAGGATGTTGTATCTTTTTGCCCACAGTATCTCACCTCCTTAATTTTGTTTTGTAAGCGTATTATAGCACTAATTTACATTTTGTCAAGAGGTTCTGGTGTTCACAGAGAACACCGGTGATGTTCACAGAGAACACTTGAGGTGCTCACAGAGAGCATCTAAGGTGTTCACAGAGAACACATAGTATATAAAAGAAGAAAAGAATAAATAATTATATTATAAGAGACAAACTAATTGGCTCCGCCATCTTGTGCTTGGGTGTGGTTTTATATGGGGAGAGTATAGGTTTAGTTGGAAGTACCCCCGGTGGGTTGTATTTGGATGTTGGCTTTATTTATCAACCCTCTAGCGAGTTTTGCTTCGCAAAAACGTCCCAATCATGGGACTCTCGCTTTGTCTGGCAAGCCATCCAAAAATGAAATTTTGACTTTGGGTTCGGTTTGGGGTAATGATTCGTTGTTTTGTAAATGGTTGCAGGAGAATGTGTGGGGCATTTGCGGCCAATTTTGGATACTTTATTTTGAATTTGTAATAGATTGTTTATGGAATTTGGTATTTAGTTGGTTTTTGGGTGCGACAATATTGGTTCATTTTTGAACAAAAGTTTGGCTTATTAGTAATGCTGCATTGGTGTTTGACGATGTGCAGAAGTGATTTGGCGAGGTAAGTGATTCGTTTGTGGTTTTAAAGATGAGGAATTTTAATGGGTTTTATAAAGGTTGTGTTGGACGTAGGAGATGATTTTTGAATTGAAAGTCAAAAAAGGTCTAATTTCTAGTCAGTGTATTAGATAAACACCTTACGAAAACTGGGCAAAAAGTGAACATTTTATTAGTTTTATGTACCCCTATAAGCAAATATCTATTTGTTTGACTTTCTTTTATCCCGTGGTATAATGTGAGTGTAAAGAAAAACAGCCCCACACAAAAAGCTGAGCTTCTTTCAATGTACCTTGAAAATTGAATATCGGTTGACATGGTTCTTTCTGAAAATTCCCATTTTCAAAAAACCCCAAAAAGTCAAAATTTTTATAGGGCGAAAAGCCCGGAAAGTAGGTAAAATTATGAAAAAAACTATGTCTATCTATGCAGAAGCCCTTGTTTCTAATCGTGAGTTTAAGTCCGCCCGTATCAATGGGGAAAGTGTCGGCGTGACTGCATCCCGTGTATGGATTGCATCCGTGAAAGCTATGCTTATTCCGGCCTATGCCGTGTATAAATATCGCTATGACCACATGGGCGACGCCGAAAAAGCCGCAACTGTCGATCAGTCTGCCCTTTATGACGCTTTGCACACTGTTCTCAACTTTATCGGCGACGTGAACGGGGCAAAACTAAATGCCTATAATATGGCCGAAAGTATCGTTTCCTGTGCTGTTCGTTTCCGTGTTATCGACACTTCCGACGAAATGGCACACGCACATTGTGAGCGTCGTTCTGCCCTTAAGGCGTTGAACGACAACGACACGCCGGAACATCAGGCTAACTATGACAAGTGGGCCGATGAATGCACCCGTCTGGAAAATTTGCCGGGTAACTGTAAGCGTGTCGTTGAAATTCAGTCTGAGTCAACCTTTGTTCGTAACGTTGAGCTTATGTTCGGCGATGCTATTTTGAAACAGTCCTTGCGTTCCGTTGAGGACATCCAGGCCGAAAAAGATGCACTCAAGGCCGAACGTGCGAAAAAGCGTAAAGCCAACAAGAATAACAAGAAGTAACACTATACCCATGTCAACCGATATTCGCCCCCTTATGGGGGTATGCTATCATGGTCAAGCCTCCCCGTGGCGATAGTGGATAACCAACTAATTGACCGACATAATATAATACTGTTCTGCAACCATGGCGTTTTGGCGACAACTCGCTATTTGTGTAAAGCCATGCCTTGCAATCGGCGACAACTCGCTATTTTTAGGTATTATATTATGTTTTGGCGACAACTCGCTTTATCCCATGTACCTTGACAATTGAACGAAAAAATAGGGCTATGCTCTAGTAGTGTGGAATGGTATATCCATATACCATCGCAAGGTGGTATAACTATGCCTTCAGGGATGGAGGATGCGATGTCTTGAGTGATATTGCGACCACATAGTGGTGAGGACTCTACATGAACGGGTATCTCTAGGCGTGGGGGAGCATTACCCCTGAAAATCAGTCCGACACGCCCGTATTATGTCGGTACGCTTTTGTACCCATGGTATATCCATGTCCATGTCATAATCCATGCAAGTGCTATGGCCGACAACTCGGCGTAGTGCAAAAAATGGGCTTCATCCTGCTTATGTATCATAGGAGTAACTGCCTATGATTGCACAATGGGAATAGTCTAACTATACCTATTGTGTAGCCTGAATACTATCCGTGGGGTCTTTGTGCCCTAATGGTCTGCTTGCAGAATACCACCGAGAGGTCTACCACCAGGTGTAAACGGTGCGACTTTTGTCGCCTATTAGTCCATACCTGCCATTGTGATAGTGATGCCGTATTTTGTTACGGTTCAATACGTGTTGTTTGGCCAAACATAGGAATAGACACATAGCGTGCGGGGAATAATTACAGTGCCATAGGGTAGCCATCAATGAAGGTGTGCTCTGCCGAAGAGCGTTGCCGAGGGTGGTAGGGTTTGGGTTGATGTGTGAAGGCTGTGATCACTGTGACACTTTTGGTAGTTGTGTGTATAAAGTGGGTGTAGGAGTTAGGCCACGCCCTAAAACTACCAGCTAAGTCCATAAACCATGCCCACAGGTGCATTATGTGCTTGTGGGTATTCTTATGCACTTAGCACAATACAAAATTATTAGGAGGTGTTTCTATGACCAAATTCGAACAAAGGGGCGTTCAGTTTCAGTATGAAGCCCCAAACAAAGAAGCTGCACAGAAGTCGTTTGAGTATAGCTGCGACTGCTGCTGCACAAAAGGTGTTCGTATTGAGTGCGACCGTTGTGCAATCAACTGCACTCATCAGATGATTATGGCATACTTTGCCAGCGAGGAGGATAAAAATTGTGAAAAATGACATCAAGCCTTACATCCGTGCGAAAAAGGTTGTGTTCCGGGACTTTGGTATTCCCTGGGATACAGCCATCGAGGACCGTCTCAAGGACGAACTAGCCAAACATCCAAACTATGATCCAGAGACTACCCTGGATCGCCTCACTCATGATATAATTATGAGGAAGCTGGGGGTGATATGATGGAAGTTCAAATGGTGCCAGGAGATTGGCGAGATGTCTGCGAAATGCTAAACAAATGCAGACAACCTATGCACGAAGTTGTGCCTTTGCATTGCTGGGATTTGACCCATTACATGCTCATTGAATGCAAAGGTGGGACAATGGTGCTTAAATTCAATGGATACCACATCAAAGAAATGGATGTATCCACAAAGTCAATTGCCGAGCTTGAAAAAGAACTCGGTGCGTAAACACTTCATTCTAGCAAGGCAAAGAGGCACGTATTAAGTCGTGATTTTTCCGATACGCCACGCTAGACAAATGACAACTGAATAAGCGAAACCTTTATCGAGTCTATAAGGGAAATCTTGTAGACTCTATTAAGGGCTTTGCCTAAAACAAAAGGAGGTAACGTAAATGTTCTATTTTGGCAAAGACTTTGCCATTTACAAGGCAAAGCAAATTGTGAATGCGATCGTAATGATTGCGGTCACGCTCATCATCACCTGCATTTTTGTAGGAATTCTGTTTATTTAAGAAAGGGAAATGACAATGGAAAAGGCAAATGTTATGAAGGCTCTGTATATCTGCGGTGGTATCGGTTGTGTGGACTGTAAGGAGTGCCCTTATTATGGTGTGGAGAACTGTGATAATTGTATGAACAACGACGCTATTGCTCTGCTCAAGTCTGAGCCTGAGCATAACTCCAAACCTACCTATGACCAGGCCGTCATCTACACCAAGCGAGATAACCTGAGCAAGTGGTTTGATGTCAACGGATATCAGTATGCACAAGGTGCAAACATGGAATACTCTGATAAGTATCAGAGAATGAGGGCCGTGTATGCAACGGAAAGGGAAATCCAGCTCATTCTTCTTGTGCGGCATGAGAACGGAAAGACCATCTGCCGCATCAAGTGTCCCATCAACCCTCTGCCCATCAAGGGAGAATTCCAGTGTGTAAGCACAAGCGAAATGACCAAGCTGTTGGCTTCTATGGGATGGAAGTACAAAGAGAAAATTCATTCCGCAATGTTCAGATAAAATCTATATCAAGCCCATCAACGGAAACGCTGGTGGGCTTTATTATGGACTTTATTAAAGGAGGAAGGCAAATGAAATTAAAAAACGAACTCCCTTACATAAGGGAAAGGTTCTCACTCATCCATAACTTGCCTAGCTATGCCGAAAAGCTCAAGGCAAGTAAGAACTACAAAGACTTCGGCACTCGTTTGGCATGGGATTGCATTCACTATTCTATCCCAAGCGAAATTGTTTGCGGTTGGTATGATAAGTACAACTGCAACGACGAACACATTACAACTGCCGCAAAGGCAGTGTTAAGGGAAATGGGGGTGCTCTAATGAATGCAAATGAATATATGCGCCAGCTTAAAACCGCTTTCCCCAAGGCAGATGCAATCTATGAGGATGCGATCATTGAAATCTGCGGCGAGGAAGGGCTTATGACTTTAAGGGAAAGCCGTCTGATTGAGGGTTGTGGCATCATTGAAGGACGTAAACTTTATGCTATCTAAGAAAGGGAAATGACAAATGACTATCAAGATTATCGACACAACTTATCCCACCATCGAGCTGTACAAAAAGGCAAACACCATGGAACAGCGTGGTCTTGCTGGATATATCATCAAGGCAGGTGAAACTTACAATCCTGTCCTTGGTGGTGCGTTCAAGGTGCTGCGGGACATTCAGTATTGTATGTCCGTAAGCGAAATCTACCGTCTTTATCCTCTGGTGGATTCCACAACGGAAAAGAAAATCATCCATGTGGTACAGATGGCACTGGATGGGCAGTTTGACCGTTTTGCCATTAGCAAAAGGGAACGGCAGACAACTATTAAGGCTCTGTGTGAGCCGATGTAACGGAAAGGAGAATGTAAAATGACTGACTATCAAGCACAAGCAAAACAGTTCCTTACAGACTGCAACGCCACAATAGAAATCAACTTCATCGGAAAGGAGATCCCTTTTCACTGGTTAGGTGAAACCAAACCGCACAACAAGTACCAGTTCACCATCAAAACTCCCAGAGGCAAATACACAAGTTGCTTCTGGGACAGTTTGTATAACACAGAGGTGAGTGAAGTTTCCGAGACAACCTATGCTCAACAGAAATATAAGGCAAGTTATGATTGTCTGAGGTCTCACGAAAAGGCAAAGGCAAGGGCAGAACTTGCAAAACTCAAAGCGAAAGCAAGACCTACTGAATATGACATCCTTGCAGCCGTAGAGAAATACGGCTACGACAGTTTCAGTGACTTCTGCTCTGAGTTCGGTTATAGTACCGACAGTATCTCTGCAAGAGAAACATTCCTTGCTTGTGGTGAGGAATATGCAGGGCTTCGCCGTATCTTTACGGAGGAGCAAATGGAAAAGATGAGGGAAATTTATTAAGGAGGTAAGGCAAATGTTCGGACATAAAAAGAAACTCGCCCAAAAAGAATATCAGGAGTTTTTATACTTAGATGGACTGGCAATAACTGCTTCTATTCTTCTCGATAGAGCGGAAGTTGAACCAGAAATGAAGTTTGTCGCCGTAGGCTTGAAGTATGCAATGGAGAAGTTTGCCAATGAGTTTGGTAAGGGAGAGCAGATGTATGATATTTACAAGACATATCCGAAATTGAAAGGGCTTGAAGGGAGGCAAGACAAATGAATCTGATAGAATTTCTCAATATGTTCTACTCGCTTGGCACAGACATCAACAGAGTCGTGCTTTGGCAAAACGGAAAATGTCTTGGTGACAAAGCCGTTGGTGACACAAGATATATCCGTCCCGAATATAGGGAAGCGAAAGTTGAAAAGTTCACTTTTCCAAAAAGAAATCATGCCTTGTATGTAATTTTGGAGAATAAGGAGTAAGGCAAATGGACAAAAATCTCAAAAATTTAATCCAGTCCATCGTGTTTCTTATACTGTTTTCAATTCTTACATTCATCTTTTGGAGGTAAAGCAAAATGACACTCAAAGAATTTATGAATACACCTAACTCGCACCTTGACAATCTTGCAAGGGAAGCAGAAACTCAGAGAACTGCCAATGAGGAAGCTATCTATGATGAACGAATCAGCAAGGCAGAACAGTGTTTGATTGACAACGGAATTGAACCCGATGAAGCTTCAACTGTTCTTCAGGCATTGGGTTACATCCTGCTTGATGAAGAACTTTATCCGGAGGAGTAAGCACAACAGTACAAAATTATAGCCGAATACGGCAGAAAGTGAGACATCATTATGAAAAAAGGAAATCAACATCAACAAGGCCCGGTACGACATCATCCCCGAAGACAAAAACATTCACAAAGGCAAAACGGTTCTGTGTATCACGACTGGTGAGGTATTCAATTCTGCAAAAGAAGCAGCAAATCATTACGGAATTAACTATATTTCTCTGCCTACTCAGATTTCTGGCAAGACCGAAACCTGCGGAGGTGGAATCAAAAATGTCAATGGCAATGGCATGAAGTTCTGCTATGTGTCCGAGATGGGATACAAGGCAAATGACATTGCCGACTACATTGTTGAATTGAAAGCAAAAGCAGATGCAAATATGGCCTATATGAAAGCGATTCAGGATACATACAATCAGTTTATGGAGGTGAAAGCAAAACAGGAAAAGGAAATGCAGGAAATGCTGCACAAAATGATGACACTCGTTGGTTAAGGAGGTAAACGAAATGACTGTTCAAGAGAAACTTGGAATATTGTATGCCTGGACAGAATGTTCTAAATGCACAAATTGCCTTGCTAGTAGATATTGTGTGGAAGGCAATCAAGCCAAATTAAACTTCATCAGATAGATTCAGGAGGACGTAGATAGTATCCTCGAACAACTTCCAAAGGCAAAGGAGGAAACTTAAATGGAAGTAAAAATTGTTCATGAGCGTAATTGCTACGTGGCATATGTAGACGGAAAGTTTTTCTGTACAGCAGACACATATGCAGAAGCTGCAAAGGAAATCAGCAAGGAGGAAAGCAAAAATGTTTAAGGTTGGAGACGTTATAAGAGCAAAGGCAATTACACCGTATGCAATTACAACCGATGGATGGACTGGAACCGTTCTTGTGATTGAAGGAAATAACATTTTTGTAGACGGGAAGAACGGAAGATTCTGGGTAGAAGCAAAATATTTTGAGCTGGTTAAACCAGCACAGATTAAGGAGGAAAATAAAATGGATGTAAAAGAAATCATTAGCAAAAAAGAAAGAGAAATGCTTCTGAAAGAAATGGAGAATCTGCTCGACAAGTATGATTATAACTACTCTGAAGATGCTCTGGACAAGATCATTGACACTTGGGCAGAGGATAAGGCAGACCTCATTACTGCTTTTAAGAAGCATCCGAACTATCTTGAAGACAAATTCATGATTGTATTTAGCCACAATTTCAGCAGAGATGTTGATATGACCGCAATTAACAATTTTAGAGAATGGCTCTTTTCCTATGAAGTGTCAACGGCGGTAAGAGAATTTATGCCAGAAGATATGAAGAAGTGGTGCATTAACAACGGAAAGAAATATCCAATAGAGATTTTCGCATTCTTCACCGATTTGAGACATATGACCGCTCAGTATATCTCAAGCGAAACCGCCGATACTGTAAATGCACTTTACTCTGACATTCGTGCAAAGGAAGGGCAAAAAATGAGCAGAGTTGTGAACAAACTGTGTGATTATATTGGGCTTACCAAGTTGCCCGATTATAATAGGGAATTTGCAAAGTATGCAGACGCAATCAATCCGTTGCAAATTACAAGGCATACCATTTTGTCCGTAAATCCGCTCGACTACTTGACTATGAGCTTCGGCAATTCGTGGGCAAGTTGTCATACCATTGATAAGACAAACAAGAGAGGTATGCCGAATAGTTATGAAGGAATGTATTCTTCTGGTACTATTAGCTATATGCTTGATGGAACTTCTATGGTGTTTTATACCGTGGATGCTGCCTATGATGGAAACGATTTCTGGAATGAGCCGAAGATTAACCGTCAGATGTTCCATTGGGGTGAAGATAAACTTATCCAAGGCAGATTATATCCGCAGGACAACGACAGCAATGCAGAAGGATACAAGCCTTACAGAGAAATCGTTCAGAAGATTATGTCTGAACTGTTTGACTTCCCGAACTACTGGACAGTGAAAAAAGGAACTGCCGAAGCAAGTAAATATGTTATGTCCGAAGGTACTCATTACAGAGATTATGAGTGCTATTCCAACTGCAATTTGAGTGTTCCAAAGGGAAGTGAGAACGAAGAGTGCATCATCGTTGGACATGACCCGATTTGTATCGAGTGCGGAGAAGAGCATGAAACACAAGATAATATCAATTGCTGCTCCAGCAAAACTATTTGTGCGGATTGTGGCTGCGTCATTGATGACGAAGATGAAGTTATCTGGATTGATGGAAGTCCGTATTGCAGAGATTGCGTAAATTATTGTGATTGCTGTGGGGAATATACTCTTGATGATATGACTTACATTGAAAGCGAAGACAGATATGTGTGTGATAATTGTTTGAACGAGTATTATGAGTATTGCAATGATTGTGGTGAATATTACGACAGAAACAACATGACATATGTGGAAAGCGAAGACGCATACTATTGTCAAAATTGTTTGGAAGATAACTTCTGCACCTGTGAATGTTGTAGAGAAATCTTCCGTAACAGAGTTATGACCGAGTTCGACGATGAAGAACTGTGCCCTGGTTGTCTTGAAGAAGCGAAAGCAGAAGCCGAAGAAGAAGAAAGTGCTGAGGAATCCACAGAAGCACAAGCTATGTAATGGAGGTAGTGAATATGAATAAAGAGTTTGAAAAGATTTGTCGTATGTCCCAAAAGGAACTCAAAAAATATGTAAAGCAAAATTTGCAGAAGTCGTATGATTCTGTGGTATGCCAGGATGGATTTGTGTATGCAGAAGGGAATTTTCCTGTGCTGCTGGTAGCACATCTTGACACCGTACACAGAGAACTTCCGAAGTTGATGATTTATGACAAGGAACAGAATATTATTTCTTCTCCACAAGGAATTGGAGGAGACGATAAAGCAGGTGTTTATATGGTTCTTGAAGTCATTAAGAGATATAATTGTTCCGTTCTGTTCTGCGAGGATGAAGAGATTGGATGTATCGGTTCTGGTAAGTTTGCCGAAACTAAGTTGGCAAAGGAATTGGATTTCAATTACATCATTGAATTTGATCGTGCCAATGCAAATGATGCGGTCTTTTATCAATGTGCAAATCCAGATTTCGAGGACTTCATTACAAAGGAATTCTACGAGAAAGCATATGGTTCATTTACAGACATTTGTGAGATTGCTCCAGTCATTGGATGTGCGGCAGTGAATTTGTCGGCGGGTTATTACAACCCTCATACAACTGACGAATATGTGAATCTTACGGAAATGGAGGAGAGCATTGAGGCAGCTTGTAAGATTCTTGAACGCACAACGGAAAACGATAAGTTTGAATATGTGAATCTTACGGAAATGGAGGAGAGCATTGAGGCAGCTTGTAAGATTCTTGAACGCACAACGGAAAACGATAAGTTTGAATATATCGATGAAGAATATGATTATGAAGATTGGGGGTATGCAAATGAGTATTACGAAGAGAAATATTATATAGTTGAATATACTGCTGCGGATGGTATGACAGAATGGTATGACACCATCGCAGTATCTAGAGAGGAGGCAATTGGCAAGTTTGTTATAGAAAACCCAAATGTCCCTTATGCGAGTGTTGAAGATGTTTGGGTTGACAAAGAATCTAGTAAGTATCTGTAAGAGAAGAAAAAGATAATTGACGAAACAATATAATAAGTGTAAAATAACTACGAATATAGTTTGTCCTATGGAAAATCGCTATTCTAAAATGTACATGTAATGGGACAAACTAATACAAAAGCAAAAGTAACAATACAAAATTATTGGAGGTAAGGTAAAATGAGAAAGTTCTATGACATTGAAACAAGAACAATCATTACCGAAGATGTTCTTGATGACACTCTTAAAGAGCTCAAGGAGTGTGATCCGTTGACATACGGAAATATCACCATTGATCAGTATATCAATAATTGCCTGACTATCCACAACGGAAGTCTAGAAGAAATTTAAGGAGGAATAAATATGAACGTATCAATGGAAATTAAAAAGGTAGAGGCAATCAACCGTATGAAGGAGCTTGGACTGTTTGCTCCATGTATCAAGGCATTTAAGGACAGAAACGAGGTACAGCTTTCTGAACCAACCGGAGGTTTGTATGAGTTCAGTAGCAATGCAGAACTTACTGCAAAGGTACAGGAATTTGAGAAGGAAAACAATGCACTTGTGTATCATGTAATTCACTCTCCTATGAGGCTTGACGGTGATGTAATGGATATGTACAACTTTTTGTATGTATCTGATTATCCAGAAGAGTACGAGATGGATCAAAATGATATTAAAGATGGTTATCCTCTTGCTTATGTATGGAATAGAACCGTTGACTATTTCAGCGAGTTTGGTGGTATCGCTGTAAAGGGAAGGTTCGGTGGACTTGTAAGAGTCTAAATTTTGGTGATTCTGACATATTGAATTTTAAGAGGGAGGTGATATAATAAGAATAAAGAAAAGGGAGTTGGTACGAATGGAAAACAAAGAACTACAAGAGGTGGTTGATGTAATACTTCAAACATTGCTTGAAATGGAGGAAAGATTTAATAAGAAATTCGATGCAATAGACAAATGGTTTGACAAGTTTGAGGCAAAGTCAAAGTAGGTATGGGGCATTTGCCCCTTGCTTATACAATACAAAATTATTGATAAAGGAAGTAATTTTATGGGTTGGACAAGCTATCATGTAAACAAAACATATAAAAACGGAAAATCATTTATAGACCGTAAGGCAGAATGCGATAAAATGTTCATAACTGATGCTGTATCGTGGGAAACAAATGAAGTCATAGGCAAATATGAACTTCTTAAGTCTGCCATGGTTGGCAGCACACACTATGCAGCAGTAAGAAAGACTATTTTTGCAACGGAAACAGAACCAGAAAGTGTCAAAGTTTTTGCGGCGATTACATTTACTAGAATAGACAATAAAGACTATTATAATTTTGCATATAAAGATATGGACGAGACTATGGGACCTTACGAAGACAAATGTCCAAAGGCAATCCTTGATTTGTTGACTCCAACCGAATATGAATATGCAAAAGAATGGAGAAAGCGTTGCTATGAAAATCTAGAGAAAAAGAAAAATCCGAACACACTTGCAAACTTACCAATTGGAAGTGTTATTAAATGCACATTGAATGGGAAGGAAATTGTGCTTGAAAAACATGACGCAGCATATCAGTTCAAGCGTTCATTTTGGAAGATGGTTGATGAGGCAAGTTATATTTCTGCGAAACATATCCCAAATAATTATGAGGTTGTAAAGAAAGGAGATAGTTAATGAATTGTTTGTATGGAACGGAAAGTGATAATGTGTGTGCTTATTGCAGAAGACATCAGAAAGGACTTACGGTACGGCAAGTTAGAAAGAAGGAATGCCTGAAAAAACAATGTTATTATTTGGTAAAGTACGAAAATCATTCGTGGTGGCAGCAAAGACAGAATATTAAAGCAAAAAGAAAAGCAAATAAAATCACTTATTAAAGGAGATTAAATTTATGGGACATTGTATTGAGATTAATGATTCTATGTTTAGTGCAAGCAGAGTTAAACCTTGGCACTATGAGCTCACAAAAGATCGTTGCAAGATTATTCAGGAGGCACCGAACAGTAAGGATGCTCTGATTGCAGCAGGACTTAATTGGACTGTTGAACAAACTCCTGTGTATATGAATGATGGAACGGAAATTAAGAACTATAAGGCAAATGTAAGAAGTGATGATAAGACTGTACTTGGTATTGTTACAGACAGATACAAGATTGTACAGAATGAAGATGCATTTTCTTTCACTGACGCACTTGTTGGAGAAACGGAAGATGGGGTTGTTCGTTATGAAACTGCTGGTTCTTTGAACGGAGGTAAGAGAGTTTGGCTACTTGCAAAGATGCCTACCAAGAAAGTGCTTGATGATGAGGTCGAACCGTATATGGTATTCTCAAATTCTCACGACGGGACTGGTGCAATTAAAATTTGTATGAGCCCTATCCGAGTAGTTTGTGCCAACACATTGAACCTTGCACTGAATACAGCACAGCGATCTTGGAGCACAAAGCATATCGGAAATATGGAAGATAAGCTTGAAGAAGCGAGACATTGTTTGGGCATGGCAAATATTTATATGGATGCCCTTAATAATGAAGCAGATAGACTTGCAAATACAAAGTTGACTAGAGATCAGCTTAATGAAATCATTAATGAGCTTTTCCCGATTGATGAAAATGATACGGAACGCAAAAAGACAAATATTCAGCAGATGAAAGATGGATTTTATATTTGCTATGCTATGCCGGATATTGCGAAGTATATGAATACTGCATATGGTGCTATTAACGCTATGAGTGATTATGTTTGGCATAGTGCCCCTAAGAGAAATACATCTACCTTTGAAGAAAAGAGATTTGAAAAAGTTCTTGATGGAAACATTTTATTTGATAAGTTTTATGAAATGGTTAAAGCGAAAGTGAGTGTTTAAAATTTATGGTAAATGTAAAAGAAGATATGACTGGATGGGCAATGGCAGAACATGGGGTACCAGATAGTAGATTAACTATTATTAAACAGATAGACGATTACATAGAGAAGGGTGGGAAACACCGTGACAGATGGCTCTGTGAATGTTCTTGTCAAGAGAAAAATAAAATTAAGGTTATTGGTAAACATTTAAGAAATGGTTTGGTAAAATCTTGCGGTTGCCTTAAAAAAGAAAAGGCATCTATTAATGGAAGCAATAATGTTAAAAATAATCCAGTTGACTTTAATAGTGAAGATTATGCAATAGGATATACTTTAAAGGGAGAGCCATTTTGGTTTGATAAAGAAGACTATGATAAAATTAAAGATTATTGTTGGTTTTATGATAAAAAGGGATATGTAACAGCAACAGAAAAGAAAACTAAAAAAACAATTTTTCTACATGTATTGATAATGTCGCCTGTTCCGAATGGTATGATAGTAGATCACAAACAGCACCCTCCAAGAAATGGGCACAAAAAAGACAATCGCAAAGAAAATCTTGAAATAAAAACGCAGTCACAAAATATGATGAATGCATCATTATCATCAAATAATACAAGTGGAGTAAAAGGAGTTAGTTGGTCAAACAAAGAACAAAGATGGAAAGTACGTATTGGTATTAATAATAAACAAATTTATATTGGCACATTTATAAATAAACAAGATGCAATTGATGCTCGTAAAAAAGCAGAAGAAAAATATTTTGGAAAATATAATTATGATGTTTATAATCTCTAATCTAGAAAGGAGACTAAATTATGTATATTGACAAAAAATATCGTAGCAAACTTGGCAAGGAAATGGATAATTATCTAAGGGAAAATATCCAGGATGAGGAAATCTTCTGGTATGTGTGGGCGACTATGGGAATGCCAGATGGTGCAACGGAAGAAGATTATGAGGATTTGGAAGACGATGAGTTCTGGACGGATTGTTTGGAAGCATTTATGAGATGCGTATTGCTTGATGCAGAAAATCATAAAGGAGATTAAAATATGATGCAGTTGATTCCAGCAGAGGAACGTAAAAATAAACGATGTCATTATTGTTGTACATGGCTATCAGTCAAGTACAAAATCCCCGTGGAAGAACTTGACAGAGTTTATTTTGGAATTAAAGAAGGCAATGTATATTGCTGCAATAAGTGTGCGGCATTACATTACAAAGGAAATAAGAACTAAAGGAGGATTTGAAAATGAATGTTAATGAAATGATGAGCATGATCGACAAAAAGGTAGGTAATGATAAGGACAGGGCAAGACAAAAGGAAATCGAAACAAAGAATAGATTTGATACTGCACTTGCAAAAATTAAAGAACTCAAGCCAAGAATTGATGATTTAATTAAACTTGCAAATTATGCAAAGGATAATGGAATTGACTTCAATAAAAGAGGATGGGGAGGACATGAAGGATATGATACTGGTATGTTCTATACAAACAGTTGGTCACACCTTGTAGGATTTGTAAATAGAGACCCGATTACACTGCTTGGAATTGATGCAGGAGGTGCTTGTGGAGACGTAGACTTTAGAACTAACGGAGAGCATACGTTTGGATTGAACAGAAATACAATGGCAATTGTAGAACCTAGTTTGTATCGCATGGAGAACTTCATTAAGAAGTTTGATGAGTTTGAAAGAGAATTTGACGCATACATTGAAAAAGTTTGTAAATAATTGAAGGAGGATCTTATTATGGGACAAAGACTTGTAACCACTATTAGATGTGACGGAAAAGATATTGCAAAAATGTACTATCATTGGTCGGCATATAGTGTAAGTGCTCTTAGAGAGGCAAGAGAAATTATTGATTTCATTCCAGAAGAAATTGATAGCGAAAGAAATTTAATCCTGAATCTAATTCACTTTTGTGAGCATAACGGTGGTGGAATTGATGGTGGGTTGGATAGTTCAGAATGGAAATACATTCAGGATATGTTCCCAGATGAAAAGTTTAAAGCAGATAATATTGACAGAAGCTGCGGTTTGATTGCTATTTCTGAAAATGGAATGAAAGAAATGGAATACTGGAGTGAAGGAGATATTACCATTGATCTAGATGAAAGAAAAATTTATAACGAAGTGTTTGGTTATTATAGCAACATTGAAGAGTACAATGATGATGCTATTGAATTTGGCAATGATATTGTTATACTAGAAGACATTCCAGACATTGGATTTGATCTAAGTGAAATTGAAGATTATGAAATCAATGATGTGATTGATGCGTTGGTAAACTTAAATGGTTTTGTGTGTAGACACGGAAATGATATTTATGAACTGATTGCTTAAAAATTGAAGGGAGATGCGTTATCATAGGGTTGGATATGTATTTGAATAGAATGCCTCGTTACAAGAATACTATTGCAAAAGAGGTAAATGCAATTGATGGTTATCTCGATTGGCTGAAAGCAAAAAAAGAAGGAAGTAAATATGCAAATTGTACACTTAATGAATGGTGCGGTGTTGACGAAAGTGAACTTCCGAGCAAGGATGTAATTGAGTATTATAAACAGTTTTATATTCATCGCTACTCAGCGTGGGACACTGAGCATAAGTATGGATACGATAGAATTATGGAGGAGGTTGGATATTGGAGAAAGGCAAATCAGATTCACGCTTTCTTTATTGAAAACGTTCAAGACGGAGAAGATGATTGTAAATATCACCATGAATGCACAAAGGAAATTCTTGAGGACCTGCTTGACAAATGCTATAAGGTTCTGACTGGTAGTATTATGATGCTTGGACAGGTTAAAAATGGACAGAAATATGTCGATGGCAAATGGGTTGATTGTATGGAGCCTGGGAGGGTAATTATTAATCCAGAAATTGCAGAGAATCTGCTTCCGTCTTGTGGAGGATTTTTCTTTGGAAGTACGTCATACGATGAATGGTATCTGGAAGATATTAAAGATACAATTGATATTATTGAAAATGTTTTGAAAACAACCGATTTTAAAACGCAGATGTTGTTTTATGTAAGCAGTTGGTAATGATACTTTCATAAAAGAAATGATGATATATATGGTAAAAACAAAAGATGATTTAACTGGTAAAATATTTGGTAGATTAACTGTAATTAAACAAGTAGATGATTATATAACACCATGTGACGGAAGCCACAGAGACAGATGGTTATGCTTGTGTAGTTGTGAGAATCATACAGAAAAAATTGTTCTTGGCAGCAATTTAAGAGGAAAAAATGGGATAAAATCTTGTGGATGTTTACAAAAAGAATCCGCATCAAAAGCACAATCAAAAATGAATCCAATAGACTTGGACAGTGAAGATTATGCGATTGGATACACATTGAAGGGAGAACCATTTTGGTTTGACAAAGAAGATTATGATTTAGTTAAGATGTATTGTTGGAGTTATGATTCATCTGGATACCTTACGGCTAGAGATAAAAATACAAAGAAAATAATTTATTTGCATCGTTTATTAATGGGAATAAACAATTCAAATTTTGATGTGGATCATAAACGCCATCCTCCAAAAAAAGAACATAAAGTGGATAATAGAAAATCTAATTTGCAAATTAAAACTCGTTCTCAAAATAATATGAATCGGTCATTAGATTCAAGAAATACAAGTGGAATAACTGGTGTATATTGGGATAAATCGAGGAATAAATGGAGTGTTAGTATTTCTGTAAATAATAAAAAAATTTATATTGGAAGATTCAATAACAAAGAAGAAGCAATTAAAGCTAGAAAAAATGCAGAAATTAAGTATTTTGGTGATAACAGATATGATGCTAATAATTGACAATACAAAATTATTCTTAAAGGACTTGCATAAAGTCCCCTTAATTTAAAAGGAGGTCAATTAAATGTTAAGCAAAGAAAAAACAATGGAAATATTAAAACAATTCTCGCAAGAATGTTATAACTTCTGGATAAGGCAAGGCAAAAGCCACGGAGAATCTTTTGAATTGATGCTTAAAGATATTGAATGGATTAAACATGATCCATATGAATCATGTGGCGAACTGTTAGATGAAGAAGCAAAGGCAGCATTTCTTAAAAGTGAAATGAGCAAGTAAAATGAAATACATTACAAAGAAACTAATTGAAGATGGACTGATGGCAAATGTAATTACTATCAAATTCAAAGACGGTGATTCAAGATGCTATATTGGTGATTGTTGGTTCAACATTGATAATGAACATGATTTTACCAATGCACCGTTTGGTGCAAAAACGGAAAGAATCAAACATGTCCTTGACGCTTTTTATGAATGTCCAGATGTTTTTCATGATGAATATTTATATTATTATCACTATCTTTGTGAACACATTTAAGGAGGAAAATTAAATGGATGATAGAAGCGAACGAATCGTAGAAGACATCAAGTGGACTATGTTTGGTGGAGAGGAGAACTTTAAACACTCACTAAAGTTTGCTTATTGGTGTGGAGATGGGCATTCTTTTGTAGTGAGAGATATTGGCGGAAATAAATATAGAGTATGTGTAACTAAGGAGGTAATGTAAAATGAAGACTTGGAAGATTCCTGTATGCTGGACAATGATGGGGACTGTAAAGGTTGAGGCAAATACTCTTGCAGAGGCAATTAAAATTGCCAAAGACGATGATGGAGTTATTCCTATTCCAGATGATGGAACATTCCTTGATGGCTCTTGGGAAGTAGATTGCTTTGATGAAAATTATTTGCGTGAATGGTACAACGGAAATCAGAATGATGAGGAGGAAATGTAAAATGAAATCTTTTGCTGTTGTATTTACTTATTCATTCGATACCGATTCTGCTGTTTATCTCTTCGATACGCAAGAAGAAGCAATTGATTATATGATGAAATCATTTGCAGAGGAACTCCGTATTGATAGAGAAGAAAATGGCTGGGATAGTGATGGCTATGTAGCAGAAGATAAAATGTATGCACAGATCATTACTCATTTTCCTAGCGGAGATGATGTAACGGAATTTCATGTTGCAAATGTTTATGAGGCGTAGAGAAATCTACGTCTTTTTACTTAACAAGAATACAAAATTAATGTATAATTAGAAAGGAAGAAAATTATTATGATGAACGGAATTGTTTGGGAAACAAATCACTCTGGAAAATTGAAAGGAATGAAAAGCATTGGCACATGTTGTGCAAACAATAAGTTCTGCCTTGCAAGACAGAAAGATAAAGATGGTGTGTGCTGTCATTGTTATGCAAACACATATATGAAGATGAGAAAGTCTCTTAAGGAGCATTTGATTGAGAATGGTGAAATCCTTAAGAGTAAAATTCTGCAAGGGAACGAGATTCCTGTGACAAACGACCTCATTTACAGATTTGAGGCATTTGGTGACCTTGAAAATGAAACTCAACTTATTAATTATGTAAACATTTGCAACAGAAATCCATATACTAAGTTTGGCCTTTGGACGAAGAACTATGCAATTTGTGACAGAGTATTTAACAAGAAGGGAATTGAGAAGCCAGAGAATCTTTCCTTGATAGTTAGCAGCCTTAAGATGAATGAGCCTATCGAACTTGATATGGGAAAATACTGGTTTGTGGATCATGTATTTACAGTATATGACAAAGACTACATCAAAGAAAATAACGTAAATGTTAATTGTGGTGCAAGAAGTTGTCTTGGTTGTCAGACTTGTTATCATAGAAATACCGAATTCTATGTGAATGAGAAGTTGAAATAACAATACAAAATTAAGGAGGAATATCGATGAACAAATATCAATATTATGTAAATGGAAAACCAGTCACAAGAAAGGAAATGATGGCAGAACTCAAAAATAAGTGTTATAAGATAATTCATACTGAATACATTTGCGACATTGGAATTAATACAACGGAAACAGATGAGAAAAAGTTTAATAGCTTTATGAGAAAGATTGAGCAAGGGCACATTGTGCTGATTGATAATAAGACTTTTCGTAGAAAGAAAATTTAAGGAGGTAATTACTAATGATCATTTATAAAACTAGGTATCAGGCAAAGAAGCACGCAAATGGAAATGAAGTTGTTGTAAAAGTTGAAGGTGGGTATGCGGTTATGGACGCAACCGATTATGGAGTATGGAGAAAGCAGAAATAAATGAATAAATATTTTGATCTGATTGACAAAGCAAATGACATTGACGAGCTGACAGAAATTGTAGAAGAACGTGCGGCATTTGATGATAATATTACAAACAAAGAGTATTGCGAGATTGTTGAATACGCAAATATAAAAATTAAAAATTGGAGGTATGAATAATGGAAAATATTATAGAAAAGAAAAGAGAATTTCTTGAAGACAATTTAAGTAGAATTAACGATCTGATTAGCACGAAGCTTGGTTTTAAAACAAATTTGCAAATTGTAGAAAAGAAAAATTATAGGGGTAAAAAATATTTTTCTATTGAAGATAATACAAACATTAGAGAAATGTGTGGTGTAATTAAATATGCATTTAAATATGTATATATTTATACTTCACATATTTTCTTTGATGAGGATGTTCAGAATATACAAATTGAATTTGATTTTGGTTATGTCCATATTGATGGTGGCATGAATGGAGCAGTATTTTGTAATTTGGTTATAAAAGATGGGGAAATCACAGAAGTATAAATTTAGAGACTTGTGAAAGCGAGTCTCAGTTTCATAAGAAAGGAAATTAATTATGAAAAACTGGTGGAGAATTCCTGCTGCACAGGATGCTGAGTATGATGAGTATGATTATTGTTATACAGAACTACCGACGGACGAAGCCAATTGGGAATGGTATTACAGGAAATGTGATACTTGTGGGAAATATCATAGGTTGAACTTTTATTCCAACCATTATTTTTACACGTATGATGGTTGGGATTCTTTTGACTATACGGATTGTTGGAAGTGCAGATTTGAGAATGAGGTTTGGAGAATCAAGAATAAAATTAAAAAGGAAATTAAAGCTCATAAGCTGGCGTTTTCTCTGTTGAACAGAAAACATTCTATTAAGAAAAATATTGAGCATTATAAACTTGGGCTTAAAATTGGTAGAAATTGAGACTCGTGAATACGGGTCTCTCTTTTTAATTGAAAGGAGATTAATTATGATTTTTACAAGCAGTGATTTTCAATGTCCGGTGACTGGGATTCCTGTTGTATTGCTTTGGAATGAAGATACTTATGTTGTTACAGCAGAAATCTGTTCCTTTGTATTGGAAATGTGGAAAGATAGTAATCCTCAATATTGTGATAAAGAAGCAGAAAATGAAACAAATAAATGGTGTGAACGATTTATTGGGTATGCAACATCTATTGAAGAAGCGAATGATATTGCAGAAAAATATGATTGTTGGTTTTAAGAAAGGAAAATTAATTATGGTTTCTAAAAAAATCAGAATGGTTCCAAAGATGTATTACATTGTGGATGGATATGAATTTGATGGGAAAGTGTTGTTTGAAATATTAAATAATATGGTTACATTTGGGCGTGATGTATTTATTGCTATGATTATCCTGACAAAATAAAGGAGCTTGTGAATCTTGAATATTTAAGTAAAGTGACTAGTAGTATATTAATTGTAGATAATAATGGTAAAGCAAAAAATATTTGATGAAATGTTGAAGTTGTAAAAGGAGAATAACAATGACTAAAACGGCGAGTACTAGAGATATTATTGAATACTTAGAAGCATACGAAAAGATACATGGTGTTGGTTCTGTAACAAGCATTGGTTCTGTTTGTTGTGGACACAGAGATATAGAATATATTTTTCATATCGAAGGAAAAGATCATTATGAAACTGCTGTTTCAATACCTACGGTATATGAAGAAGAATTGTGGTAAAATATAAAATACAGAAAGGACATCATGGTTATGACAGCTCAGGAAATGAAGATCGCAAAGGCAACCAGTCGTAGTGCTGGAGCATCTGCTATTAAGAACGGAACCATCCGAGCGGTGGTTCCTCTTTTTGTGGAAAGGAATGTAGATAAGAGCAAAACAATTCTGGATTTTGGTGCAGGAAAAGGAGCCACTAGTACAAAGTATCTGTTGAGTAATGGATTTGATGTTGTCGCATATGATTTATGGTGTGGTGACGGAGATAAACTACTGGACAAGTATGCTTTGAATAGGCAATATGATGTAGTGTTTGCAAGTAATGTCATCAATGTGCAGAGTTCTATAGACATGTTGAGAGAAACATTAATGCAAATCTATAAGGCAACTAAATATGGCGGCGAATTTATTTGTAATTATCCGAATAGTCCTAGAAAAATGGATATGGCGGCAAATGACATTGCTATGATCATCAATGATGTGTTTGGAAGTGTAGAAAAAGTTGGTGGAACTACATCTGCTCCAATTTGGAGAATAAGGAAAATGATGAATTGACAGAATAAAATTTTGAAAAGCGAAAAGTCAAACAAATACTTGACAAAACAAAATTAAAGTGTTATAATAAAGAAAAAAAGAAAGGTGATTTTAATATGAATAACACAAGAAGAAAAGAAATCGCAAAAGTAATTAAACAAATTGAAAAAATGGTATCCAGCATTCTGTCGGATGAAATGAGTAGCTATGACAATATGCCTGACGGAATTAAAGAATCTCAAAACGGATATAATTCAGAAGATGCCCAAAATAATTTGGAATGTGCGATTGATTCTTTGGAGGAGGCGATTCAGTATTTGGAGGAGATCGAATGATACGTGGAAATTGGTACGTTATTAAAACTAATGACGGAATAGTTGATGCACTATATACGGGGACTACGAATGACGGGAGACATATATTCAGATATCGCTGTCAAGAAAAGAATAAAACTATTCGCTGTTCCGAAACGGAATTAGAAAATATTATCGTAAGTAATCAAAGAACATATAATGGTATGGTAAAACATGTACCAAAAGATACTGAGATTAATGGATTATTTCTTGGTTGGATTTGGTATATTTTTATCATGATTGTTGTCAGCATTTTTAATGGAGCAATTATTGGTTGGGTTGTAGTTTCATTTTTCTTTTTTAAATGGAGAAAGAAAATCAAAGAAGAGAATACATTTTATACAAAGGAGTGAACATTATGCCTAGTGGAAGACTTGAAAACGAAAACAAAGAATTTAAAAAGATCGAAGAACAACTTGAAAATTTACCAGATATTTTCTCAGAATATTATTATGCTCTTAGAGCAGAAAAGAAGTCATATAGAACAATCCAAGAATATTTAAAATCCATTAGATCATTTATGAATTTCGCTACAAAAGGGAAAAGAAGCGAAAGTTTTTATAAAAACGTAAGACCAATTACTATTAATAAATATATGATTACGCTTGAAACGAAGACAAAACATGGCGAAGTAGTACCTACATCGAGTAATTTTCGTGCTGCAAATTGGTATGCCTTGAATTCTTTTTTCAGTTTTTTGGAAGAGAATGAATATGTTGATATGAATCCAGTTCCCAGAAAAAGTAGACCGAAGATCACCGATACTCCAGCCACAACATATTTGACCGAAGAGGAAGTCAATAAGATTGTATTGAATATTCAAAAAAACGCAAAAGAATCAATGGTAAATCGAGACCTTTGTATCTTTATGCTAGGAGTATCTACTGGATTGCGTATTGCTGCAATTACACAAATCAACATGGAAGACATTGACTTTGACAATAATATAATTCGGGTAATTGAAAAGAGAAATAAAACATTTGATGCTAGATTTAGCGCACCGGTAAGAAAGATTCTCATTGATTGGATTGCAGATAGAAGAAAATATTTTAAAGACGTTCCTAGCAATGCATTGTTTGTATCTCAAAAAGGAGAAAGAATTAGCTATGATATGGTAAGAAAATTACTGCTTAAATATTCTAATGGAATTACAAATAAGCATGTGACTCCTCATGTTATGAGACATACTTGTGCCACAATTCTTTATGAGAAAACAGGAGATATTTACTTGACTGCAGCACAATTGCACCATAGTAAAATTGAAACTACTGCAAGATATGCAACGATTTCTGATAAAAAGCAAGAGAAAGCAACAGAACTTTTGGGTGATATTTTTAAATAATCTTGACTAAATTAATATTGTACTGTATAATTTAAGTTATAAGGGAGTGAAGAAGGAGATGTATAATAAAGCGCAAAAAGAAGCATTTATGAAAGAATATTTAAAAAGCAAAGTAGTTGCGAAAACTAGTCTGTATGCAGTTTTCAGAAAGACTGAGCCGTTTGAAGAGAAACTCAAAAAAGACGCTTCGCAATTTACAAGGGAAGAAATATTAAATATGTTTGCACAATTTAGAGCGAAATCTGTAAATTCCTTATTAAATTACGCCATTATATTAAAGCATTATTCACGTTTGATGTGTGGCGAGAATGAGTATGAGTTAATAACAAAGGCAGATGTTGTTGATCTAATTGATAAGAGTGGAAACATATTATTAAGTAGAGAAGAACTTGATGATGTTGAGGCACAGTTGCTAAATTGGAGTGATAAAGCAATTGTAGAACTTCTTTGGGAGGGAGTCTCTGGCAAAAATATGATTGATATATATTCGGTTTCAGAAGAATGTATACAAGGTGAGACACTACATGTTAACGGGAAAGAATTCCCATTAACAGATAGGCTAAGAGAACTACTACCAAAAGCATTTGCTGAGGAAGAGGTCATGAGTTACGGAAATACAATGCGTATAGTTGAAGTACAGGGCAAAGGAAGATTATATAAAGAACGATCAAATACTAGGGGTGTCGATTCTGAAGATGTACATTTCCGTTATTTCTACCGTAAAATACAGATATTCAGAGAATATTTAGATCTACAAGGATTGACGATGAAAAATTTAAGTGCGTCAGGTATGTTTTATTATCTTCAACTTGGCATAAAGGAAACGGGATTGGCACTTAGAGAGTTTTTAAAAACTCAAAGGGGAAAAGAGTTGGCCATTCAATATGGATTCGCTGAAGATTATTATGTGGACACTGTGGCCCAGAAATACGAGCAATATATTTAATTATGTTGCTCATTATTTAAATGCTCACAATACAAAATTAACTAGAAAGTTATGGGAAACAGAACTAATGTTTGCATGTTATGGAAAAGTATAGTATAATATTTGTACAAACTTTAGACGAAGAAGGGGAGAAAAACATGAGACAATTAATCGATGCATTAAAAGGAATAGAAGGGGCAAATGTAGATATCCATACCGAGCATAAGCTCTTCGGCAAGCAACATATTCAAATGAAGTTTGTACCTGAAACAGAGGCGGGATGGGGGTTCCGTGTGCGTGGACAGGCAATCTATATTGATAAAGATGATGTTGTTTCATATGATGTTAACAACGGAAAGGTGGAAATTAATGGGGAAATGATGCATATTAAAATTGTTCCAAGGACTTGACAAAAAAGGAAATTTATGCTATAATGATGGCACAAGGCAAAAGGCTAAGTGCCTTTATTATGGTTAGAGGGGAGGTAGCGAAATGTCTGGATGACGTGAAGCGGACGGTATGAGAGAAGAACATAAGTATCAATGTCAGAAATGCGGCCAAATATGTTCAACTGACAGAGAATATAAAACAGAAGATATATATGTACGATTATGGTGCAACCAATGCAGAAAAGAAACTATACAATTATATGTTGGAAAAAATGATTTAGAATTTCACGAGTATGCAAATGTAAATCTTGATTCAAGGTTTTTTATTTATTGATTATTACAATACAAAATTAATATTAAAAGATGCAAAACGAAAGGAAATGACATTATGAGAGTTTACGACATCAGGGGGAGTACTTTTGGAAGAGGAAAAGACGTATGAAGAATTTATACAAAATATTTTAGATACACGTGGACGATTTAATTGTGGAGACGAGTATCACGAAAGACACCATATTAAACCAAGGTGTCTTGGCGGTGGCAATGAGGAAAAGAATCTGATTGATCTTTATGCTAAAGAACATTTTATAGCGCATAAGTTGTTAGCTTTAGAAAATCCAGAGAATATGAGCATAGCTTATGCATGGTGGAGTATGTCTATAGTAAAGAGCAGATATACAGGAGAAAGGTATGAAATTTCTGCTGAAGAATACGAAGAAGCAAGAAAATATCTTTCAAATATAATGAGTGAAAAAATGGTTGGTGCAAATAATCCATTCTTTTGCAAACATCATTCAAAAGAAGCAAAAGAAAGAATGAGTAGGTCACAAAAAAATAGATTCGAAAATCCAGAACATCATCCAATGTATGGGAAACATCATTCAGAGGAAACAAAAGAAAAAATTAGTAAAGCAAATTCAAACCCATCAGAAGAAACTAAACGTAAATTATCAAATGCCGCAAAAACAAGATGTAATGATGAATGGAGACATAATCAATCTAAAAAATTAAAAGGTCATTGGGTAGGAGAAAATAATCCAAATTATGGAAATAATAACAATGTAGGAGAAAATAATCCGAATTATGGCAAAGGGAAACGTGTGGTTCAATTATCTAAATATGGAGAATATATTACAGAATATATATCATCGTGGGAAGCACATAAAGTAACAGGGATTGACAATTCACACATTTTACGCTGTTGCCATCATACGCCAAGAAATAAGACAGCGGGTGGTTTTATATGGATGTTTAAGGACGAATATTTGGAAACAATACAAAATTAATAGGAGGACATATAAAATATGGATGTATTTGAGTTTTATGGAGAAATTAAGCCAATTAAAGAGACAGACAAATTTAAGCCAATCTCTAAGGTAGAGTATAAGTCTGGCTGGTGCAATGTAACTACTAATTTTAATGTAGTCAGTAGTTTTAACAGAGTAATGTGCCAAGCCAAAGGTGGGATGTGGAGCGATCCGAAGAAGAATTCGGTGAAGACATTCAGCAAGAGTACTACTGATGAAAACGGCAAGACAACTAAGGGAGAACCTATTACTATTGCCTGGGACAAGAGAAATGACCCGTCTGAAATAGACAGGGTTGCTGGGTTTAGACGTTATGTTGTAGATATTGGCAATAAGAAGATGCGCTATGCTCTACAGCACATTGTGGAAAGTGGTACTATTACTGAGGAACAGAAGGCAGAAACTGGTTGTGATACTGTAGAAGCCGCAAAGGAAGCTCTTGAGAAGAGTAATAATAAACGAAAAATTTTCATTGCCGAGTCTGATTTTGCAGAATACTGTGCAAAGCTTGTGCAGTCTGATAAGATTGCTGGGAGCAAGTTCAAAATTACTGGTGATTACGAAGTCCAGTATAGTGCAGATAAGCAGAAGTTCTACACTAATTATCATGTACGCAGAATCGAACTGATGGGCAATGACGTAGAAGAGAAGCTGACACTTAAGACAGAATTTTATTTTGGTGCAGATGCATGGGATGATAGTAGCTATGCAGAAAATGAAAAAGTGCTAGTTAATGGATTTGTTAAGTACTACGATTCTTCTGTCAAAGACTATGGGTTTAAACCTATGACAATTGTTGTAACTGGTACTGAGAAGAAGGTAAATGCACTCAAGAAGAAGTTTGCATGTGATGACGGTGCAATTAAGCTCATCAATTTAGACCTAGATGTGGTAGACGGTGCAGAGAGAAAGGAAATTCGCCTAGAGGATCTTGATCCAGAAGTTCAAGAGGATATCGATATGGGAATTTTAGATTTTGAAACAGTCAAGAGAGAAATGGGCGGCGGTATTGCTGGGCCTAGAGTAAGCGAATTGAGATTCGCAGGTTTGGGTAGTACCAAAGGAGCACAGGAAACTGTATATACCGAAGAGGATATGCACCCGGCTGTTGTGAAGGTTGAAGAAGAGGACGAAGAGGATGTTGACCTTTTCAGTGATGATGATGACCTATAAGGGAGATTAATTTTTTCCTCAGAATACAAAATTAATGGATAAAAGGAGATAAGAGTATGGCAAAATTCGGTAAGAAAATTAAGGTAAACAATGGAATGGAAAATTTCATGATTGGAATTATGGGCCCAAGTGGATTTGGTAAGACAAGTCTTATGTATCATGTGTGCCAAAAGAAATTTGGTGACGAAGGTTATATTCTTCTGGATCTTGGAGACGAGGATGGAGTTGCTGCAATCGATGGAGTTACCGCAGAACACGTTCCAACATTTAGGATGTTCAAGGAGATTGTTGACGATATTGTTAAGAATAAGAATACGGATTATCCGCAGTTGAAGGTAATTATTTTGGATACTCTTGATGCTCTATTTAATATTGCAGAACAATATACAATTTCTGCTTACAATAGAGAACATATGGGTGAACAGAACTTTAGACCCGCAACTAGCATTAATAGCGTAGAGGGCGGATTCGGACGTGGAATGGATCGTGTTGTAGATACTGTCAAAAAGGAACTAACTCGTCTAAAGAATGCAGGTGTAGGCGTGTGGTGGACTTCACACGTAAAGGAAAGAGATCAGACTGACTTGTTTACTGGTGCTTCTTATACTCAGCTTACCGCATCTATGACAATGAGATATTTCAATAGCATTCGTGATATTAGCCATCTAATTGGTTTTGGATATTATGACCGTAGCATTCAGAAGATTGAAGTAGGTGAAGTAAATCCTGTAACAAAGAAAAAGAAGACAAGAGAAATCACTACTTCTGAGAACCGTAAGATTAAGTTTAGAGATGATTCTCTCGTTGCCGATGCAAAATCAAGATTCTCTAGCATCGTAGATGAAATTAATTTGGATACTGACGAGTTCATTCAGGCAGTAGAAGCCGCAATTAAGGAAGCGTCTACTAGTGCTACTTCCACTCCTGCACATAAGAAGGTAACTCCTCCAAAGGAAGAACCTGTAGATGAACCAGAAGAAGATTTTGAAGATGATGGAACCGAACCGAAGGTAGCAATTGATGACAATAATATGCCTTTGGATATGGATGATGAAACCGAAGAAGAGTTCGATGTAGAAGAGGCAAAAGCAAAGCTACGTGAATTATTCAAATCTGGCACAAAGGAACAGAAGGCAAAGGTAAAGGAAATCCGTGGAGACAAGACCCTAGCTCAGATTAGCGACCAGGAAACCATCGAAAAGATGCTAGCTGTATTTGAATAAGCATTTTATGGAGGAGGCGGTGGGCAACTGCTTCCTCCAATGTTTATAAATATGAACGGCAAAGGAGGACAAAATGAGGCAAGTTAAATGCAGAAACTGCGGCACTTTTATTGACAAAGATAAAGCTGTTATTGTTCAAACTGCAAAGCAAAAGCTCTTCTATTGCAATGAAAATTGTATGAAGTCTGCCCAAGATAGGGAGATTATAGCACAAAAAGAAAAGGAAGAAAAGAACGTAGTATATAGGCTAATTTGTGAAATTATCGGACGAGAAGAGATAATCAATGGAATCTTGTGGAAGGAATGGGCACTGTGGAACAAGGTCGCTAATAATGAAAAAATTATACAATATCTTGAAGAAAATAAAGATTATTTGTGTGGTATTGTTTCTAAGCTAGATGATAAGGAATTTAATAGGATTCGGTATCTGAGTGCAGTATTGAAGAATAAATTGGGCGATTATAATCCAAAGGCAAAAGAGAAAGAGAAGCCACAACAAAATAAATCAATTCAAACAGAAAGCTCATTTGAATTTTTTGAACCGACAAGAATTCAAATTCCACAGACTGATAAACAAATACTGTGTGACGTGGAGGATGATTTATTATGAAAAATGTGTGGATTAGTGGGGTTGAATCAAAATATCCAGAATATTTGCTTGATGGTAGAATCAATGCAGAAGCATCTACTATTGGGCTTATCTGGAAAGATCCTCTTATTCTCGAAGAGACAAAATTAAAATCGTCTGACTTTTTGTCTAGAGATGGGCGATTCTATTTCGAAGTAGCGAAACAACTACGAGCAAAAAATGTAATAGATTTTAATGAAGTAGCAGTTGTCAGTAATCTTGAACCAGATATTCTTGAAGAATTTCAAGACAAAGGTGGATATAAAGAAATTAGTAATATTGCAGCCATAGTTTCCGAGAGAAATAAAGACAGTATTCTAGACAGTCTATCAAAAAACAATATTATTTTGCGCTTGTTTAATCGTGGATTTAATCTTACAAAGGAAATGAGTATCGGGGGAGAAAAGACCACACCGTTAGAATATTTTAAGGGGTTAAAATCAAATCAGATTATTGATTGGTATGACGCACAGCTATGTAAGGTTTATGATGGTGGTTATGACGTAAATCTTCTTGAAGATGAAGATATTTCTATCACAGATGAATTTATTCAAGACTTGGCAGATGAAAAAGAATATGGTATTCCATATGCAAAAGCTGGGAAGGATTGTAATGGAGAAGACATGAATGTTTTTCCATACCTTTCTTCTTTGACACTAGGCTTCACTAAACAAGCATCCCATTATCTATCAGGCTTTTCGTCAAGTGGTAAAACTTCATTTTGGAGTTCAGTGTGTATGTCGATGGCGCTTTCCGAAAAAGTGCTAATTATTTGTAATGAACAGTCAAGCAAAGTATGGAAAATGAATATGCTCTTATTTATTTTGTATAAGTATTATCACTATACTGATATTACAAAGAATAAATTAATGTCTGGTACGTTTAAGAACAATCCTAAGCAAGTGGAAATGATTAATAAGGCAAAAGATTATTTTAATGAACATTATAAAGGAAGAATTCATTTTATACAATTATCAGAAAATAATTTTGATGTTGTTAAATCTAAAGTTAGATATTATGCTCTCCAACTTGGTTATGGGGTCGTTATTTTTGACACGCTAAAAATTGCAGATTCAAATAGACGTAATGATAATCTTGCAGGTTGGGAAGAACTTGTTCAGTATAGTAGAGACCTTGATATTCTGGCAAAAAAACTTAACCTTTGTATGTGTTGTTCAGTACAGTTAGCACAAAATCAAAAGGGAAATTTATTCTTAGGAAGTCAGATGCTCTCAGGAGCAAAAGGCATGGTAGAACAGCTTGATACACTACTTTGTTTAAGAGATGTATATAAGGAAGAACTGGATGCGACTAACAAGTTCTACTGTGCTCCATTTCAATATGTTACGAATAAAGATACTGGAGTTACAGAAGAAAAACCATATGAGTGTGATCCTAAGTATTCATGGAAAATGTGTTTTCTTGCTAAGTCTAGAAATTCAGAAAATTCAGATTCAAGCGGAAAAGCACTTCTGTTAAAATTTTTTGGGCCAATGGCGGTTTGGTCAGAACCATGCTGGTGTAGACCAAAACATGGATGGATTACGGACAATAGATAAAAGGAGAATACAATGAAAATTTTTAAAATTTTTACTATGAAATTAGCAAGAGAACTTGGATTAAGAGGATTTAGACCTATTGCCACGGAACCTAATAGAAAGGCTCCTTGGTTAAACGTGTACTTATTTGAAGATTCAGAGGAATTACAAAAGGCAATTACAGAAATTAATCATTAAAATATATAAACCAAAGGAGACCAAATTATGAATAATGAAGAAAATAAAAATAAAAATAAAAATTTTACAATAGTACCAAATGATAATTCGAAACTATATGCTATAAATAAATCATTTAATATTTTACATGCATATATAGTAGAACGTGTTCGAAGCTTTGAGAAGAAAGGTCTGCCATGTTATATAACAAATCAACAGTTAGCAGATGCGACTGGCACTAGTGAAAAGACAATTAGTAGGGCGGTAAATTTACTTATTGACGAAAAGGTATTATGGGCAGGTTATCATTATAAAACAGAAAGCAATAATACTAAGGAGCAAAGAATACTAAGAATTTTTAATAAAGCGTTAGAAGAATACCATGAACAATTAGAGCAAGAAAAAGTGGATGGACAAATTGTCCAGAAGAGCTGGTCAGAATGTCTATCTGAGTCGGACAAAATGACTACCTTAGATGGTCAAAATGACCCATTAGTATATAAAGAAAATATAAAAGAAGATAATTATAAGAAGGACGAAGAATTAAATTCATCGTCTTTGGATTCGCATAATGCTCATCCAGAAGAAAATAAAATAGTACGAGATATTTTTGACGGTATTTACACCCATATATCTAAAAGTAAAAGAAGATCATTAGAAGAGATAGAAAATAGTGTATAATACTTTTTATATTTTCCCCCACTTGACAAACCCCAAATCTATGGTATAATGACAATACAAAATTAATTAAAGAAAGGTGGCAATTTTATGAATAACTACAACGCATACAACGCTGACATCAAGATTATCAACTCAGAGATTACTGTAGATAAAAACAATGACACCACTTATTTCGACGCACTTTGTGAGTGTAACGGTAATCAGCTTATGGTTAACTACATTGAGGATTCTGGCAAGACACCAAACGATTTTGTGTTTGCAGTACTAGACAACGTATATACCCACGCACTAGAGTATCTGTCCAATGTGCTATTGGATAACGAAAATGTATTTGTTAACATGTTCAGATGCAAGGATCATCCAACTGCATATGACATTTACTATGATTGCACGGATTCTTTTGAAACTCCAGCAGATGCAGCAAGATGGATTATGGCACATGGTGGCATTGTGAACAACGGACATTATTACACCGAAACTAGAGACGACAAAAAGACAGCGATTAAATTTTAAGAATAGATAATTAACAGAAAGGAGTTTGACAATGGGTGCTTAATGAAATTTTACAAAAATTAAACGAAAATTCTGATGCTATTGTCGAGCTTCTTGAATATTATGAGTGTGGTAAAATTAAAGTAAACACACGTGAGGTACGCTTTGCACGAGACGATAAGCCAGAGAGTGGACTCAATATATCAATTAGACTTGTAGATAATGATGCATGTCTTGTAAAAGATTTTGCACATAGTGAAGTCAACAATATTATTTCATGGCTATGCAAAGAGAAGAATGTAGATTTTAAATCGGTTTTATTAACTGTTAAACGTATTCTGCATTTATCTGATGATTGGAGACCACCAAGTAAACATCGTAAGCTGTTTGCTGGAGTTTATGATTCGATCATTTATAAGACACCACCAAGAATAAAGACATATCCAGAAGATATACTAAAACAATACGCTCCTATTGGAAATAAATTATGGTTGGATGATGGGATATCCCTAGAAGCACAGAGGAAATTTAATATTTGTTTTGATATAGAGAGTAATTCCATAGTCATTCCATGGTATAATCAATTCGGAGAAATAATTGCTATAAAAAATCGTATAAATGGAATCCCCGAGGATGGAATGAGTAAATATTATTATAGTATTGGTGGTTTTGTGAGTACTTCTCTGTATGGTCTGTCAGAGAATTATCCATATTTACAAAATACAGAAATTCTTATTGGAGAATCTGAAAAACAAGTTCTTCAACTTGCGACAAAAGGTTATAGAAATGCAGTCAGTTTGGGATCAAACAGTTTGTCGGAGCAACAAGCAAAATTACTTCTTTCTTTAAATCCAACAAAGCTTATCTGGCTATTAGATGAGGGGCTACCAAAGGAAAATACGTTAAGAAATGCACAAATAGTGCAAGAATATTGCGCTATGAGACAAGTCGAACAATATTGGTGGAATTGGGAAAATAGTTTAACTGTGTTAGAGGGTGCTAAAATGTCACCTGGCGATTGTTCTAAGAATGATTTTGAGAATATATTGAAATATGAATTAGAAAAATTAAATATTGGGGATGAAAAAATATAATATGGGTAGTTTTATAGATATGACAGGATGGAAAATGTGGGAACGAGGATTTATTTGGAAGTATGTTGAAAATCAAAATATTGACATAGGTGATGTGAATGAAGAAAGTATTAAAGGCTAAATATGATTGTCGTGATATGGATAATGGTGAAATTATAGAAACCATACTTAATGATAGAAAAATTGATGATATTCAGGAGTTCTTGCATCCAAGTGAGGACTCCTTAATCCCATTTGAAAAGCTAAAAAACATAGATAAGGCGTATGAAATTATTGATGATGGAATAGCAATGGGATATAAATTTTGCGTAATTTGGGACGAAGACCAAGATGGCCATGCTGCCGGAGCAATTATGACAAAATATCTACAAAGAGCTTGTGCAGATGTCTCATATTTTGTACACGACAAGAAAGAACATGGTGTACAGAATATAGATTTGGAAGTATTTGATGGGATAGATATTATTATTGTAGTAGATAGTCTTAACAATGATCCTAATATATATAAAAAAATTACTGACTCTGGATATTCTTTGATTGTGATGGATCATCATATTCCGAGCCAAGAATTATTAAATAGTAACGTTCCATTTGTTCTTATAAGTAGCGCAGTAGATTACCCGAATAGTCAACTGTCAGGAGCCGGTGTTGTTCTTAAGTGCTGCTTATATTTTGATGAAATGAATCTTACTGATTATGCAGATGATTTATGGTGGTATGGAGCAGTTGGGATAGTTGCAGATGTCTGTTCACTTGCAGAACCAGAAAATCGTTATATTGTCAGTAAGGGATTGAGCCAATATCAAAACCCAATTGTCAAGAAAATGATTGGTACTTATCAATTTAATACAGAGGCTATTCAATTTAGTATTGCCCCACTAGTTAATGCTGCAATCAGAACAAGACATAATGATTTGTCTGCACAAATGTTTTTGGCAGAAGATGATGATGAAATTGCTGAAATTTATCCAAAACTTAAAGCGTGTCGTGAAGAACAGAATGAAATTGTCAATGGAATGTTACCAGACCTTATGAAGCAAGGTGAAGAGCAATTGGATAAAAAGTTTATGGTGTTTTTCATTGACGAAACAGATGCGGATATAACGGGCTTGGTCGGGAACCGTTTACTATCAGAATTCCAGCGCCCCCTTATAGTAGTTAAAGATTATGGGGACACAATATCTGGTAGTATGCGCTCTATCGGAATTCCAGACTTCATGGCTATGGTAAATGATACCGGTCTAGCTCGTTGCGACGGGCATGAGTCAGCGGCTGGGTTTACTTGTGATAAAGATAAATTTGAACAATTTAAAAATATAATAGAAAATGAACTAACAGACATTGAATTTAGTGTCGATGTTGAGGCTGATATTGAAATTACAACAGAGCAGGTAAATGAACAGCTCATTAAGCAGCTTAATGCTTTTAATCGTATCAGTGGGAAAGATTTCCAAGCGGTTACAGTGCTTATTAGAACTGATAATTATGAAATAAGCACATTCTCTACGAAGAAGCATTTAAAGGTTATTGACGATAGTGGAGTTATTCTGGTCAAGTGGAACGATATGTCGTGGAAGACGATGAGTAATGAAGGTGAGTTTATTGGAGTTGGAACTTTGGCAGCTCCATACTATGGGCGCAACAAATTTTTGCAGCTTACAATGAATGACTATGTTAAGCTTGACAAATCAGAAAAATCGTGATATAAATGACAATACGAAATTAATGCAGGAGGTGCTAGAGAAGATGCGGAAAAGAGATTGTATAAAGAATATAATCGTGCGAAAAAAGATTTATATAATGACACAAGACAAAGTGATTACGAGGTGACGGCATGAGTAATTATACTGTATTTCATCTACACTCTGATATGTCGAATGGCGTAACCAATATCGATTCAGTTACTAAATTTCAGGAATATATTAATAGAGCGGCAGAATTAGGGATGACCGCTCTAGCTTTTTCTGAACATGGGTCTGTGTTTGGGTGGTACGAAAAGAAAGAATGTATTGAAAAAGCAGGAATGAAATATATTCATGCTGAAGAATTTTATGTAACAGAAAAAATTGAATTAGATGAATCTGGAAGTCCTATTAAGCTTCGTGACAATATGCACTGTGTGTTAATTGCTAAAAACTTTGATGGTGTCAAGGAAATTAACAGACTTGCAACAAAATCATTTAATAGAAAAGACGGGCATTACTATTATGCTCCACGTATTGAACTGCAAGATCTTTTAAATACATCTGACAATGTTATCGTGTCTAGTGCATGTCTTGGCGGAATTTTAAATCGTGGTAATGAGGAAGCTCAGAAAAAGTTTCTTAAATTCCTTATGCAGAATAAGCATAGATGTTTTTTAGAATTGCAGCATCATGATGTTGAAGATCAAAAAGTATATAATCTGAAACTTGTTGAATTGCATAATAAATATGGGGTTCCTATTATCGCTGGAACTGACACGCACTCTCTAAACGAGGAACATGCAAAGGGCAGAAAGATTTTGCAGCTCAGTAAAAATATTCACTTCGGTGAAGAAGATGGATGGGATTTAACCTTTAAATCATATGATGAGCTTTGTGAAGCTTATAAAAAGCAAGGAGTTCTTTCAAAAGAAATTTATTTAGAGGCAATTGAAAATACAAATAGAATGGCTAATATGGTGGAAGAATTTGAAATGGACAAACATACGAAGTATCCTCATATCTATGATAATTCTGAAAGAACTTTTAAAGACAAAATTAATAAAGCGTATAAAAATCATCCATATTTACGAGATAGATATCCAAAAGCAGAAGTTGTAAAAAAAGTACAAGAAGAATTTGCAGTATATAAAAAGATGGGGTCTATAGATTTCATGCTTCTTGAAACATATCTTCGTGAATGGGAAAAGAAAAATGGGATTCAATGTGGTTATTCAAGAGGTTCTGTGTCCGGTAGTTTAATTGCTTATATTCTTGGTATTACTCAGATGGATAGTATAAAATTTAATTTGAATTTTTTTAGATTTGCTAATCCAGACAGAGTAACAAATGCAGATATTGATACAGATTATTGTTCAAAAGATAGAGAAAAAGTTAAATATTTTCTACTACATGATAAATTGGATTTGCCAAATATTAAAACTAGTGAAATTATTACATTTAATACAATTGCAACAAAAGGTGCTATTAAAGATGTATGCAGAGCATTAAATATTTCGTTAGACGAAGCGCAAAGCCTTAGTGATTCTGTGTTGCCAGACGGTACTGTTGACGATTCTATTAGGAAAAAATATCCAGAGGTCTTTGAATATGTTGACATTGTATCTGGAACAATTGTTTCAATTGGGTCTCACCCAAGTGGTGTATTAGTAAGTGATAAAGAAATTGAGGCAGACGTTGGGCTTTGTAGTTTATCTACATCCGATTATCCGGTATCAATGTTAGATATGCATAGCCTAGATACACTATTTTATGTTAAACTTGATATATTAGGCTTGGATAATATTGGTGTAATTAATGAGTGTTGCAAATTAGCTGGGATTAAAAGATTAACGCCAGATAATGTCGATTTGCAAGATGAAAATGTATGGCGTAGTATTAGAGAAGATACTACATTAATATTCCAGTGGGAGTCTGATAGTGCTGCGGCATATTTAAAGAGATTTATGTCTGACGAGGTTATTACAAAAGCAAAAGCTCGAAGCAATGATTTTTCATATATTAAGTGGTTTTCATTTGGTAATGGGCTTTTGAGACCAGCATGTGCAAGTTATCGTGATGAAGTAGCAGATGGGATATTTTATGATAATGGTTTTAAAGAGTTGAATGACTTTCTTGCACCAGAGGCAGGAAGAGTTTGTATGCAGGAAACTATTATGCAATTCTTGGTTAAATTTTGTGGCTATTCAAATGCAGAATCGGACAATGTTCGTCGTGGCATTGCAAAGAAGAAAGGTACAGAACAGCTTCTACCGGAAATTGAAAAAAGGTTTATAGATTATTCTTCAACACACTATAACATTACGAGAGAAAAGTGCCAAGAAGTAATAAAACCATTTCTACAAATTATTTTAGCTGCCAGCTCGTATGCTTTTTCTTGGAATCATTCGGATAGTTATAGCTGTATCGGTTATATATCCGGGTATTTGAGATATTATTATCCTCTGGAGTTCTTAACTGCAGCATTTAATACATTTACGGATAAAGAAGATAAAATAGTATCAATAACAGAATATGCAAATAAGATTGGAATTAAAATTTTACCACCAAAGTTTAGGCACTCTAGAAGTGGATATCAGATGGATAAAGAAAATAATTCAATCTATAAAGGACTAGAATCTATCAAGTTTATGAACGAAGATGTGTCAGAACAGCTTTATGCTCTTCGAGATCAACAATTTAATTCTTTTGTTGATTTTTTAAATGTATTTCCTGGTAACTCAAGACAACGTGAGATTTTAATCAAATTGGGCTATTTTGAGGAATTTGGAAAAACATTAAAACTTCTTAAGATTTGCGACCTATACGATATGTATAATAGCAAAAAACAACTAAAGAAAGATAAACTTAATTTACCACTTGAGCTTGTCCAGAAGTATGCAACATCTGAAACCGCTAAACAATTCCGTTTTGAGCCAGAAGCTATGAATGCTATGTTGCAAGAAGTTGTATCGCTTATCCCAGATACAGATATACCGCTTCGTACAAGGCTTGAGGCCGAAGCAGAGTATCTTGGCTACATCTCATATGCCAATCCTAAACTTCAGAATGTGGGCTTTGTAGTCGATCTGAACACAAAGTATAGTCCAAAGGCACAAATTTATATGTTGGACACAGGCAGTACGATTACGGTTAAAGTGACTAAATCATTATATCAGAAATCCCCATTTGATTCAGGTGCAATTTTAAAATTTTATACAGAAGAACGTCAAAAGTCTACGAAGAATGAGAATGGTGAATGGGTAAAATTGCCTGAAAAGGAGTTGTGGATTAAAAACTATGTAGTTAAGATAGAGTTGTAAAATACCACTTGACAAATTAGAAAAACGTGCTATAATATCCTCATTCAAAGGGCGATTCAACAAAAACTTACGCATACTGCCGAGTCGCTTTTTGATAAATTCAAAGCACAATACAAAATTAAAGTAAATCCGAGGTAAAAATAAAAGTAAGTATAATCGCATTATTAGTAGGAATATTTTTATTGTTTAACGTAGTAACAGTTGGAGGTGATGAGGTTGCTTGTATAGAACCACCGGATGAAACAGTTCCAATAAGCTTGGAACCAGTCTCAACTGGAGACCCTTTGACTGAATATGAGGTTACTGTGCCACCAATTGAAAAAGAAGTTGTGGTTGAAGAGACTATTCCTGTGGTAGAAGATATTTCAGTAGAAGAAGCTCCAATTGAAGAAGTTCCTTCTGTAGAAGAGGATACATCTACGAGCAACTTCGAAGAAGAGTATGACTTCTTGGCAAAGCTTCTATATTGTGAAGCAGGAATTATGGGCTGGGAAGGACAGGTATATACTTGTTCTGCAATTCTAAATCTTAGAGATTATAGCGGACGCTCAATATGGGAAATGGGACATGATCTTAATACTTTTGCTGTGGCTCCTTGGGTAGATTATGCCGAGCCACAGGATATGCAGTATGAAGTAATTGATTATGTTCTAAATGGTGGTAGAGTCCCTGATATTTGTTTCTTTAGAACAGATTATTACCACGATTTTGGTACACCCGTGTGCCAGATTGAAAACGTATTTTTCTCAATGCCTTAATAGGAGGTCAAATATGATTTGGTTAATTGTATATGGAACAGTTGTCATAATTTGGGTAGTTGCAGAGATTATGATATATCTTATAAAACGGCATCGCAGTCACAGATCATATTTTAAAATAAGTATATATAGACTAGTATTAACATCTTTGTTGTGGCCGTTCACAATTTTTTATATTATTTTTCTTCTATGCCACTCAAAAAGCTATTGACAAATAGTGGAATATATGATATACTAATGACAGTTAAGAGGAGTGCAAAACTGATTCAAAAAAATCTCAGAAACCTCTTGACAAACAAGAAAAAGTGTGCTATAATACAGACAATGAATGAGACAAGAAACTTTCACCTTGGTTGGTTAAGAAAGTACTTGACAAATTCAGAAAACGTGTTATAATCACAGTACAAAATTAATGAAGAAGTGTTTGGAGTGATTGTTGATGGTTAAAGTAAGAGAAGATTTAACCGGAAAGCACATAGAAGGTACAATGATTACGGTTGTAAAACAGGCTGATGATTACATAGATCCATGTGGCGTACATAGAGCGCAATGGTTTTGTAAATGCGATTGTGGAAATCCAAATGAGTTTACAGTGTTGGGAAGTAATCTAAAAAGAAAACACACAGTATCTTGTGGATGCGTTCATAAATCTACAATGTCTGATTTATTCTTTAATGATTTAACAAATAAAAGATTTGGAAAGTTAAAAGTTTTGCATAGAACAAAAGATAAAGTTCTTTCTGATGGGTCTACTAGAGTACAATGGCATTGCGTGTGTGATTGTGGGAACGAGTGCGATGTGTTGGCTCAAAACTTAACAAAAACAAATGGCCCAACAAAATCTTGTGGTTGCTTACGAGTTGAAACAACAAAAGACAGACATCATAATGAAGTTTTAAATAGTGAAAATTTAATATCAAAAAAATCTAATTGGTTAGAATCACTTTTAAAAGATAAAGATGATGCAAATAAATATACAGTTTGGAGCAACGAAAAAACAGATTTTATATGTCCAGAATGTGGAGAAATTTTATACAAACAAATATGTGATGTTTATAGGAGACGCTCACTACATTGTAGATGCGGAGATGGAATTTCTTATCCAAATAAGTTTGTGTTCAACGTATTAAAACAATGTGGTATTAAAGTATCCCCTGAACATGTATTTGATTTTGCAAAAGATAAAAGATATGACCTTTTCTTAGAAGACTATAATACAATTGTTGAAAATAATGGGATACAACACTATGACGCATCAAAATTTTTTACAAAAGACACTGATAAGATTCAAGAAAATGATTTAATTAAAAAAGATGTCGCAATAAAAAATGGGATATCTACTTATATTGAATTGGATTGTAGAGAAAGTTCATTAGAATATATTAAAAATTCAATTATATCATCAAGGTTATTAAACATAATTGGTGTGTCTATTGATAAAATAGATTGGATACAAGCAGATAAATACGCAACGTCTAGTCTTGTAATTAAAGCAGCAAAAATGTTTAATAATGGTATGTTGCAAAAAGAAATTGCAAAAGAAATGAAACTTTCAAGTAAAACAATAACAAACTATCTTAAAAAAGCAACACAATTAGGAATTTGTGAATATACACCAAAACATTAAAAGAAAGGACAAAAAGAAAATGGCTATTAAGTATGTTAATGTTCCTGAGCAGAAAAAGACGATTGCAATTCTTGAAAATTGCAAATATTCCGCTGTCAATCAGATTGCAAAGATTATTGGAGACACTGATTCAATGTGTTTTAACCCAAATAAATATCTGATGAACGATGTCTATCGTGCAGTTGTTGTGTGTCATCCTGATGACGAGTATAGTCTAGAAGAGGGCAAAAAGCAGGCTAAGAAGAAGCTGCTAGATCATTATTATGAAGCACTAGATAAGAGGGTCGATATGTGGGTAGAAGATGTTAACAAGCTTATGTATGAAACCGTATCTCGACTAAGCGCCGAAAGACATTCGGAAAAGTTCTAAAAACCTCTTGACAAATACAAAATTTGTGATATAATACAGATAGTTCGAGACAATACAAAATTAATGACATAAATGAATGAGGTGACTAAGCTTGATAGAAGATTATACAAGCTTATCTGAACAAATTCAAAAAGATACACATGACGAGGCAGAATATGTAGAAATTAAAAATCCATTTGGTTTTATTTATATTACAACTAATTTGATAAATGGTAAAAGATATATTGGACAAAGAAAATTTTCTGATGGATGGACAACATATCTTGGAAGTGGGAAAAGATTTAAAACCGCTCTGAAAAAATATGGTAGAACAAATTTTGTTAGGTCGATAGTTGATATAGGTTACTCACGTGAAGAACTAAATGATAAAGAAATTAGTATAATAAAATTTTTAAATGCAGTTGATAGTAGAAATTTTTACAACATATCAGAGGGCGGAGAAATAAAAGGAAAAAGTGGAAAAGACGCATATTGGTATAATAAAAAGCTTCCAAAAGAAATGGTAGAAAAGGCAAATTTAAAAAGATATAAACCTGTTTACCAGTTCGACTTAAAGGGTAATTTTATTAAACGTTATGAGTCCGTAACACACGCTGCAAAAGAAAATAATCTTAGTAAACAAGGAATAAGTAAGTCATGTAATTATAGTAGTAAAACATGTGGTGGTTATTTTTGGTCATATAGTGACGATATTGGCTTAAGAAAATATGATCCTACCAAAAATCACAAGCCAGATGAAGTATATCAATATGATTATGACGGTAAGCAATTAATTAATATTTATGTATCTGTAAAAGAGGCAAGCAAAAAAACTGGAATAGCTACATACAATATATACGCTTGTCTTTCTGGTAAGAGAAAACATGCTGGAAATTTTACTTGGAAAAAGGAGTAATTGAATTATGAGTACAAAAGAAACATGCACTATCCACAAGGCACTTGCAGAACTCAAGACTATGGATGATCGCATTGCTAAGGCGATTCGTGAGACTTCTTATGTCCTTGCAGTTAAGCATTCTGCAGAAAAGATCAACGGTATGACCGTTAGTAATTTCAAAGATAAGATGCGTAGCGGCTATCAGAAGGTGGCAGATCTTATTGCTCGTCGTGATGCAATGAAGAGAGCTGTGGTTCTTTCTAATGCGACCACTAAGGTTAAGATTGGTGACAATGAATACACAGTTGCCGAAGCAATCGAAATGAAAAATCATGGCATGGAGTTTAAGAGTGATCTTCTGCGTCAGATGAATTTGGCATACACAACCGCACAGAACGAGCTTATTCGCAATGGCGGTGAGGTTCTTGAAAAGAAGGCCGAGCAGTATGTTTTGGCAGTAATTGCAGCACAGCCTAAGGATTCCAAGATGTCTGTTGATAGCGATGCAATGAAGACTCTGCGTCAGACTTACATCGACAACAACACTTATGATCTCGTAGATCCTATGGATATCGCAAAGGTTATGGAAAAGCTTGATGCTGAAATCAATGAGTTTAATGCAGAAGTTGATGCGGCTCTAAGTTGCAGTAATGCACTAACTGTCATTGAGTTTGAATATTAATTAATGTACTTGCTGCTTACCGAAAACCTTAAACGACTACTTATCTCTTCTTTTTGCCACTTAGAGTGATATGAATAAGTTAAAGAAAGTGGATGCAAAACTTTATGTACTTGAAATACATAAAACTCTATGCTTACAGAGTTTAATACTAAATGTTATTAATAATATTTTATTAAAAGACTGTAAAGCTTAAAGTTAAAAGTTCAAGACTTAAGGTTCAAGGATCAAAGTTTTATTTTGGTCAAAGGTCGTTTATTAAAGGTGTAAAGAGGGCTAAGAAGTTTTAATAATGTACTTGATGATTATTAAGCGGAGCCCACAAAGTTTTACAAAATCCATGGTAAAAGGTTTGGGTGAGTGGTCAAGGCCCATATGGTTGACCTCGTGGCTGGTAAGTAGCAAGTATAAGATATAGTGCTGGGCACCACTTTAAAGCTGCCCGACGATATGCAGGTGTGTCGGAATTGGTATACGAAACAGACTCCACTCATAGGTTAAAGCTATGAAGGTTGGGTCGCTATTTTGGAAACGAAATAGTTAGTAAACTCCCTAATTCTTGGAACGCTAAGTCTTAATAAGATACGCCAATCAAGAGCTAAACGAACTAAGTTCTAAATGTGTAGAGACTATAGAGGAGTTACCTAAACTTACACAAGCAAGCATGGTTATAAGATAGTCCAGACCACAAACACCAAATGGTGGCCATGAAAATGGTAGGGGTAAGTAAAATCTGTCGCCCGTAAGGGATTGAGGGATCGTGGCCCTTCACCTGCACCACCTGAGCAAATGGCATAGTGTTATGTGCGGTTGGCTGACCTTAAAGCTATTACACATCCATCCAAGTGTGGTTTGTGCTGAGACCGATAATGAGGCGGTTGTCAATAATACCTCATTACAATATGCAAGCGTAGCTCAACTGGATAGAGCGCCTCGCTACGAACGAGGAGGCTATGGGTTCGAAACCTATCGTTTGCATTTTTTAATATGGCGGTGTGATGTAAAGAGCATCGATGGTCCTATAAACCATAGCGCTCCAGATTAGAGCCGTGTCTCGGGGCAGTACCGGGCACCGCTACCAGATTCCTTGGCATGAATAAAAACTGCCATTAATATTGCGGGGTAGACAAGTAGTTAAGTCGCCAGTCTCATAAACTGGAAATCATTGGTGCAAATCCAATCCTTCGCAACCATATCCGCTGAATCTGGAGGAACCAGGTGGGTTCGATTCCCACAAAGCGGAGCGCATGACACTGCGCTGTGTCACTTTGAAGGAGAGTAATTCCTTAAAGCATTAGGCTCTTAACTATCAGCCAGTTAGCAATATAATGCGAGATAGAACATGAGCTTTGGGTCTATCATTTACATATTGGGAGTTCGAACAATCGGTTAGTTCTGCGGACTTTGACTCCGTAAATGGGGATTCGAGTTCCTCACTCCCAGCCATAACCGCCTGATGTGTGCCAGCGGTATAAAAAATGGTAAACATCCTTCAAGGGTAGGGGATAGGAAGACCTGAATTAACAGGGAAGTTGAATCCAGCCACTTGGAGTGAGTCCTATAGCCCATGATACTAACGGACTATGCGTGAATGGACACTACTTGAGATAATATCAAAACAGCAATCCTAAAAAGTATCTGAAACGCTAGGCAAAATTTTATATGGCGCTATCGTCTACGTTTGGCTAGGACATAACCCTTTCACGGTTAAAAACCCGGATCGTCACCGGGTAGCGTCACCATTAGCACCTATTGGGGTTCTCGTGCATTAGGTTAAATTGCTGCCCTTTGATGGTAAGCGGCTAAGTTGATTGACCCACAATCAATGAAAGAGAACGAGCTAATTACTACTAAAAGTAGGATAAGAGTAGATGACTGGTAGTCAAAGATTACACAAAGCTTCGTAGGCTGGACGGAAGCATAGCAGGTGATTAAGAGCTATTCCTGCATAGGTTATAGAGAGAGCCGGAAGACTCTAGTGCGCACGAACTCTGTGGCCAACATACTTATCGTTAAGTATTAACGGCGTGACTGCAACAAGATTGTAGTCCATGGGCGAAGATAATACATTAGAGGGCTATCTTCTCTAATGTAGAGGAGCTATTGCGTAAGGTTGTGCGGTTCCCATAGGATAGCAAAAGAAAACGCTCATAGGAAGTATCTGACGTGAAAAGCGTCTATTGCAGGTGTAGCTGCTGAAAATTAAAGAACGTTTATCGTGTCTTCGGATGTAACTACAAAAAGTAGGGGTAGGCTTAAGAGAGTAGATACAGGCGAATCCCCACCTCCGTCTTCTGAGTAAGCCATTTAAATGATCCCATCACGCCTCTGTTTAGCATTGCAAGCGCAACCCAATGGGACTTCTGAAGAAAACCGAAATCCTTGTTTTCGTATTGGTAACTAAATGAAGTTGGTCATCAAATGGTTGTCATAGCTTTAAGGTTGTAATGTAGCTATTCAGTAATTGATTACTGACCATATGATATTATTGAATAGCGTATATATGGGGTAGTAGTTCAATTGGTAGAGCGCCAGATTTCCACTCTGGATGTTTGCGAGTTCAAGCCTCGTCTACCCTTCCATTGCGAAACAGAGTAGCATTGAAGAACTGTACGGGTCGAGTAAGGAACCAACTGTAATTGCCTGAAAGAACGTGTCGTGTTGCCATACGACTTTAAATAATGATAGCGACATTAGGCGGTGTAGCACGTTATGAGCGAACCCCATGCGAAAGCATTGATGAGTGGGTTGGTTGTTAGTTATCCAATCATAGAAAAACTATCTTATATGCGTCGTTAGCTCAGTTGGTAGAGCAACGCCCTTTTGGGAGATTAGCCTAGTGGTTTAGGCAACGGACTGTTAATCCGTCTAGACAAGTTCGATTCTTGTATTTCCCGCCAAAGGCGTGGGTCTGGAGTTCGAGCCTCCAACGACGCACCAACGGAAAAAACTTGTTGTGGGCAAACTTACAAGTTACCTTTTTGACCCCACTTTGCAATTACTAATTGCCGTGTCGAATAGCTCTGTTCGTTATTGGAGAGCAAGCAGAAATGGACTTATCGAAATAAAGCAGCCGGGGGTACTGGTGGTAAGCTGAAGGTAAGTTGAAATGAAGTCTTTGAGAGTAGCTAACTCAAATTCGAAAGCAGGTTCTACTAGTAAGAAATGCTAATATCAAAAATTCCAATGAAGCAAAACGTTGTAAAGCAAGCCGTAACCTACTGGTCAGTATAAGTCTGTTAGCGTTAAGTGTGGGAGATCTAAATATGGCGGGGTGCCGAAGCGGTCATAACGGCCTAGACTTGAAATCTTGTGTGTCGGCTCGTATCCGACCCGTGGGTTCGAATCCCACTCCTGCCGCCATGCGTGGTTGTACGAAACAAAACCATCTACCACGATTCAAAAAAGGATAAATGTGTAGACTGGCATTACTTTATTGCCACCATAACGAGGTGTAGCTCAGTTGTAAGAGCGCTTGATTTGGGATCAAGAGGCCGCAGGTTCGAGACCTGTCACTTCGACCACATAAATTAAATACAAGAAAGGATTTTTCATATGACACCGATTGTAGATTTGGATGTATATACTGCTGGTATGAAGAAGGGCATTCAGGATAAACTATGGTTTATGGATAAACTTGATGGCAAAATTGATTCAGTTTATGACTACGGATGTGCAGATGGTTCACTTTTGAACGAAATATATAAAACTCATCCAGAACTAAGTTTATACGGATATGATAATAATGAAGAAATGTTGGAAAGAGCAAGAAAGATTTGCCCATTCGCAGTATTTTCCAATACTCCAAGGCTTAGTTCTAGAGGAAAATCTGTTCTTGTTGCTTCATCTGTGTTTCATGAAATTCACTCTTATTTTATGTATCCTCAACAGGATTATCTACGTATTTTCGATAGTGGCTATAAATACATTGCCATTCGTGATATGTTCTATACAGAATCTTCAAATCACTTAACAAATGTATCTCAGCTTGTGTCCGTTCTTAATAAAGAGCCAGAAGGTAAGATTAAAAACTTTGAGGGTTTTCATGGTTCTCTTCTTAATAATAAAAATTTCTTGCATTATTTATTAAAATATCGGTATCAGATTAATTGGACACGAGAAGTTGCCGAGAACTATTTTCCTCATAGTTTTGAGGAATTTCTAAATAAGATTCCAAATACATATAAAGTTATTTTTGCATCTACTTATACACTTCCATTTTTGAAAGATAGGATTTATGAAGATTTTGGTTTTCAATTGGAAGATACTACTCATGGGAAAATTCTTCTAGAATTAAAATAAGAAAGGAGAGATAATATGAAGTTTGCAAATGCTATTGAAGTAAATGATTTTCTTCGTACTGTTGATTCATGTGAAGGAGAAGTCTGGATTACATCACCAAGAGGGGATAAGTTTGTACTAAAGTCTGTATTCTCTCGTTATTTGGCAATGGCCGCTCTATTGGCAGAGCGTGGAGATGAGCTAGAACTGTTTTGCCAGTTGCCGGAAGACAGGGCAAAGTTCTACAAATATTTTAATGAACATCCAAATGTAAATAATTAAGGAGGAAACAAAATGAATAATACTATTGAAGCACTAAAGATTCGTATTCACGTACTCAAGCAGCGTGATCCAGTAGGTAATGCTGCAATTATCAATAAACTAGCACGGCGTGTCCGTAAGCTTGAAGCTCAGGCATCTTAATTGATGCCAATATGCCCCAGTATCTCAACTGGCAGAGGACTTGATTTGTAATCAAGGTGTTGCAGGTTCGATTCCTGTCTGGGGCTCCAAGATATAAAGATCACATACTTCACGGTGTGTGATCTATTTTTTTAATTACCTACTTGACAATACGAAAATATGCGGTATAATAACAGTACAATATTAAAGCGAATTAAGATATCATATGAAATGGTAAAACAAAATTTTTTAGAAAGGAGTAAAATAGGAAATGCTAAAAGCATACAAATATCGAATTTATCTAAATAAAAAGCAAGAGGAACAGGTACATAAAACATTTGGTTGCTGTCGATTTGTTTATAATCAATGTTTATCTTTAAAAATTGATAAATATAAAAATGAAAATATTTCACTGAGTAAAATTGATTTAAACAACTATTGCAATAGAGAACTCAAGAAGGAATATGAATGGTTAAAAGAAGTAGACAAATGGTCATTGACTAATTCTATTTATAATATTGACTCAGCTTATCAAAAATTTTTTAAAGAACATACTAGTTATCCAAAATTTAAAAGCAAAAAGAACAACAAAAAGTCCTATAAAACAAATTTTGCAAATGGAAATATTGATGTTTCTTTTGAAAACAATAAGATAAAACTTCCAAAACTCAAATGGGTAAAGGCCAACGTACATCGTGAGTTTGTAGGTAAGATTAAATCAGCTACCATATCACAAAATCCATCTGGAAAATATTTTGTATCTATTCTTGTAGAAACAGAACATATTCCAATGGAATCAACTGGTGCAATGATTGGCGTTGATTTAGGCATTAAAGATTTACTTATTACCTCTGATGGAGAAAAATTTGACAATATTCATACTACTAAAAAATATGAAAATAAGTTAGCAAAAGAGCAAAGAAAATTATTCCATAAAGTAAAAGGAAGTAAGAATTGGAATAAGCAAAGAATTAAAGTAGCAAGAATACATGAAAAAATTCATAATACCAGAGTCGATAACTTACATAAAATTTCTCATAAACTTATCAGCGAAAACCAAGTGATAGTAAGTGAAGACCTTGTTGTAAGTAATATGGTAAAGAATCGTAATCTTGCAAAAGCAATTACTGATTGTGGATGGTACGAACTAACAAGGCAATTATCTTATAAAGCTGAATGGAATAATCGTCAATATATTAAGATTGGTAGATTTACAAAATCAAGTCAGCCTTGCAATGTATGCGGTTATATCAATTCAGATACAAAAGATTTGACTGTACGTCAGTGGACTTGCCCAAAATGCGGGACTGTTCATGATAGAGATATTAATGCTGCTATCAATATTTTAAATGAAGGGCTGAGACTTTTAGAAGAATCAGCGTAACAATATTCAGTACGGTAGGAACTATCGGAATTTACGCTTGTGGAGTTAGTAGGTTACGAGGACGATGAAACAAGAAACACCGATGCTTTAGCTTCGTGTGTAGTTCACAGGAAGGTGCATATATGCAAACAGATAAATATATTTTAATTTTTAAACATAAAGGAGTTAATAAATGGATTGACGCAGATAATCTATCACTGCTTAAAACAGTGCCGAATATTTGCGAGTGGATGACAGAATACAAAATTATTGACAGCACAACTGGAGAGGAGGTATAAAATGAGGTGGTTTTATGGTTAAAGTGAAAGAAGATATGACTGGTTGGAATATGTGGGAGCATGGAGTGCCAGATAGTAGATTGGTCGTAATTAAGCAAGCAGAGGATTATGTTAGAAACAATGGTCAACGAACTGCAAGATATTTATGTGAATGCAATTGCGAAAAACATAAACACATAATTGTTCGTGCCGATATGTTAAAAAGTGGGCGTATAAAAAGTTGTGGCTGTTTAAACATAGAAAGTGCTATTATTACCGGTTGTATTAATGGAAGTAAAAATCATAAAGAAAATGTATATAATTTAAATGGAGAATATGGGATAGGCTGGACTGCAAATACAAATGAAGAATTTTATTTTGATTTAGAAGATTACAATAAAATTAAACATTATTATTGGTATGTAAAACAATCAAATAGTGGATACAATAGATTGATAGCATCAAGTAGGTCTTATGATAATTTTGATGCAGATTCAATATCTATGGCAGAATTACTTGGTTTTAAAGAATATGACCATATTGATAGAAATCCATTAAATAATAGAAAATCAAATTTTAGAATTGCGACAAAATCACAGCAATGCATGAATCGTAAAAAATTCTCAAATAATACATCTGGATTTGTTGGTGTTGGATGGCGAAAAAGAGATCAAAAATGGTGTTCTTATATTCAAATTAATGGAAAAACAAAATCTCTTGGATATTACAAAAACAAAGAAGATGCAATTATAGCTAGACTTAATGCAGAGTTTAAATATTATGGTGAGTTTGCACCACAACGAGATTTATTCAAACAGTACAAAATTAATAGGAGTTGAAATTTTATGAATAAGTCATATTTTTTTGATAATTCATCTACAACTCGGCCATATAAAGAAGTTGTAGATAAAGTATCTGATGTAATGTATAACTATTATGGGAACCCTTCTTCGATTCATGAATTAGGTCAAGATGCTAAACATATTATTGAATATGTAAGAAGTCAAATTGCAGAAGATATTAATTGCGAACCAAACGAAATCATATTCGTATCTGGGGCATGCGAAGCAAATAGTCTATCATCTACTGCGTTAAATAAAATATTCACTACAAAATTGGAACATAAGTCTATTGAGCTTGCATTTAAAAATCCATTATACTTTCACAACGATCAATGTGGCAATATTATATTAGATAATTACGCATTATGCAAACTTAGAACACACAATTGGTTAGTTTCTGTTTGTGGGGCCAATAGTGAAATTGGGGTTATACAAGATATTAGATCTATTTCTGAATTTGTACATAAATATAATAATATTCTTCATGTAGATGCTACGCAGCTTTATCCGGAGCAGAATATTGATGTACGAAAACTTGGTATTGATTTGATGTCTGTGTCTGCGCAAAAGTTTCATGGGCCTCGTGGCGTTGGGTTTTTATATTGTAAAAACGGTATCAAATTAAGACCATTAATTTATGGCTCGCAAGAAAATTTTAAACGAGGTGGTACATATAATACTCCTGCTATAGCTGGTATGGGGAAAGCGCTTGAACTTACACGTAATAATCAAGATCAAAATAATTCTGTTGTTAAAAATCTTAGAGATGAATTAGCAAGTAAGCTCCTATTGATCCCAAATGTATCTTTGAATGGGCCAAATTTAAATGATAATAGATTAGTAAATAATTTGTCTCTTTGTATAGATGGGGTAAAAGCAAATGATTTAGTAACAATGGCAAGTATGTACCATATATGTATTAGTGCTGGGTCTGCTTGCAGCAGTGGAGAAGCTATACCAAGCAGTACATTAAAAGCAATTGGATTGACAGATTCTCAGGCATTAAGCAGTATTCGTATTTCTCTATCTCATCTAAACACAGAAGAAGAAATTGACTATGTATCCGATATGCTTCCTAAAATTATTTCCAGATTGCGTCAGTAAGGTACTTGACAAATAACAATTCCATGCTATAATAACAATACAAAATTAATTGGACACAAACACAAAGGAGGAAAGTGTTATGGCAAACAAGGAAGAACTAATTCAGCATATTACAGATTTATCAAAGCGCAAGCCAGTAAAAAAGTTTAAGAGCGATAAGGGCTATGATAGAGTGAGAGATCGTAAAGACAAACGATTGTATGAAGAGGAAGACGAGAACGAGGATGCTATCAAAGAAGGATAAAAGTTATTTCAGGGCAGCAAAAGCTGTTAGTGAATTGTCCGATTTTAAAAGAATAAAAATGGGATGTGCTCTAGTTTATAAGCATCGAATTATTTCCAGTGCTTGTAATTCTCAATGCACCCATCCAATTCAACAGAGACTTAATAAGGAACGATTTGAAGAAGAAACTCCTGCAAAGCTACATGCGGAAGTTAATTGTTTGTTGCCATTGCTTAAGAATAAAGATATTAAATGGCGAGATTGTGAACTCTATGTATATAGAGAGTATAAGCGTGGAGGGTTAGCGATGAGTCGCCCCTGCGCCTCATGTCAAAAACTAATTAAAGAACTTGGCATTAGAGTTATCCATTATACGACTGACAATGGATATGCCACAGAAGAATTTGAAATTTAAACAAAGGAGTAACAGTTATGAAGGAAGTATATGAGGATTTGTGCCGTACATGTTATATTCGTATTTGTAAGCCATCTAAGGGTGAAATTAAAAGAATGGTAATGACTCCATATGACACAAAGTGCTCATGCTGTGGAAAGGTCAAGCCTATCGTCGATTATATTGAGGAAAAGTGATGAAGGGCATTCCATCAAAAGAATCTATCGTTGTCACAATTATATCACTCAAAGGTGATATTTTCTGTATTACAACAACTATCTTACAAGATACTTATTATATTTATAGGGTTCAAAATAATGCCGCTACAAAACTTGGTAGTGGTAAGAACCCGATAGAATTAGAAGATAAATATATTGGAGAACGAGAAAAATTGCTTAAAAGATTGGAGAAATTACAAGATGAATAAAAATAAGAATTTTAAGGATTTGTCTAATATGTGTAAGGACGTATTAGATTACGGCACTAGTTCGCTAAGTGAATCAGATTTACTAGATGTTGTTGAAGCTGCAAAGTGTGTATTTGAGTATTTATATGAATTTACAAATGATTGCTATGAAGATTTTAACGACTTTTCTGTAGAAGGTGCTATTCAACAGAATGACAATGATGCATTAGAGACATTTATTAATATTTGTGATGATTTAAGTTGTTATATTTAAGGAGAAATTATTATGAATGTTGTACTTATTATAATTGGAATTTGTGCCATTATTGGTGGGTTTGTGGCTTTTAATATGGTTAGAAATTACAAAAAGGAGCCAGTGAAGAAAATTCTAATTATTCCGCTTGTCGGTTTGTTGCTATTCACTTTCGGTTTTTCTTTTGCAATTGTCCCAACTGGATATACTGGTGTGCGTACTACTTTTGGTCAGATTTCTGAAGAAGTAGTTCCACATGGATTCAATATGAAAATCCCGTTTGCACAGAGTATTCTTCTTGTCAATAATAAGCAGCAAGATATTACGCTTGATGCACAAGTTTGGGGAGAATCAATCGAGAAAACACCTGTTTACGCATCTAATATTACGATTACATATCAAATTAATTCTGATAAATCTGCATGGATTTATTCTAATATTTCTAATACAAAAAAGTTAATTACACAAGGCATCGTTGCTTCTGCTATTAAATCTTCTATGGCAGAACTTCATGTAGAAGAAGTGACTATTCGTTCTAAGATTGAACCAATGGTTAAAGAAAATCTAGCAAAGTCTATTGATGAAAAGTATGGCGAAGGCACAATTGAAATTTTGAAGGTTGTTATTAATCAAATGGATTTTGAGGATAGCTATAATCAAGCAATCGCAGCCAAGTCCATTGCACAACAGGAACAGGCAAAGCAGGAGATTGAAAATGCTACCGCCGTTGCTAAGGCTGAAGCTGATAAGAAAGTAGCCATTACCAATGCAGAGGCGAAGGCTGAATCTACTAGAATTGCCGCAGAAGCAGAAGCTGAAGCCAATAAGCTACTTGAAGAATCTCTAACTGATGCAGTTTTGCAGAATAGATTTTATGATACATGGGATGGTAAACTACCGCAAGTGGTTGGCTCCAATGATATGCTGATTGACATTCCTATTAAAAATGGGGGTGATTAAAATCGGTACTAATTTTTATATGATTACAAAGAATAAGGAACTGGCGCAAAGATATGCACCATATTCTTATGAGCTTACAGATACTCCATACTTTGGCTATGAAATTCACGTAGCCAAGACTAGTTGTGGTTGGCTTCCGACTTGGCAGGGGTATAAAGATGGTATTAATTCTGTAGCAGAATATAAAGCTGCATATGATACTGGTGAATTTAAAATCTATGATGAATATGGAACAGAATACAATTGGGACGCTTTTGATGATAGAGTATTAAAATTTAACGGTGGTGTTCGTGGGGCACAGAAACTTGTGGAATATAAAAAAGATAAGAATGATAGATTTTATGATTCTAATATGCCAGAGTATGTGCCGGTTAGCCATATTCCAGGAAATCAACAAAGTTATAATTATCGTATGTTTGCAGAGGATTATGATGATTATTTTGTTGACTCGCAAGGATATGAATTTGACAAAAGGAGCTTTTCATAATGTATCATCTTGAACTTAGAGATTTTATTCTCTCTCATGAAAACTGGGAAGAACTACTCGCAACAGATCCTTACAATCTAAAAATCTCTCGTGATGGCAATTATATCATGTTCAAGTATAATCAGCTTTCTTCTGATTTTACTATTCCTCTGGTTCGTGAAGCACGGGGAATTATTTTCAGAGAGAGTGATTGGGAATGCGTTTCGCATGCCTTTAATAAATTTGGTAATTGGGGCGAAAATTATTGTCCAAATATTGATTGGAGTACAGCTTCTGTTCAAGAAAAAGTTGACGGATCACTTATCAAGTTTTGGTATGATAACAGTTGGCACATTTCAACCAATGGTACGATTGATGCTTTTAAAGCGGAACTTAATGATGTCAAATATCCTACTTTTGGTGCTTTGGTAGAAGATGCTATGCCAATATCATGGGGAGCATGGGAAGAAATAGCAGATCCGAAGTGTACATATATGTTTGAACTTGTGTCCCCGTATAACCGCGTTGTAATTCCATATGAAGAAACTAAGCTATATTTTCTTGGTATACGTGATATGGAAGATGGTAGAGAATGGAATCCAGAAGATTCTGATATGAGCTATGTTTTTGAAACGCCTAAGCGTTATCCTCTTCATTCTCTTGAAGATGTACAGAGGGCAGCAAATGCACTTCCATGGAATCAGGAGGGCTATGTAGTTTGCGACAATAACTTTAACAGAGTAAAAATTAAAAGCCCACAATACGTTATGGCACATTATGCTCGTAATAATGGAGTAGTCAATGCAGAGCGTCTTGTTCAGGTTATACTTGATGGAGAACAGGAAGAATTCCTTACTTATGCATCCGATTATGCTGACGAGTTGAAGAAAGTGGAAGCAGCAATGTATGAGATTGGATACAAAGCATTTGATAAGTTAAAAGAAATTTTTAATATGAAAGAGTTTGAAAATCGTGGGGCTTATGCTCGTGAAGTTATGAAATGTCCAACATATATGAAGGATTTTCTATTCCATTGTTTTGATTCTAGAATTTTTTGGGATTACGCAAAGTCTTGGGATACAAATAAATGGGTTAAAGCTATTAATGAATTGAAAGGAGAATAAATTATGAAGAAAACAATCGCTGGATGTTTAGCATCACTACTTGCTTTAATTGTTGTATTTATTATTTGCCCTTTACTGTATTACTTCTTTGGATGGGTTACAGGACATATTTTGAAGTTCTTTATTGGCAACATTGTTATTAACGGAATGAATTATCTGTTTAATACAACAAGATTCACTACGGATATGTTGCCAACAATTTGCGGTACGCTTGGCGTAATCGGCTCGTTCTTTAGGAGTTCAAAGATGAGTACTGATACTAAGAAAGGACAGTAACATGAATTATCATTCTAATGAATGGATCATGGATCGTGTTCAAGAACATTATAACGAGGCACTTACAATCGTTCCAGAAGATAGAATTGTATGTCTAATGTTATGCGGCGCACAAAATTATGGACTAGAAACGGAGAAATCAGACATTGATACTAGACTGGTTTTAACTCCATCATTTTATGATATAGTAATGAACAAGCAGCCAATTAGCACAACTCATATAAGAGCAAACGAAGAACATATTGATTTGAAGGATTTGAGATTGATGCTAAACACGCTTCGTAAGCAGAACTTAAACTTTCTAGAATGCTTGTTTACACCATACTATCTTATCAATCATATGTATGAAGATGAATGGAATTGTCTTCTTGAAGAACGAGAAGCTATTGCACATTATGATCCTGTTAAGGCCGTTAAATCAATGTGGGGATTAAGTCATAAGAAGTATGAACAGCTAGAAAACAATTCTCCGTCGCATGCTATTGAAATTGCAAAGTATGGATACTCAGCAAAAGAACTTCATCATTTATTGCGTATTGAAGAATATCTTGAAAGATATATTAATGGAGAGTCTTATGAAGATTGTTTGCTATCAAATATGCCTGATTTTCTCAAAGAAGTAAAACTTGGAAAAGCGTTTGATTTAAAAGAAGCTAGGACGAAAGCAATCATGGCTATTAATCATATCGATGCAATGTGTAACCAATTTTTGGAATATGAATGGCCTATTAATGAAGATGTTGATAAGTCATTAGACGGTGTACAGTATGAAATTATGAAGATTGCAATTAAGAAAGAGATTGGTGATTAAATGATTAACATTCGTCAAGACTTGATTCAAAAAGAACTTGAAAGAGGCTGCACTAATAGGCTTACGTTTCGAAAATTAAAGCCTAGCAACAGATTTATTGATAAGCTTTTTAATCATTACTATGTTGTCGAACATACGGAACATTTCTATGATTCTGAACCAGAATATGATGATGAAGAATTCAACATGTATATGGATTACGATTATATTCATCATAGAATAGATCCTGTTTCTGGCACTGCTTTTTTCAATACGATTCTCAATTCTGAAGAAATTGTAAAAGAGCAAGAAGGCTTCCGTTTTTCAAAAGAAGAACATACGATGGAAGAACTTAAGCAAGCGTATGATAAAATTACACAACAGAGAAAAGATTATGAGTCACACAGAATTGAGTTTAACAATTGGATAGAACCTTATTCTGAGGGCATTTGGAGGATGTTTCAGAAAGATGTTGATAAAATTAGTAGAGAACATCTTGAAGACACGAAAAAATGTAGCGCAAGTTATAATGGCAGACTTTACATTGCAGAAGATGAAGATTCAATTTTCATTTATTACTACGGAAGAGATTTTGCAATGGTAGATTATTGGTGGATTTTTAAGAGAAGAAGGAGAAAATAATGGTTAAGTGTTTTGTCATGTGTGGGCTCCCCGCAAGTGGAAAGAGTTGGCAAGCCAAGAAACTTGCCGAGGAATATGATGCAGAAATTTTCTCTAGTGACTCACTTCGAGAGGAAATGTTCGGAGATGTGAATCATCAAACAGATAATGATACTCTGTTCAAGGAACTACATAAGCGTATTAGAGAGTGTCTTGTTTCTGAAAAGAATGCGGTGTACGATGCTTGTAATATTTCATACAAGCGCCGTATGGAGTTCCTTAAGTCTCTTAACAAAATTTCTTGTGAGAAAATTGCAATCCTCATGGCAACGCCTTATGAAGTCTGTCTTGAACGTAACGCACAACGAGAGCGTAAGGTTCCTGAGCATGTGATTAAGCGTATGTATATGAGCTGGAATAGTCCATATTGGTATGAAGATTGGGACGATATTCAGATTGTATATTCAGAAGGAGCAGAAGGAAGCTACGGAGGAGTATGTGATTGGGTTGAGTCTGTTATGGATTACAACCAACATAACAGCCATCATTCTTTAACGCTTGGGAAACATTGTCTCAAAACATTCGAATACTTAAATTCATTGCCAGTTGCATTCTGGGAACTTAGAACTGCGGCATTGATACACGATTGTGGTAAGCCTTTTTGTGCTACATATATCAATGGTAAGGGTGAGAAAACTGATGGATGTCACTTTTATGAGCATCAACATGTTGGTTCGTACATGAGCTTGTTTTTTAGAGATATAGACAATCATCTTTATGTTGCACAGCTTGTTCAGTGGCATATGAGAGCGTACCTTGCGTGGGAGCACTCTGAAAAAGCAATGCAGAAGGATAGAAAACTTCTTGGGGAAACTTTATTTAATGATATTTGTTTGCTCCACGAAGCAGACCTTGCAGCACATTAACAAAAATAGCCGTAGCAAATAGCTGCGGCTTTTGTGCATATTGCCACCTTGACAAATGACCATTCTATGCTATAATAACAATACAAAATTAAAGGAGGACTGAGCATGAAAGACGTTAAATCAATTGAGTTTGGATTTGAAAATTGTGAATGCTTTACTATTGATGCCAAATATTTTGGAACATTGGAGCTAATGGATTTTGAGACGCAGATTAGACGAAATGCATGTAACTCAATTTCAAAGACTAATTTCGTCAGTACTGTTGCTATGGAAATTTTCTCAGAAGGAAATGGTGACTATCATCCTTTTGGGATTGAAAATGAAACTATGAAATTCTTTGACCGTCTACAAGAATATAATGATATTGTCGATCTCACAATTACGTATAGTGATGATACGGTTGAGAGTTATTATGTTGATTATGACGAGGGAGAAGATGATTCACTTGGTGCTCCTAATATCAATCAGCATAGTTACATGAATAAATTTGGCGATCTCTATATTGTAATTAGTAAGGATAAAAATATTTTTGATTTTTTTGATGAAGAAATGATTAATGATGAAAAATTGATGCAAATAGAAAAGACTATGGTTCTAGATTAAAGGAGGAAATAGTATGAAAACTATTCGTAATTGTGATAAGAGTTATTATGTGTACGGCTGCGAAGTGGATTGTGACTGTAAAGAATGTGGGTGCGCAAACATGTATAAGGACTTTGTTCCGACGAAGCCTTTGCACGATAAGAGCATAAGCGGAATATAAAAGGAGTTTATGTATATGAATATGACTGAAATTCTAAATGCTAAAATTACTAGCACTAAACTTGGCGAAGAGCATGGCTGTCTAACTGCAGATTTAACCATTGAAGGAGATGGATGGGCATGTACTTTTGGTGGCTATTGCCTCGACCATTGGTTTGCAGAAGTCGGAGAGTATTCCTCTTCCGATGGATATGGTGCAATTATTGAACTTATGAAGACACTTGAAGTTGAGTCATGGGAAGCGCTTAAGGGTAAATATGTACGTGTCGAAATTGAAGGATGGGGTGGACATATTATTAGAATTGGACATCTCATGAAGGATAAGTGGTTTAGCTTCAAGGATTATTTTGAACAGGTAAAAAAGATTAACGCAACAAAGGAGAACTAAGTATGGGCTATTGGGACTACGAAGAACCAGAATGGGAACCATCGGAAGCAGATGAACTATTTGACGAGATGAAGCAAAAGCTTATTAATTCTGCAAAAAATTCTTTGAAGAATGATATGGAATCTCTTAAAAGTCGCAATGCATATCTTGAGAAGCGCAATAAAGAGCTAGAAGACAAAGCACGAGAAGTATCAAGAAAAGAAAGTGATTTGGAATACAAATCACGAAACCTTCGCAGAGAAGTAGAAAGAGAATTTTATAAGACTGCTATTGATGATTTATTTAAAGATGTACTTGAAAAATCTCAAATCTGGTTTGCAGATAATAAACCACATGAAAAGCCTAAGTGCGATAAATGTGATGAAAATAGAAACTGGGTTTTGACTTGGCCTGATGGTACAACTACAAGTAAGAAATGCACATGCTCTCAGCCAGATTATTGGTATGAACCACAAGAAACATGGATTGATTATATAAGATATACAGTCAAAGACAGTAATTATCAATCCGAAAGATATTATCGACTTGATAAAAGTTATCAATACACTGGTGACAGCAGATGGAACGATTACTCATACGGAGATTTTGGAATCCAGTTTGTATATGATAAGTTTTGCGATGATGTTATTGAGAAGCGTGAACAACTTGGATATGGGGAAAAGATTGGGTTTAAATCTAAAGAAGAATGCCAGAGGTATTGTGATTGGTTGAATAAAAAGGAGTGATTTGATGATTAGTAAGGAAACATTTGTAAATACTATGAACCGGCTATATGATCTAGATGAAAGAATGGACGCTGCGGACGCTGCCCTTAAGAAACTGTCTCCAGATTTCTGTGGACTTTATATCACAGATATTTTTGATATTGCTATCGGTCTTCTTGAAGATGCAATGAATGACAAAGACGGTTGGGTTTCGTATTTTGTCTATGAAAGAGATTGGCTTAGAGATATGCATCTTGGCGATGTTAAAGTTAATGGTAATCCAGTAAAGATTGAAAATTGGGCAGATGTATATGATTTTATTGTAGGAGAAAATGAGTAATGAATATTATTGAGCGATATTCTACTACTGTTGTGTCTATCTTTCAAGAAGTTATTAATAACTATGAAAGAAATTTAGATATTATTAAACAAACTGAAGACGAACTTAATGATATAGCTCATGAAATTGAATTATCTGCCCCAAAAGATATGTACAAGGGTTACTTAATGTATAAAGAAGTGCGTGATTTACGTATTAAAAGAAGAAAAGCCAAGGAAGAGAATGAATTGCTTAAAGATATGTATGATTATCTTAAAGGACAAAATGCACAAAATTTTAAAAATAAGATTCAACAGATTCAAGGTGGTTCTGTAAAGGTTCGTGAAGCCCAAGAACATAGAACTTATGTGCCAAGACAGAGAAACGACTTAACAATTACAAATCAAACTAGTACAGCTCATAAGCCATTTCAAGAAATGCTAGATGATTTTAATAAAATTAAAATTAGTAGTCAGAATGGTAAGCTGAGAAAGTAAGAAAGGAAGAAGCGAATATGAAGTTAGAAACGCTACAGTCTGAGATGATTCAGGCTATGAAGAATAAGGATAAGCCTCGTAAGGCTGTACTATCTAGTCTTGTAGATGCAGTTAAGAAGGTGGCAATTGATAAGAAGTGTAGGGACAACGTTCCTGAGAGTCTCGTAAACGAGGTTCTGCTGAAGTATAAGAAAATGGTACAGGAAATGTTAGATACCTGTCCAGCAGAGCGAGTAGAAACTTTGAAAGATTATGCGTATCAAATGTCAGTCGTGACAGAATTTGCACCAACACTTATTACAGATGAGGATGAAATTGCTACGATTATTATTAATCTAGCCAATCAAAACAATATTGGACTAACAAAGTCCAATCGTGGTTTAGTTATGAAGCTTGTTGCAGCAAATCTAAAGGGCAAAGCCGATATGGGGATTGTGAGCAAGGTTGTTGGAGGAATGTTGGTGTAATATGTGTGAGTATTGTAATCCAGAATCTAATGAGTGTGAAGTTTATTTTGAGCCTCTGACACATGAACATTTTATTGATGTCAAAACATTCGAGTGGAATTATTATGATGATGACTATGTGTATCAAAGGGTATATATTAGTTATTGTCCATGGTGTGGAAGAAAACTAGATGAGACATTAAATAAAGAGCAGAACAAAGGATGTTCTGGATGTTTTCATTTTGGAGATGAAAAATACAAATGTGAATTGTGTGCAAGATTTGGCCATATGGATCATTATGTTTCTAACAATTAAAAATGAAGTTTTAATAGGTAAAATAAATGAATAAAAAACTTGATTCGAAAAAATTTATTATTGACAAGATAATATCTATAAGACAGTGTTATATGGTTTGTCCTCAATGTCGTTACAATCCTGGGGATGATATACCGGAATATTGCCCAGTTTGTGGATTCAAAATGCTGGGAGATTTTATTGAATGGGAGGGATTGAGTATTGAAGAAAATTGATAGAATTAAAGAATTAACTGCGGAACTTCTACGATATTGTCATGAATATTATGATTTAGACCGCCCAACTATTTCTGATACAGAATATGACAAGAAATATAATGAATTGGAACGATTGGAAAATGAAGCGAATTTTTATCTTGCCAATAGTCCAACTCACAAAGTACAGGGTCAGGTACTCGACTGCTTTACGAAAGTTAAACACAGCAAGCCAATGCTTTCAGCGGCAAAGACTAAAGATGTTAATGAAATCAAAAAGTTTATTGGAAATCAGCCATTTTATTGCAGTTATAAACTAGATGGAGCAACCCTTGTAGTCCGCTACAAGAATGGTGAATTTGTTCAAGCAGTAACTCGTGGCAATGGTGAAATTGGTGAGGACGTAACGTCTCAGGCAAAGATGATTTCAAATCTTCCAATGCATATTGCCTATAATAGAGAACTAGAGCTACGAGGAGAATGTGTAATTTCTTGGGAAAATTTTCGTAAGATCAATGCAACTCTTGATGAGCCGTATAGCCATCCTCGTAATCTTGCCGCAGGAAGTTTACGTCAGCTTGATACAAATATTACAAAGCAACGCAATCTTTCTTATGTAGTATTTGAATGCGTATCTGATTTATATGATGAAGATACACTATTTGATTCTAAGTGGGATGAGCTCGGATATTTAGATTATCTTGGATTTGAAACAGTTGACCGCTGTACTGGCGATATTAACGCTTGCACCGAAGGTATGCAGCCAGAATGGTATCAATACCCTTGTGACGGCCTTATTTTTGAAATGTGTATGAAGTCGTATTCCAAGTCTTTGCCAGCTACCGCTCATCATGAAGGCTGTCGTATGGCATTAAAGTGGGCTGATGAAATGTATGAAACCACATTACTTGACGTGGAATGGAATCCAACTAGAACCGGCTTAATTTCGCCTGTAGCCGTATTCCAGCCCGTAGATTTGGACGGAGCCATTACTACAAGAGCTACGCTGCACAATCTTTCTATTATTGAGCAACTTGAGCTTGGAATTGGCGATACTATTACGGTATACCGAAGTAATATGGTAATCCCTAAGATTGATGATAATCTAACTCGTAGTAATACGCTAAAACCCCCTACTACTTGCCCTTGCTGTAGACAGCCTACTGAGATTAAATATACAGACAATAGCAAGGTATTAATGTGTACTAATCCAGATTGTTCAGCAAGAAACCTTGCTAAATTTGAGCACTTTGTTTCTAAAAAAGCAATGGATATACAAGGACTTAGCTCCGCAACCCTAGAGACGTTAATTTCGCATGGTTTTATACACAAGTACAAAGATATCTACCATCTAAGCGACCACAGGAATGAACTTATTAGGCTTGATGGATACGGCGCAAAGTCTATTGATAATCTATTGGAATCCATTGAAAAATCAAGGAACGTGAAGCTAGAAAACTTTATTACAGCATTATCAATTCCTAATATTGGGTTGTCTGCGGCAAAGGCTATCAGTAAGAAATTTAATGGTGATCATTATGAATTTATACAGGCGTTGTCCAGCGATTATGACTTTAGTCAGATCGATGATTTCGGAGAGATTACGAATAAATCATTGCACGATTGGTGGAAGAGTAAAGATCCAATGGCAGAGCTATTACCTATTGAGATGAATTTTATTGTTGAGGAGAAGAGTGTCGATAATTCGTTAAGTGGGCTTAAATTCTGTATAACCGGGACTTTTAGTCAATCACGAGACGAGCTTAAAGCAATACTTGAATCTAAAGGAGCAAAGTTTATTAGTTCTGTAAGTAAAAATCTCGATGTGCTTTTTGTTGGAGATAAAGCTGGTAGCAAACTTGCTAAAGCACAACAACTTGGAATTAAAATTGCAGACGAAAACGAGCTAATGAAGCTATTAGGCGATTAAATTTTGGGTGGCAGTATAAAAATTGTATTGCCACCTCTTGACAAATTCTACAATCGTGCTATAATAACAGTACAAAATTAATGAAGGAGGACAAACATGGAAGAACAAAATGTAACACAAATTGAAGATGAGCAGGTGCAGGAAGACCCTGTAACAGAGACAGAAGGACTTGCAACAGATGAACTAAAAGAAAAAGTATCTGATGTTGTAGAAAAGATCCGTACTCAGGCAATGTTAGTCGGGGCACGTGCCATGTGCGGAACAATTGCCAATATGATTGACACTGCAATGAATGCACCTGGTAAGCGTACTATGGCAGATATGAAGAGAATCGTTAAGAAGGTTCGTGATTTCTGTCAGAAGGCAATTGATCACCCTGTAGAAGAGCCAAAGTTTGATACAAATAATGAGGAGGAAACTGATGCCTAAGCTTGTTGGATGGTCTGATATTTTGAGCAGTCATACTACTGAGCATCTTACAAATGCACACAAACAGGAGATTGTAAAAACTATTAGACGTAGACATTATAATTTCACTTATTTCGATCATCAGAATATGAGTTATTGCTGCCCATTCTTTGATGATGGCTACATGATTTCACTTAGCAAGAAGCAATTTGATGAAATCATGTCAGAAGCTTATGATGAAATTCCAATTGGACAGAGGCTATTGCCTATGGACGCAATTAAATCTAAGCCAATTAATGAAGTACTGTTTGAAAAAGAAGAGTACGTAAAGGATGTGAAATGGAATGGATGATAGGAAAACAATTTTTCTTATTCTAGGCGAGAGCGGTTGCGGTAAAGATTTTTTAGTAGACAGATTATGTAAGACTGGCCTAAAGAAGTTGGTTAGTCATACTACTCGCGCAAAGCGCAAAGATGAGCCAGATACAAGTCATATTTTTTCAACATATGAAGATTATCAAAATGCCAAGACATCAAATGAGATTATTGCAGAAACCTGCATCAACGGTGTTATGTATTGGAGTACAAAAAGCCAATTGGATAACGCAGACCTGTATATTATTGACAATGTTGGCGCTGATATGTTACTAAAGATGGGACTTCCTTACCGATTTGTGCGCATCTATATCAACGTACCAAAGTCTATTCGTAGAGAAAGAGCAGTACAGCGTGGTGATAGTATGGAGACATATGCTAAACGTGCCGCTGACGAATTCCAGCAGTTTGCTGAAATGAAGATTAGAAATAGATATGATTATGCGGTTTCTAATATTGATAGTACCAAAGCTAGTAGTATTGTTAGATGGATTATTAATACTGAAAGAATTGGAACAATACAAAATTAATGGAGGAAATTATGAGATACAATGTAATGGTTGATTGTGACGAAGTTCTAAATAACCTTATTGATAGAACTTGTCAAATGTTCAATGAGAGATATAATTCTAATATTTCTCCTGAAACTTTTACTCAGTATGACATTTATAAGTGCCTTTCATTTGAAGATGCAGAAAAATTTTCGGCACTATGGCACGAGCGTGAACTATGGGATTCTCTGTCTCCAACCCATCATTCTCAATGGGGCGTTAAGAAACTCATCGATGATGGTTTTAATGTTTATATCGCCACAAGTACACATTACAACAATTTTCCATGGAAGATGGAATGGATTAAGTACTATCTGCCATTTGTCAAAGAATCTCATGTTATCTGCATTGGAGACAAAAGTGCGCTCAACGCAGATGTTATGATTGATGATTGTGCAGAAAATCTAATTAATAATATTAGATGTCACCGAGTACTCGTAACAAGGCCATGGAATACAGATATTCATGATGATATTTATGATATTAAACGCTGCTCAAATTGGGATGAAATTGTAGAAGCCGTTGAAGAATGTTACAAAAATGATAAGGAGTTGATGGACGATTGAATATAAGAATTAATTATATTTCAGATTCTTGGACAAGAATAAAGAATCATTGTAGAACAACTGTCAATAAGAAATTCACAGAAAAAGAGCCGACTGATAAGTTTAAGGAAGAACTTTTAATTAGTGAACATTCTCCTATTAGATGTCTTGAGGTTGATTGGACATGGGAGGATATTCCTTATTGGGTAAGTACAGAGCTAAGCCGTCATAAGCATGAAAAGTTTATTAGTTCACAGCGTGACGACAGAAATAATAATGAAATTCCTCGTGGGAAGAAACCACAAGATTCTCCTGTTACTCATGACGCATATGCAAATGCCCAAAATCTAATTGATATGATGCGTAAAAGACTTTGTTTTATGGCAACCAAAGAAGCTAGAGAAGCGGCAGAAAATTTGAAATATGAACTACATAATTATGAACCACAACTAGCAAATGTGCTTATGCCAAATTGCTTATACAGAGCAGGATGTCCAGAGTTTGAAACTTGCGGATTTTGGAAGAAGTTCAAAGAAAAGCATCCAAAGGTAGATATGACTGATATTAAAGAAAGATATCGAGCATATAATGAAGATTTTTATAAGAAATTTAATAAGGAGTGATGCTGATGATTGTAATCAAGCGTGATGGTAGGAAAGTAGAGTTTGACAAGAATAAAATTGTTAACGCAATCAATAAAGCATTCATCGAGGTTGATAGAGAATTAAGCAATGAAACTATTGCAATCTCTAATAATATTGCAGACTTTGTTGAATCTAGAGATAGAGATATATCTGTTGAAGAAATTCAGGATATCGTTGAACATAAATTAATGGCTAGTAAGCGCAAAGATGTTGCAAAAGCTTATATTAAATATAGGTATTTAAAGGGAATGGCAAGAGATCAGTATAAAGAATTAATGGATGCAGTTGCAGAAAAGCTTACAGCTAAGAATATTCAAAATCAAAATGCGAATGTAGATGAAGCTTCATTTGGTGGAAGAACTGGAGAAGCAACAGATGTCGTAACAAGAAGTTATGCTTTAAATTATCTGGTATCTCCTATGGCAAAAGAAAATCATATGAATAATGAAATTTATATTCATGATCTTAATTCTTATGCGGTTGGAAGTCACAATTGTTTAACTATCCCATTTGATGATTTATTGGCTAACGGTTTTAATACTAGACAGACTGATGTTCGTCCTGCACAAAGTATTAATACTGCATTTCAGCTTGTTGCAGTTATTTTCCAGCTTCAGAGTCTACAGCAGTTCGGTGGGGTTTCCGCAAGTCACCTTGACTGGACAATGGTTCCTTATGTAAGAAAAAGTTTTTGGAAACATTATAGAGATGGAATGTTATACCTAGAAGAAAATAACAATTCTGAAATATTTACAATGAAGGCTTCTGATTGTGATAGAAGTATTAACGATGAATTTTGGAAAACGAACAATAAGGCTTATAAATACGCAATTGACATGACAGAACGAGAGTGCTATCAAGCAGTTGAAGGTATGTACCATAACTTAAATACACTTCAAAGTAGGTCTGGCAATCAGTTGCCTTTTACGTCAATTAATTATGGTACTTGTACACTCCCAGAAGGACGTATGGTAACTAAAGCACTACTTGATATTTCTATTAAAGGCATCGGTAAGCTTCATCGTACTAGTATTTTTCCATGTGGAATCTTTCAATGCATGAAGGGTGTAAATCGTAAGCCAGGAGATCCTAATTATGATTTGTTCAAGCTTGCATTAAAATCCACAAGTCTTAGACTTTATCCTAATTATGCCAATTGTGATGTTTCAATGCAAATTGATGCGAATAAGCAAGATATTAAACTACGCCAACAAATTTTAGATAACTTATCTATTGAAGAAAAAGAAAAAATTGCAGATATTATAAAAACAGATAAAGAACTTGGAAAAATTCTTGGTATAGAGGTACAAGAATAATGTTAGGTCAAATTTATGAAATGTCATATGGTAAATATTATTATATCGGTAAACACGATGGTGATATTTTTGAAGATGAATATTTTGGAAGCGGAATTGCATGGACAAACGTGGTTAAAAAATATGGCAAAGAAAATATACAGCGAAAAATTTTAAAAACATACGATACAAAAGAACAAGCTGATATATTAGAAAAATTTTATATTAAACAATATAAAGAAAAATATGATAAAAATTGTTTAAATATTGCAGATGGTGGACAAGGCGGTAATTTAGGAGAAGAAGTTAATAAAAAAATTAGCGAAGCAGTTTCTGGTGAAGGAAATGGAATGTATGGCAAAAAATTATCAGAAGAAACACGTACTAAAATTTCCAAAAAATTAAAGGGTCATCCCAATTATAATTATAGCAATTATCGCCCAACGGAAGAAATAAAAGCAAAAATTTCAAAAAGCCACATAGGTATTAAACAAACACCTGAATCAATTGCAAAAATAAAAGAAGCAAGGGCGAAACAAACAAATTTAAAGTTAGATTCTGCTAAAGGAAAACATTGGTATACAGATGGAGTTAATAATGTCATGTGTTTTGAAGAAAATAAGCCTGACAATTATTATCTTGGAAGAACAATAATTAAAGAGGTGATTTGATAATATGGAATTAATAGCTAAAGAAATTAATGATCTAAGAAATTTATTTTCAACAATGGGATGTAGAACTTGTCAATTTATGGACATAAATTTTGATGAGCAATATAAAAACACATTATCAAGAGTGTTAAATGGTGAACATCTTAAAAGATTAGATATACAACAGATTAGTGGCAATCAAAAAGACTCAAGAGGAAATGTCTGCCCTGTGACCATCATCCTGCCTACGCTTGCGATGGAGGCGAAAGCACAAATCGAAAAGGAGTATGCAGCGGATTTGGCGTACAACCCATTCGGTGTGACAAACGAACATTATATCGATGCTTTCATGGACATACTTGATACCAAAATTCACGAGGCAAAAGATATGCTGCTTGAACGTTTCAATTGGATTTGTAGTCAGTCTCCAGAGTCTGCGAAGTTTATGTATGAAAATAATGTTATGGCAGGATATGTTCCAGAAGAAGGAATCCGTTCTGCTCTAAAACACGGGACCCTTGCACTTGGTCAAATTGGACTTGCTGAAACACTACAGATCCTAATTGGATGCGATCATACTACAGACGAAGGCATGGAACTTGCAAAGCGTATTGAGAAGTTATTCAAAGATAGATGTGCTGAGTTTAAAAATGAATATCATCTTAATTTTGGTGTTTATTATACTCCTGCTGAAAATCTTTGTTATACTTCAATGAAAAAGTTCAAAGAAAAGTATGGAGAAATTCCAAATGTATCAGACAAAGACTTTTTCACTAATTCAATTCACGTTCCTGTTTGGAAAGAAATAAATCCATTTGAAAAGATTGATATTGAATCTCAGCTTACTGGATATTCGAATGCAGGTTGCATTACGTATGTTGAATTAGAAAGCGGATGTAAAAATAATATTGAAGCCCTTGAAACTATTGTTAACTATGCAATGGATAAAGATATTCCTTATTTTGCAATTAATGTCCCAAATGATCAGTGCATGCATTGTGGATATTGTGATGAAATGAATGATATTTGCCCAATGTGCAACAGCAATGATATAAAAAGACTCCGTAGAGTCACTGGTTATTTAACAAATGACTACAAAACAGCTTTCAATAAGGGCAAACAGCAAGAAGTTGAAATGCGAGTAAAGCACGATGGGATTATTAGTAGGTGAATATTATGAATTATTTAGGAATTAGTAAATGTTCGATTGCAGATGGGCCCGGAGTACGAGTAGTACTCTGGGTGTCTGGATGTAACATCCATTGTGATAATTGTCATAATCCTGAATCATGGGATTTTAATGCAGGAAAACTATTTGATAATTCGGCAAAGGAAGAATTATTTAATGCTTTGAGCAAACCATGGGTTCAAGGATTAACTTTATCTGGTGGACATCCACTCGAATATGAAAATTTACCAGTTGTATATGACATAGTTAAAGAGGCGAAAGAAAAATTTCCAAACAAAGATATTTGGCTTTATACAGGATATACTCTTAGTATTAATGACTTTAATACATCTGTAGATGTCGGTTGGGACAATGGATTACTACGCAATTATATTCTTGCTATGTGTGACACAGTAGTTGACGGGCCATACATCGAATCATTACGAGATATCAGTCTAAAATTTAGAGGAAGTAGCAATCAAAGATTAATTGATGTTAGAGAAACAATTAAACAAAATTGTATTATTTTACTTAAATAATACAATACAAAATTAATAAAATGGAGGAATTAATATGGATAATACTAAGTTTAATAACAATATTTACACTTGTGGTGTATGTGGTAAGACTTTCGAAAAGATTGAGGACAGAAACACTCATGAGGCACAGTGCCTTGCAGATAGAAAGAAGGCGGAAGAAGCATTTGCAAAGAAGAAGCTTGAAGAAGAAAAGAATGCTCGTAAGACTGAAATTGAGAAGAAGTATAAAGAACTTGGAGAGCTGATGAAGAAATACTGCAAGGACTACGGGTCACTACAGCTTGGAGATTATAGATATTTTGAGGATGACAATTTCCCAAATCTATCTAAGTTACTTGGATGGTGGTTCTAATGCGATACTTTGAAGTAGTTAAAGACAAGCACAGAAAAAATAGTGGGGACATTAAACTCCCCACTCGTGCTACTAAAAATAGTATCGCATATGACTTTTATAGTCCCATTAGTGTAGATATCGAACCAATGTGTTCACAAATGATTTGGACAGACGTGAAAGCTATTTTTGAAAATGATGAAGCACTACTCATTAATGTTCGCAGCTCAATGTGGAAACAGCCTATTATGATTGCAAATACGCAAGGATGGATCGAGAGCGACTATGCAAATAATCCTGACAATGATGGCAACATTGGATTCAGACTATTCAATCTCGGTAAAACTATTTACACGGTACATACTGGAGATCGTATTGGCCAGGGCATGTTTATTAAGTATCTTACCACAGACGATGATAATACTACAACCGTTAGAGTCGGTGGTTATGGTTCTACCGGAGCATAACAATTAAACAATGGGAGGAAATACAATGAAAGGTACGGAAATTGTTTTTATAATTGATAAATCAGGAAGTATGTCTCGATTTACGAATGATACCATTGAAGGGTTCAATGGATTTGTAGAAAGTCAAAAAGACGATACTAAGACAAAACTAACGACAGTTTTATTTGATACTTCATGGAAAATCCTTCATGATGGAATTGATGTGTATGAAGTAGAACCTATGACAAAGAAGGATTATGTTGCTGGTGGTGGAACTGCTTTACTAGATACTATTGGTGATATAATCAATCGTGTTCAGGATAGACATGATGAACTTGGAGAAGACAAGCCAGATCATGTTATGTTTGTAATCACAACAGACGGCGAAGAAAATTCTAGTCATAAGTTTACAAAGTCACAAATTGAAAAGATGATTAAACATCAAACCAATGGTCATGGTTGGAAGTTCATGTTCCTTGGAGCCAATATGGATGCTGTCAAAGAAGCAGAAAGTATTGGAATCTCTAAAAATTGCGCAGTTAATTACACCTGGAGCAACATGGGAACTGATGCCCTATACAGAAGCGTATCTACAACTGCAACTGCATATAAGAGTTGTGATGTAGCATTAGATTCAATAAATCTACAATCTGTATATGATGATTGTGTTGCGACAAGTGATACAGTAACAAAATCTTCAAATACTACGACATAAAATTAAATAAAAAAACGGGACTACTGAAATCAAACCAGTAGCCCCGTAAATTTATATACAACAATGCAACCATTTTAATAATTGCCATATTTATTTAAAAATATTCAAGGAGATGATATAATGAAGTATATTACCGTTAAACAATTATACGAAAAATTAAATGCGCAACATCCAGGTATAATAGGAATCAATTCTGTATATGATCTTGTCAAAAGAAAAGACTTTCCCTCCGTAAGAATCGGCAACAAATTTCTTATCATTGAAGATAAAGTTGATGTATGGTTTGAAAAGAAAACTTTAGCTTATAAAAAATAATTATTAAGCCTTGCTATGCATTGCAAATTGTGGTACAATCAAATTGTGGTATATGATGTGGTCAAATACAAAACACATTCACACAAACACTAGTCGAATCAATACTTTGAAGTTCTTACCTAGGTAGGTCTAGTTTATCCATTTGAATAAAAATTAGCGCAATAAATGTTATCATTATAGAATCAACAAGCCTAGTATTTTCAATGGATTAACCCTAATATATAAATCATAAACATTTCACTAACATTCATTGTTTTTGATGTTTTTTCATCATATTTAATACCATAATTGTGGTATAAATGTGGTACGAAATTTACAACTTGACCACATCAGTTAACATAAATTATAATAGTAGTACAATTAATTTTGTATTGTTAAAGGAGTGGTTATTGTGGCAAAGAAGAGAATGAACGGAGAAGGATCTTGGACGCAGCGTGATAATGGTAAATGGAAATTATCTGTATCATACAAGGGGTTTGGCAGGAAATATTTCTATGGCACCAAGCAAGAGTGCTTAAACAAAAAGCAGGAATTTGAAGCGTTATTGTCAACAGGTATTGTTGGAGAGAAAGACGTTTTATTTAAAGATTTTGCTCGTTCATGGCTTAAAAATATTAAACAGCCATCGATTAAACCAGCCTCATATGATAGACTTGCAGACATAACAGAAAATTTTTTAATTAAACAGTTAGGGGATTTGGCATTGCAGCAAATAGACGATAGTTTAATTCAAACCATGATAATAAATAAGTTTAAAACAGACGGGTATTCACGTTCAACAATTCGCAAAGCTTATGGAACATTGGGGCAAATTTTTGATTATGCTATAGCCAGAGGAAAAGTAAACAAAAACCCAATAGACAATGTAGTGATGCCAAAACGAGAACTATTTGAAGAAAAAGAGCAAAGATTCTTTTCAGAAGAGGAAAGAGCTAGGTTGGTAAACGCCTGCTATATGAAATATAGTAACGGGAAAAGAAGATTTAAATATGGCGCATTTTATGTTTTCTTAATGTATACTGGGCTTAGACTTGGCGAAGGGCTCGCACTTAAGTGGAAATATATTGACTTTGAAAAAAGAACAGTCTATGTATCAAGAACCATAGTATATGTAAAAGACCGAACAAAAAATGATGGAAGCAAAATTCTTATTGATCAATCAACTACAAAGGGAGGAAGAGGGAGAACCGTATTTTTATCAGACATGGCAATAGAGGCTCTTAACGATTTGAAAAAAGAAAAAGGATATGATCCAGAACAGTACATTGTACGCTCAAGATATAATACAATAATTCGCCCTGCTGATGCGTATAAGGTATTTCAGCGTATATTAAAACAAGCAGACATAGAACAGTGTGGGCCACACTCATTGAGGCACACGTTCGTAAGTACGCTTATTGACAAAGGTGTTCCAATAACAATGATTTCGAAAATAGTTGGGCACGCAAAAATTGACGTTACAATGACAGTATATTCTCATTTGTTGCAAGAAACACAAAATGCATCTATGTCTGTTATAAAAAATCTTAAGTAATGAGTGGTTTCAACCACTCTTTTTATTTTTGCATTGCAAATGACACGAGAATGAAGTAAAATAGTATGAGAGGGGAGTGATAAATTTGGAAATAAAATCAACTGAGACAACAAACTTCACATTACGTATGACGGTTTCGCAACGCCTTGAACTTGAGTGTATAGCTAAAAAGCAAGGAAGAACGATCACTAATTTAATCAATTACGTAATGAGTCAATATATAGATGATTATAACAAGGCAAAAAAATAGGAGCCTGAGATTTCTCTCAAGCTCCCAAATTTTAAGTCTTTATCCACTCTTGATTTTCGTAATATTTAACTATTATATCATACATTTTTGTACCAAATGAATTACACCCCAATATTTCATGATATTTATAATAAATTTCATTTATGTGTGTCATTTCTTCTGGATATATTTTTATACCACGGGCACATCTCGAAGCATATTCGGATAGTTCTGCTTTTATTCTATCTCTTTCATTTTCGAGAACTCGTTTATCTAATTTATCTAACCTTGTGTCAATTTTTTGCATATGCGAAAGAATTTGTTTATCTGCTTTTTCACTATTTGCTTTTAAGGTATTAATGCTTTGTGTATGATTTTCTATTGATTCCTTAGTCTCCTCATACCCAGTAACATTGCGAATCCATTCTTCAATCTTTTTTCTTGTTGGCTTTAATAGCAAACTTAAAAATGCAATAATTGTCATAATACTACCCAACACACTGGCTATATCTGTAATTATCTCTACCATGTTAATCAACTCCAAACAAAATAAATTCCTATTCTCCCTTTAACCGATTAATTTCTTGTTGAAGTTCCTGACATTTCTTTACGAGCAATGGAATAATTTCGTCATATGCTATCGCATAATTAATACGTTCATTAGTCTCTTTATCTACATCATAACGAACCACGCCAAGTCTGTCATTAGCTGCCCCAGCTTTTGCCAAAGCTTGTTCTACATCTTGAGCGATAAATCCATAATGAGTTGTGCCCGAATCTTCATTAATCAATTTATATTGTACTGGACGTAGAGAATCTATGACATCAATATCAATATCTTCGATATTACGTTTAATTTTTTTGTCAGAATTAATTATTGGAGCTGATGCAAGATGGGTTTCCCAGAAACAGTCAAAACGACCGGAATTAGAATTTTGTGCAAATCCACCAATTGCTGCAGAATTATTATTTTTAGCAATATTAAATGGAATGTTTTTTGTGCCAACACGTGTATATTTTGTATCGTGTCCTCCAACACTATCATAAATATCAAATTTAAATTCATATATTTTTGATGTGTCAAAAGAATTTGATGCATAAGTATATGTATAGCTAATAGTATTATTAGAATCATTTTTAATGATCACTAAATTTCCATAACTATTAGTTCCTCCCTCTTTACTGTATACATCAATTCTAATGTTATTTTTACCACCCAATGTATAAAACGATGATGTTAATTTATGTGTTACATATTCACCAGCACTATTAATACTGCCATCTGCATTGCTTCTATATGAATTATAAGAAGTTAATATTGGGCTATTATAATCTTCTACATAAATAGAGCGTTTCATACTTACAGTTCGACCACGACTATCTATAATTGTAACTGTATACTCTTTGCTACCATAAGTAGTCAAAGTAGAACTTGTAGCAGAATATGAACCGGAAGAACTATTGGACTCATAGCTTAAATTAGGGCCGCTAATAGTACATTTGCTAATCCAAGAACCATATGCTCCAGAAACAGATGCCGTCCATTTTACAGTAGAATTGTTTTTAACATATAGTCCACATCCAGATGGTCGTGTGCTTGCTATTGATGAATTAAAACTATTAATTGATGGAACTATATTTGAAGGCACAGTTAAGGTAAAATTAATAGACTTTTCTCCAATATTAGTGCCACCATTATATGTAATACATTTTAGTGTTCCAGTTCCAGATGTTGCATTTGGAATTTGATTTGCTAAATCCAATGGTGGGGTCCATGCAACAGACGAACTAGATGTTTGAGATGCAATTGTTCCACTAGCATTACCAAAATACCAATATATCGTATGAGTGAATGAAGATACTGCCTTAGAGATTTGTATATTCATTGGAGAGCCCATAGTTGTTCCGTTTGCACTAATACTTGACGCTCTTGGTATTTGCGGTAAATCAACAGAATAACTATATCGAGTACTACTTACCGCATAAGTATATATTGCTGCCTCTGCCCAGGCAGTTAATGTTGCACTACCACTTGAATTATGTGTAAGGGTAAAACTTCCAGAACCAAGTGTTTCACCTACGTGCATTTCAAATCTATCTGATCGACTGTATACGGTTGTGCCAGCAATATTTACTGTTACTGGCCCAGTCATAACATAGTGATATGAATTACCACTACCGCCAGCAGATTTTACAGTCCAATAGATAGTTGATGTATTATTTGCAACACTTTGGGATGATGACCACTCTATTCTAATTCTATTGGGATATAAACTACCAGCAGCGTCATATGCGCTAGTTTCAAAAGCTCCGCTTGATGCAGTTGCCATATTTCTCACCTCCTAATAATTATGTTGCAACAATGGATAAACTTCCATTGCTTTCTATTTGAAATTTAAAATTCCCTAATGTAATACTAGGTGTTATATTAGATGCCCCAACCTTTAAATCTCCTTCAATCTCTGCTTGTTTCATATATGCAGTATCATTTGCAAAATATGTAATTGGTATACCAAATTTTATTTCAGCCTCTATATCTATTGGATTTTCATTAGTGTACCTTGCCTCATAAATTGGTTCTTCTGTTTTATAAACAAAATCTGGATTTTTATAATAATCATAATATGTGATATTATTTTCTTGATGTTCATATAAAATATAGTCATAATTGGAATATATGTGTGTTGGTTCAGAAGTGACAGTTAAAATTCTTGCCTTACGACAAAACTCAATTCTCTGTGCAGACACTCTGGAGAAATAATCTCCATCCTTATTTTCACCAATGATTAATCCATTATCTCCATCAAAACTAAAATATGACAATTTAGCTGCTGCATCGCCTTTATTCATGGTTACAGTTCCGTCTGGAGCAACTCTAAAATTATATGTTCCATCCTCTCGTTCACCAATACAAATTTCTCCACCAATAATTTTACTACCTTCAATTAATCCAGCGCTAACACATCCAGCTAAAATACCCCAATATGTTTCTCCATCAATAGTATAATTACCAAATACAGACTTTGTTGTTTTGAAATTATCATCAGAATATAAAAATTTATTATTTGTAATCCATCCTTCATGATTATCTAAAATGCCATCAACTATCTTGCGTAAATGAATTCCGTAATTATCCCAAGAAACATTTTGACCAGCAGAATTTGATTTAATAGATGTAGTTGCATCAATTAAACCTTGTCTTATTTTATCTTCGATGGCTGTCGCTACATCATATCCCTTTTGCCAATAAGATGAACCACTTGCAACAGCTTTACCAGCGCTAACTGCTTGAGCCAGTAAGTCTGCATGTAAGTCGCCTTGATCTTTTGCAGATAGTAAATCACCAAAAGTACATGATAAACTACTTAAATCATCAAAATTTAATTGTACTTCAAGCAATCTAGCTTTTTTAATATAATCGTCTCTAATCTTAACTTTTACAAAGTTACCAAGATTAAACTGACGTAAAATAGGGGTAAACTCTGGCATTGCATATAAATTTTTAATTGAAGCAGAAAATGACAATGTTGGTCTAGAAATTGTTTTCAACTTTTTAAATCCGGCAGCTAACAATTCCTTTTTCGTATTAATAATATCTAAATCCGTATCAATATCAGTAACACAAAAACAATCATCGGTATATTCATCCTCACGTAAGAATAAAGAGAGCCTATCTAGACTATCAGGTGAAAAGTTTTTATCTATGCTAACATCTTTAGAAATAGATTGTATTTGTTCTCTTGCCAATTGTATTTGTTCATTAATATCTTCGATGCCCTTTTGTTTTTTCTCAAGTTCATCCTTTGCTTGCTGTAATTTGTTTAAATTATCAATATAACTTTTATATTCGTCACTATCCTGTGGTTTTTGATCCCACTCTGCAGCAACTTGGACATCATTAATTGATAAATAAATATCAATCTTCTCTTTCAGAGAATTAATGCCGTCCCCTCCAAAAACTATATTTCTTTCATTCCAAAGATATGTATACTGATTCTTTGTTTGTCCTGAGTCATCTGTAATGGTCGTCATTTTAATTTCGCATACATAATATTTGCAAGCAATATCATTATAGGTAATTTGTCCATCTTCTTCGACTTTATCTTGATTTATAATTTTATAGACTTCACCAAGATTTTCAATACTAGGTTCTGGTAAAAATAAATCAGCCTGATCAAAATTATCGGGATTCAATTTAATCTCAGTAATTTTATATTCATCAGGAACTGAATTTTCTTCTGTTAATCTTTTATCTATTAATTCATATAACTCTTTTAAAATTTCCGTGTAACCATTAATCTTAACTACATAATCTCCAACTTTTGGAGTATATGATTTTAAGGTTGGAATAACTTCATTTAATGCTATCTCTCCGTCGTTAGGATTAGATTCAACAACTAATAATGCATTCGTCGTATCAATGGTCCTAACTTTAATTTGATCACCGTTTTGTAATGGTACATGAATCGTTAAAATTTTTGTTGCACTATCATATGTATAGCCATTATTTCCTTCTGATAATGTTTCAAACTGCATATCATCATTTGATTTTTTTTCAATGATATGTCTATCTCCAATATCATTCTCTGTTGTAAAATGATTGTCTATAAATTCAACTACAATAATACTATTTGCAGACAATGTGTCATAGACAAATAATACGTCAGATACCAATGCATAGTTTGAAATTTTAATTCCATCCACTGTTACAGACACTAATGGTGCATTTTTGATTTCGGACAAATAAAATTGATTATTAACAGTTTCTAAACGAACAATGCTATTAATTTCAAGATGCTCATCATTAATTAATAATAAATTTTGATTTGCGTCATATTCATAATTCGATGTTACTACATCGTCAATACTAACTTTTTCAATTTTACCTTCTAACTGAGTCGGTTTAAAGTGAGTGTCAACAAGTATTACATTAATATAACTATTAGCTTCTAATAACGAAGACATAATGTATAATTTATTATTAGTATATCTGAATTCATTATCTTGAATTTTTTGTCCATCAATACTAATAGCAATTATTCTCCCGTATTGTACATTCAATACAAAATATTCATCTACAAATGCTACTGTAAGTTGTCCACCATTAAATAGTGTATCAATATCTGCAATTGTTAAAACACCTGTTGCATTATTAAATTGATATTGAGTACTTGCAATTTTAGAGGTGTCTATTTTTATTGACAATAATTTATCTTTTGTTTTAGGAACAGTAAATTGATTTGCAACTAAATTTACTAGAATATAGTCTTTATTTTTTAAATTATATTTAATAATAGTCAATATACCAGTCTCTTTATTAAAACTATAATTATCTGTTGAAATTATATCGCCATTAATACTAACAGCTACAATTTCTTTATCTTTATGTTGAGATAAATCAAAATGCATGTCAATAGATTCTATAGTAACCATATCGCTCTTACGTAGATTTTTATCAGTAATTGTTATTTGATTATCATCAACTTGATAATCTCCTGTAGTAACATCATTAATTTTTACAGCAATAATTTTATTATTGATATTTTTCATAAGAAAACTATTGTCTATAGACTCAATTTCAATTTTGCTTCCATAGGTTAAAAGTGCTGAATTTGTTATCGTCACAATGTTACTACCATCTGAATATTGTACTGAATATTCCGTAATTTCTTTCCCATCTACTTTGACAGAACTAATCTTATTACCAGCATTCGTCAACACAAAGTTTGTAATAATTTTATCGGCAGTACAAATTTTAATAACATCTTCTGATGTAAGCCTTCTGTTAATGGTCATCCTGTTATTTCGATTATCATAAGAATAATCCCTACACACCTCGTCATTTATGTAAATCACACTATTTGAAGTTAGAGCAGATGGTAACCTAAAAACATTTTTATATGTAAAGATTTGTATTGTGTCATCAACATTAAGTTCTGCATTTATTGTTAGAACGCTATTAACAACATTATATTCTCTCGTCCCTAATTCGTTGTCATTTAAAGTTACTTTACTTAATGCAGAAATTGTACTAGTAATATTGAATTTATTTTCGCATGAAATAACTTGAACAATATCATCTTTTGAAAGTGCTGCATTAAACACAATAGTATTATCTGTATCATTGTAATGATAGTCAACTGTTTTGATCCCATTAACTTTTACTATACTATTTTTATTAAAGTTAAAATCATCTGGTAGTTGAAATTCAGATTGTGAATCTTCTGCTGTAAACTCGGCAGTTATTTCTTGTACAGTAATCGTCTCTTCTGTTGGATCAGAACACTGTACCGTTTCAGTTCGCATTTCTGGTTCAGTAAAAGTTTCTATTGATCCAGTAATCATATGATTTTCTGTTACACTATTCACATCAAACCTAGCTGTTACTTTGTTTATGTCAAATGATTGAGTTTCTCCCCCAGCATTAAAGATATTCACAATCTCTTTTGCCGTAAATTCTTGCGTGTTTCCTGCCACAAAAGTTTCCGTATTGGTACTTACATTAAATAATTCTTCTGTTGCACTACTAAAGTCCTTACTGTAAAACCCACTCATATATTTATCTTGCTTATCAGAATATAGCAAATACTCATTATACAGCTTATCGCCCATCCATTCTGGAGTACAATAATAATCAAGATTCATAATAGACGGGAGTCCAAAGTTAACGTCACGAATATCTAAATCATCTGCACCTTTAACGGTTAGCACAGTTTTAATATCATCAGAAGAGTAATTAACCCGCATTTCATTTGATAAATTTTCAAAAGCTATAATAACATCTGTATCATACTTTTTCTTATATTCGTCTGTAATTTCAATAATATCACCCTGTGCTGGGGCAACAGAAAAAGTTATCTCTTTTGTGTCTTTATTATATGTATACTGAGTAATAATATGGCCATTAATAGTAACAGATGTAGTATCTGATAAATCAATCGTTAATTGAAAAGTATTTTGTTCGCCATCTCCAACAAAACGCTCAATTTCATTTTCAGAATATACATTTACCGTATTCTTGATAGTGTCAAATTCAATATAACACTTAAATGTATCACATAGATCGTTCATAAGAAAATCATAAATAGATTCTCTATCTACTTCAAAGCTACGACTTTGTGATTGTAACTCAGCATCTACGTGCCCAATAGTCCATCCATATGCTTTTTGTAAAACAAGATGTAATAAGCTGTGTTCTACATCGGATGGATTATATAAAACCACACCATCAATACTGCCGATTGTGTCCCCTGCATCTCCCATATTAATGATAAATGTCTCAAGATATCTTTGAGATAAAGCATATTCAAGAGAGTATCCATTTATTTGTTTATATTCTTGAATGCCATCGCCATATAACTCCGGATCTTGAAGTTGGAAATATCCAAATCCTTCAAGATATACAAGTCGAAGTCCTTCAACATAATCATAATATGGTGTACGCTTATTTTCCCCAGAAATTAAATCGGTGTAAATAGAAGCGACATTAAATGATATTTCACTATAGCCATTGAATTTCAACGTAGCTTGTAAATCTGTTGTATCTAGTGGACAAATTTTTTCTTTATTTGTTTGGCATAAAATTACCTGTGGTTTCCTATAATTTTCGGAAAGCAGGTCTTTAGGTAACATCATTATATATCACTCCCTTAACCGTTATTAATAGATTCATTATGTACAATTTTAATATTTTTAACATTGCCTCTTATTGCCATTTTCGTGCCCGTGACCTTAATGTTGACGCCAGAAGGTGGCTCTAAATCTGTATTGCCCCTAATCTTTATAGAAGTACCATCTACATATATAATAACTTTATTTTTAATTTCATAGTCATTCATCAAACCGTCTGCAACTTTCATTGGGTATCTAAATTTAATTACTAATTCTCCATTACCAGTAACTTTAAATTGATTCACTCCAGCGGCTAACGCAGGGAATACAAAGTTAAAATCATCATCAAATATTCTCTTATCATTATCTGAATAAACGACAAAATTATTATTAATTGTCACCAATTCATCTTGCTGCAAATTCTTAAATATAGTTTCCGTCCCAAGCGTTGTATTTTTTAAAGAAAAACTTGCGCCATTATTTTTATTTTTAAATGTCATATACGGATATATACATGAATATATATCATCACTATCATTTTGAATATTGAACTCAATATCTTGCCCATTTACATTCATAGGAACTCTTTGAACCTCAGAATACGCCCATGGGTTATTTGCTGTAAAATAAGCACATATGCCAACAACTCGTGCGTCCATTTTTTGCAGTTTTACATCTGTGAATCGTCCAAGATATGAAAATGATATTTCATCGTCTCTGTTATAAACATTTAGCCATGCATTTTGTCTTGAACCAGTTAGCCACCGTAGAATAGAGCGCACCTTATACGGTTGAATATCTTCTCCGTCTGGATCAACAAAAGTAACAGATGGCTTCGCCACATCATTATATTTCGCACCATAATCAGTCCTCATTGAACCATCATAACTTTCTGTATACACTGGCTCCATAGTTAAATAGCTATCTGTTTCACCAGAATCAGGATTAAATGTTGCAACTATGAGTTGTTCATCATAGTTATTTCTTCCTTTAAATTCAATTTTAGGTTGGTAAATCACACGATCACACCTCCTATAACTTCTTCATGTAATGAAGGGGGAGATGCCGAAGCACCTCCCCCTTTTATAAATTATCTTGTATATCTACGAAGCGAAGAGTTTACGCTCTTCATACAATTATCAAATTCACTTCTGACCATCTTTTGTAATTCTGGTAATGTATCTTGATTAACTGTATCAACATGCACCAAACTACCAAATTCCATATTAATTTCCATATTGTTATTAACAATATAAGGAGCACCAATCTTCGGCATATTTCTCTCAAGCACTTGTCTTGGGTCTAGCTGACCAAGTTCCATTAGATTTTCCGTAATATCGCTAGGAATAACAGAACTACCCTTGCTTAAATATTGCAACTTTCCGTTAACTCCAGCATGCAACACTAACTCTTCAAGACCATCTTCGTCTGTAATAGCAAGTTGATTCTTTTTGACTCCATTAACACCAAGTCGATAACCCTCGATGTCACTTAAACGCACCCATCCAGTGTATCCACCATTGCGCCCAATAAGGACTTCTGAGCCAGTTGTCTGATAAACAGTAAATGTTGTACCAGGAACCCAAGACTGCATTCTCGTACCATTACCGCCATCTCTTGAGAAGTTAGTTGCCGACTTCTTTACAGTGACGGAAGAACCGACAGAAGGAACGGCTGGCTTACTAGGAGTAGGATTACTAGGAGCTGAAGTGCTCGGTTGCGTAGGAGGAGTATAAGTTGCACTAGATGTATCTTTGGCTTGCTGATTAGTTGCCTCAACTAGACTCTTTGCGGTTTTATCTGCTTCTGTTTGTAAATCAATAAGCTGCTGCTTGATACCTTCTAATTGTTGAGTAAATGCGCTTATAGATGTATCAAGTTGTTCCTGATAAGTACCAATTGCGATAGAACCTTGTTCCCAAGGACTTGTAATTGCCTCAGATAGATTAATGCCATATTCATCGGCAATACCCTTAAGTGTTTCAGCAACAGTTTCAGTATTCCCAGTAATGGTCGCAAAACTATCTGCAATAACTTGCTCTACGTTCTTTAGATATTCATCTAGTTTCTCCATCTCTTTGTCTTTTTCATCTTGGTAATCTTCTAGATTCTTATCTAATGCATCTCCTTGTTGTTCTATATTGTGACTATAATATAGTTCATCAAGTTCTTCCTGAGCCGCTGCGAGTTCGGCTTGTAATTTCTTTCTTTTTGCAACCGCTGCGGCAGAATTATCACCAGATATCGCAGCAAGCTGCTTCTCTATTGATGCTATATTCTTTTGTTGTTCGACTACCTGTTTTTGGAAGTCATGTGTCCATTATGTTACTATATTAAATGAATAAAATTATTTAACTCAGTTTCAATATTTTTAAAATATGGAATACGTAGGAGTTTTATATTGTTATCTTGGCAATATTTTGTTTTTATACTATCATGACATTTTGTTATCTCAAATTTGTTCAATGATAGTTCTTTATTATGTCCAGAAAAATCAACGGGTCTATAATGTTGTTCACCATCAAATTCAATACAAGTATTAAACTCAGGTAAATAAAAATCAAATGGCAAAACTTTTTTATCTCTACAATCATTAAATGTTTTTTGATATACGTATAAAACATTGTTATTTTCGAGCCATTGTCGAATTTGTCTTTCGCCGTTTGTTTCTTGACATACTGGACACCCTTGCCCAAATAAAACATTGCTTGGGGTTATTTTCCATTCATATCCATCAATCTTACATCTATGTAGAATTGGAACTCTTGCATTGATATATTCTTCTACTACCTCTAAATCTGGGTTAACAATAGATAGTTGTTGTACATACAGATCATGTGATTTTTTATACATATTAGATAAATTACGTTCATTACATTTTGGGCAAATAGAACCATCCAATATATGAGTAGGCTTTACAAGCCAACTATAGCCATCTATCTTACATCTATGTAATATTTTGTTATGTGCATTAGTATACTCTCCAACAACTTCTATATCTGGATTTACATATTTTAATTCCTTAATATACTGTTCATGTTCCTTTTTCATTGTTCCACCACATTTTGGGCATCCAGTCCCTCTTAAAATAACAGATGGGGCAACATTCCATTCATATCCATCAATTTTACAACGATGTATAATTTTTTTATTTGCACCAACATATTTCCCCACTACCTCAATATTGTTATTAATAGATGAAACTTCTTCAACATACTGTTCATGTGATTTTTTTATGTTTCCACCACAGATTGAACATCCATGTCCTCTTAATATATTTGTTGGGGCTGAATCCCATAATATATTATGTAATTTACATCTATGAGATATTGGAGTTCTAGCATCTATATATGTTCCAACCACTTCTACATTCGGATTTTTTATTGCAACTTCTTCTACATATTCATTATGTGTTTTCTTTTTTCCCATATTTTCACCTACTTTCTTTCCTGTATTAGTTAAAAATTTTATTCATATAGGTTCGTTACACCCTATAGATTTTACTTTATTAAGTAAATTTTCTTTAGCTTTCACTAAAGTGCAGATCATATCATTCACCTTGCTATATTTATAGTTTAGGTGTCCTCAGCTTCGGGAGACTTCTCCCTAATCTCATTTCAGAGAATGATCGTTGAACTTTTATCATGACTTAATTTTGTATTGTGATTATATCACAAATTTTAAATTTGTCAAGATACTTAGCTGCTGATTGCCCAATCTTTACGATTTTTAAACCATCACACTTGAAGTTTCCAACTATGTTGTGGTTCGTAAAGCTCTAAGGGTTTCCCAGCAGTTCAAAGGAATACATTATATACATTTCTATATATAACGGACTAAGTAAATTTATGTAATTAACATAAAACTTAATCTTTTTGTAATTGTAATTCTTCCTTCTTTTTGTCAATAAGCTTTTGATAGGCGTCTAATTCTTTCTCAATTCCATCTTTCACCGCTTGTATACGAGTCTTGTTAAGATCAATAATAGCATCTTTTGCCGCTTCATATGACTTTATACTATCAAATTGGCCATCTTTTAGTTCTTGTAGTTTCTCATTGTACTCATCAGTACTATATTTGCCAGCGGCATACTCCTGATTTAGATAATCAATTTGTTCTGCATATTGCTGTGCCCTATATTGCGCACGCTCCATTTCTTGTGCAAGTAGACCCATTTTGGTAATACCTTTATCAGTCCAATTGCCCATTTCATCAACGGCATCGTCATCGTCAATTAGGTCTCCCAAATTAGATAGTTCTGTACCAACATTATCAATAGCATCAATAAGCTTATCGAAATTGTCCCAGTGTAACTGATTAATGGAATTTTGGAAACTTTCAATGTCTTTACGGCAATCAATGATTGACTTATCTACATCTTGAATGGCAGAAATTCCTTCATACCATGCCTCGGAACCAACTTCAATATTCCCATAGGAAACTTGTGCATCGAATTCCTTTTGCATGGCTTCACGTTGTTTCTTGAGTTCATCAAGTTGTTTGCTACTATTCTTAATCATTTCTTCGTACATTACTGCAGAAGTACGCTCACCTTGTTCATCTATGAGATCAATGTTAGCTTGAATTAAGTCATTCATTGTTGTAATTTTTGTAATGACTCTATCGTATTCATCTGCAATAGTTTGTACCTTTTGTAAAGAAATTGAAGTGATTTCTTTTTTGACTTCTTGTTGCTGGGTTCTTACATCCGCTGCTTTTTGTGCCCATTCACGGTAATTGTTAATTGCTTCGACTACTTCCTGATTTGCTTCGCCTAAGAACTTTGTTAAGGCAACACCACCTTGTTCTGCTAGATTGCGGTATTGTTCTGGGACTTTACCAAGAAGTTCTGCTGCATAATCTGCATAAAGTTTATATCCTTCTCCAAGTTCTGTTAGTTTAAGTTTATTGATATTTATCATTTCATCTTGAAGATTATTTTTAGCAGATATACCAACTGCATTTTCAAGTTTAGCTGATACATAATTTAAGTCATCGTCAATTTCTTCAAGAAGAACTGCAAACCAATCAAACAATTCTTCGAAATCATCTGCTGCGTCAGAAAGATCATCTCCGGCACCAGAAATTGAATCCGCAGCATCAGAAATAGAACGTAGAGTATTATCCCATGCGTCTACCCATTCATTAGATCCATCCTTAAAGACATCTTCATAATCGGTATAGCCAGTAAAGAGTCCATAATGGGCGTTACCTTCGGCAAAAGCCTGTCCTCCAACCATTTTACCACGAGAACCTATATGTCCATTTTTAAACAATTGTTCCGTTTGTTTGTGGTTGAAGATTATCGCATCTTTTGGCAAGTCTACTAGTTCTGCGCCCTTATCTCCAACTGTATAATATTTTCCAGTGTGAGGATCAACTCATTTATATTTTTATTGGCTCGCTACACCAATAAGGGCATATAAAATACCCCTCATAGTTTCCTATGAGATTAGACTATATCTTCATGTAAAATTAATTCTTTATCTAATATTTTATCTATCTTATCAATATCCCAATACGGAATTCTAATTAAATAAATTCCATTGGTCTTGCAATAATTATTTTTCATTTCATCGTGCTTCTTTGTTTGTTCAAATGAATATGAGAAGTATCCGGTATCTTCAAAATGTTGTCTGCCATCAAATTCAATAATAACATTATTTTCTAGTAAATAAAAATCAAACGGCAAAGGATTAATATCCCTACAATCGCAAAACCAATAATATTGTTTAAATACAATTTGATTGGCTTCTAAATAATGTCTGATTTTCTTTTCTCCCATACTTTCACGTGTTTGACAATTATCACAAACTTGACCCTTATGCTGCGTAAATAGGACTAAAGATGTTGTAAACGTAGTATTACATTCAGGGCATAATACTTGCAAATTTTTTTCTGTCCTATTTTTATAATCATTTTTATTTAATAAAATTCCACCAAAAGACTTAATACGATCATAAACATCATCTGGAGATAGCTGACATAATGTTCTAACGTTATCTATTGCACAATCCTGGCATCCTTTACCACTAATAAGATTTGCGATCTTAATCGTTTTTTCGCCATGTTTTTTACATAAATATTTTATATATGTACGATTATTTTTTATATCGCTTTTTTCGGATAATAATTCATAATCAAACTCTTCACATTTAGATAATAGTTGGTTATAAAGTTCATCTTGTCTTCTTTTAAGTGTAATCTCTGCACACCTTGCTCCAACGCAATCTTTACAAGCTATATTCCCATATTTTTTAATTGTTTTTATATAATTTTTATACGATAACTCATATTCCTTATTGCAATAGTCACATTTAACAACTACATTTTCATGAGAACCATCACTAAGATCGTCTGTATTAATAATTATTGAATCTCCGTAATTTGTAAAAACATATCCTTTTTCTTCTAAATTTTTACGATTATGTTTATTCCACTTAATTTCTATACGGTCATCTACTAACATATTTTCACTCCCTTTCATTAGAAAATAATTAATTTTACATGTTTACCTTTTCGAGTGTCAATCGCTTACACTCTACTCTCTTACGAGATAGTCGTTGAACTTTGCTCTTAACATTAATTTTGTATTATGTATTATATCACAAATTTTATTTTTGTCAAGAGCCTTAGCTGCTGATTGTCCATTATAAAGTACTTAGGACTGCATTACTGCATATTCCACATATTTCACCATATACCATCTTATCTATTTTTTCTGATTTTCATCTACATTCACACTTGTTGTTGCCAACTATGTTGTAGTTAGATAAGCTTTAGGATATTTCAGCAATTAAATAAATTAGTACGGCAATTGATTTTACCGTTTCGGTTCCTAATTCCCCTACAAGAGAATTATGTTCGGATTGTTTTAATCCCCAATCTCCAGAAGCATGGGCAGTGCCATTTAGCCCACCATTATCATGAACGATACTATATGGCCCCCATCCGCTGGTATTGTTTGTATCTGGAATAGTGTGTGTATGTATATTAACATCTCTATCTGCTGTTAAATTATCAAGTTCTGTCTCTACTACAGTTTTATAAATTGGATCGACTTCAGGCATAAGCGCAACCGTTTCTGGTTCGGTCAATTTGTCTTTTTCTTCTTGAACCTCATTTTTGCTTTCCGCATCCATTACTGCGTAAGCGGTAAAATGCATTCCGTTAACTTCCCAATCTTGAAGTTTCTCAAGAGTACCATCTTGTTGCTCCTCTGAGGTTTTGGTGATACCGTATGTGAGGCTTATTGATTTAAGAGTTGGTTCAACAGTTGTAATAAGATTATTACATGCTGTGGTTAGTTCGTCTGCGGTTAATGCATCAACTTTAATTCCAGCATTCAATAATATTTGCTTTTGCTCATCTGGCATTTCATCAATTTTTTGTTGTATCTCTTCTTTAGATAACCCATCAAAATTAATTCCTGCATCTAACAGTACTTGCTTCTGATCATCTGGCAGAGCACTAATTTTTGCCTGTAATTGTTCTGGTGTTATCTTATCGACATTAATGCCTGCATTAAATAGAACCGTTTTATCTTCTTCGGAAAGTTCGTCACCATTAATATATTTTTTTGCAACCTCAAGCTGTTTTGAAAGAGT